GTGCGGCCATACGACGCCCAGATTGGAGGATAGTCCGGCGCCAGCAGCACGCGCACCCAGGCCGGCAGGTTGTTGGCCTCGACCATGAGCGCCTCGGCTGGTGTGGCGAACGGATGGTTCAAGGACATCGACAGACCCGTCACCAGCTTGCTCTGCGTGTTCAACAGGAACGGATCCTCGTCGTCCTTGGCGTGGTTGGCGCGCTGGTATTCGTGATACCACTTGATGGCCGCACCGCCCGTCAACTGCTGCGGAAACGGTCCGCCCGGCACCGTGTTGTAGATGAACGCAGCCAGCACGAACGCGTAAGGACTGGCCCGCAGTCCGGCACAATTTTCCGCCGCGCGCTCCCAGATCTCCGGCTTCCTGAACCTGGCGTGCGGTCGGTAGGTGGTGTTACGCTGCTGCTGTTTCAAATGGCTGAAATGCTTCCGGATCTGCGCCTCGATCTCCGCCAAGTTCACCGGCGACTGGTTGTCACTCTGGCTGGTCATAGCAATACTTCTCTGCGCCGACCGGGTGTTCCTGGAATCGGCGGGCCTGGGTGTTTAACCGGCGGCGGAATTTTTGCAAGTCCTCCGCGCGGGAATCGCCAGCCTGTGCCAGCAGCATCTGCACTTCGCTCAGTTTTCCCGCCGCCTCATCCAGCAGCGACAGCACTTTCTGCTGGTTATTCTTCTTCGGATGCGTCGCCATTTTCTTCGGAGGGTTGTGCGGTCAGCCAGTAGATCTCACCAGTCGGGGCGTCATGATGCGACACCCGCATGGCTAGATGCTCAGGATGAATGTGGATGGTGAAGCTGCAGTCCGTGTTGGGTAATACCGCCCGTAGCAACTCCTTCCCGGTTCGCGCACTGAACAGCTTGTAGCCGCGACGTTTCATCCAGCCCATCTGGCGGCCTTGTGCCAGCCAGTCTGTGATGCCCAGGTCTTCGATGACACCGGTCAGTGCCTCCACCAGGTTGTCGTATTCGTCCTGGCAATACATCTCCAGCAGGCTGTCGCGCTCGCAGACCTTCATCAGCCGTTTGAACCAGGCCGGATGCTCTTTCTCGAACCAGACGCTCCACTCGGACACCTGGCCAGTAGCCTGACCTGCTTTGAGCAAGGCCATCAGTTCGTGGTGCTCTTCGAGCCCAAGCTCCAACTTGTTCTGGTCGTCCAAGTAGTCGTCCAGCGTTTGATCGAACACCTGCCGCCGCGCACGGTCCCAGGTTTCGCTCGAATCCCACTCCAGATAACGCTCGCACTCAAACGCCAGTTTTTCCACGTCAATCATGTCAGTTTGATTTCATCTACCCGCCTCACTCGCACCACATCGTAACCATTCTCCCGATACACCTTCTCCCGGGCAGCGCAGTCACGCACCACCGCCGTCACGCCCTTGCCGCAGCAGTCGTAGGGCGCCTGAAAGGCGAAGTCGATCATGTAGCCGCACGCCTTGCCTGGCCGTATCTGCGCCAGTCGGCCCGGTTTCTGTGTGCTGGTGGTGGAACCGCCGCCACCCGCCGCGTTCACTATGACCCGTAGATCCGGGAAGGTGACGCCCTGGGCATAGATGTCCGTGGCGATGCAGCGCTTGATCACGTTGCCCGCCATGTCCTCCATGGACTTTCGTCGTTCCGCCGGTGACATGCGCGAGGCCACGGCGATGGTCCCGTTGTCCACCATCAACTGCACCAGGTCGGCCTGCTTGATCTCATCCACGAACACCAGCGTCTGCCAGTCCTCCGGAATGGCCTGGGCCGTGATCCGACGCACCGTCTGGTTGAACTCCTCGCTCTGGTAGATCAGACGGCGGTAGGCGGACAGCCGGTCAGTGATGCTGGCGAAATGATCCGGCACCGGCATCTCCAGCACGAACACCTTGATGTTGCAGATGGCGTTTTCAGCCACTGCCTCCTTGAAGGTCTTCTCCGCCAGCACTGGTCCGATCACTCCGAACATGACCTTGTCAGCATGGTCGAATCGTCCGGTTAGTGTTGCGCCAAAGCCGTAAATTCTGGCCTGGGTGAACGCCATGATCTTGGCCAGCCGGCTGGCCGCCGGCAGCGCGTGCGGTTCGTCGATCAACAGCAGACGGGTCGCCGCGGCGTCAACTTTGTGCAGCGAATCCATGCTGACCACCGAGATGTCGTCCGACGGCTTGCGGTCCTTGCTGCCCGAGAACACACCCCGTATGTCCCGCTGCGGCAGCCAGCCGCGCAGATCCTTAACCAACTGGTCCAGCAGACTGGCGCCGGGTGCGGTGATGACGGTAGGGACGTGCGGGAATACGGCGCAGGTGTTGGCCAGTAGGGCCGTTTTACCGTAGCGCGTGGGGGCTTTCAACAACCCCGACCGGCACGGCTGCAACATCTTGACGAACATCTCGAACTGGCTGTGCCGGAACCCCCGCGCCTGTGCGATCAGCGGGTTGGGGAATGGCACCCTCCGGTCGGCAAACTGCACCTGCATGCCGGCCTTCTGCGTCAGTTCCAGCACCTTGTCCAGAAAGCCCTGGTAGGTGACGATCACCTTCGGGTTCTGGTTCAGCACCCGGAACAGATCCACCTTTTCGGACGTCACCTCGGCGGGCAGATGCGGCGCCGGCTTCTCCAGCGACCGGTGATAGTAGTGCAGCCAGTTCTCCACCGTGGGGTGAGGATGACAGATGATCAGGTCCGCGTTGGACCACAGCAAGCGGGACGTGTTGGGTGGAACCGGAGGCTCCAGCGGATTGAGCGACATGATTTGATTCAAGCGACAGAACAGAGAAACGGCCGAAGCCAAACTTCGAGCCAAACGGCGACAGCCCGAGATACTCGCCCACGCAATCCAGCAGCGCCTGCATGGCGGTCGGTGGAGGAAAGCCGGGCTGATCTTCTCGGATCAGCAGGTTGACCGTCAGCACCGTGCCCTTGCGGATACTCTCAAAAAGCTCCGCCTGGACCCGGGAGAATTCGCGGCGATACAGATGCAGCGTGGGGGCGCGCAGCCGACGTTCCGGCTGGATGGTGCGGGTGTCGTAACGCAAGCCCAGGCTCTTGGCGGCGGCATTCAACTGGTCCTGCCAGAGCCGGATGTCCACGACGAGATCGCCCTGCTCCTTGCGGAACCGGCGCACGCCATGGACATCCGGACGGAGATCACCGAGGAATGGGGAGAGCAGCTTTAGCCTGGCTGTCATCAGCATGCCGCCAGCATCTCCCGACACCGCAGCTTCGTCAACGATCCTCCTGACCCATGTCAATGGCCTCCTGCAGCAACTGGACCGCGTCCTGCACTTTGGCCAGCCGTTTGGCGCGCGGACTTTTGCTGGCAGTGTCGATCATCTCTTCTTCGGACACCAGACCCTCCAGATGCCCGACCAACAACGGCAGCGTGTAACCACTGTCGTAACTCGCCGACAGGGAACCGAACGGACGCAGTTTAGCCGCCATACGATGGACGTGTGATTTTGGATTTCGGCCACTTGCGACTAGCCTTGTCCATGATGCCATCCTGCAGACTGAGCGACACGGTGTTGCCACGATGATCCACCGCGATGGCATGCCCGCCGACATAGGCCATGCCTTCACACCCAGCCTCGATCATGACAGCCACCGATCCCGGGGCCAGAAACCGGCTGATTTGATGCTTGAACGCTGACGACTCTTCGCCGCGATCCTCGCCGGTCGGATCGTAGGCTGGCCAGCCGTCGCCAGCGCCGGCCATCAGGCAGTAACTCGGACGCTGGTCGGTTCCAGAGGTGGCCAGTGTCAGGCTCATTTTACGCGCCCATGCGCCGAACTCCTCACGCTTGCTTTTACGCACGCGGAAGAAGTTAGTCCGTGCCCAGAATACGCTACTCATGCTTGTTCAATGTCAGGACCTTCTCCATGGCCAGCGCCACTCTCGGGGAGTGATCGCACACCCAGATTTGCAGGTCCGTGTTCTTCAACCGCTGCTGCATGCTCGCCAGCAGATCCACCAGGCTTTCGATGCCCTCCTCGTCCAAATGGACGGTGGGTTCGTCCAGCACCAACAGCCCGACGTCCTTGACCAGCCACTGCTGCACGGCCATCAGGAACGACACGCACAGTCGCACCCGCTGCCCGCCAGACAGCTTGGCCATCGGCAACCGGACACCGTCCGGAGTATCGAGCCGGATGAACTGGTAGCTGACGTCCTCGTCCGGATCCGGCGTGATGGCGAAGTTAGCGTTCATCTCACGCAGGAACCCTTGGGTCAGCGTGGTCAGGTGCGCGAAGTGATGCTTGACCACCCGGGCCGGCAGGCCCGAGTCCAGCAACAGATCGCGCAGCGACCGCAACTGTTCCAGCAGCTTGGCCTTGCCTGCGTCGGCGCGCTGGCGCTTCTCCAGATCCGCCACCGTCTGCCGGGCGATCTCGACTTGTTTTTGCAGTTCCACGAGCGCGCCTTCCTGCTGCTTGCGCTTGTCCTGCCGCACTTGAAGCTCCAGTTCGAGGGCCTCCGACGTGGTTACCTGGAACTGCACCATCAACTGCTCCAGATGCGACGCCTTGGCCAGTTGGTAGGCGGCTTCAAACTCAGCCGCCAGCTTGGTTCGGCGCTGGACTGTCTGCTGCAGGTTGGTGGTCTCGTTCTGATACTGCTGACGGAACACTTTGGCCGCCGTCAGTTCCGCCTGCAGCGCATCAATGCCAGCTACGACCTTGGCAACTTCAATCGAAGCTCCGGCGGCCTTGTCCGCACCTTCCCGCAGCACATGGGCGCACTGTCCCATCGCTTCCGTGTGGGTTCGGGCCGTGGCCTGAAGAGCTTCGAGCCGCGTCTGCGTGCCGGCCACCAGACGCATCTTGGTCTGCAGATCATCCATGCCGGCCCGGAGTTGTTCCACTGGCCTGACGCCGGCAGTCTCCGCCAGATGCTTCTCTGCTTCCTGCAACCGCGCGACAAGCTCGGCCAGTAGCCGTTCGGCATCGGCATGTTGCACCTGCCACTTGCGTAGTGTTTGCTGATGCTCCTGCAGCGATCGCGATTGCTCCTGCACCTTCCGCCTTTGCTCTTGCGTCAGCCGGCGATGGTTTTCCAGACACTCGGCACTAAGCGATTTTGGGTCGGCCAGCTTGATCCCACATTCCGGGCAGTCGTGACAGTTCTCCGAAACGCCGAGCCGCTCACGCATGCTCAGTGTCCGTTCCATGAACTGCAGCACTCCGTGGTCGTGGTTCAAGCTGGTGGCGGCTGCCGATAATGCGTTTTCGTCAATCCCATCTTCATGCAGCTTCAGCAGGGCGGTGTTGGCCTGTTCCCGCAGGCCCGCTTGCCGAGCAACTTCGGTCTTCAACGAAGCGGCCTGGTTCTGCTGCAGGTTACGCAGCGAGGCGGACTGCAGTTCCTGCTCCAATGCCTTCCACGCCAGGTGCTGCTGCTCCTGCCAGACACGGGTATCGCTACCGCCAGTCATGCCAGCAAGCTCCTGCTGCCGCTGGGTAATCTCGACCTGGACTTGTTGCAGGTCGGACGTTAGCTGCTGATGTCGGCGCCAGTCCCAGGCCAGATCTTCCAGCGCGGCCTTCAGCCGCAACTGCTCACTGATCCGCTGCTCCAGCAGCGCCACCGGAGACGGCGTCCCCGGCGAGCCGTCCAGCCACCTGGCCTGAGGCGCCTGCAGCAATGCCTGCAGCCCCTGCATCCGGCTCATCTGCTCGCTGTCGGCCGCGGAAAGCTGCTGCGCCAGCGTGTCGCGGGTGGCCACCGCAGTTCGGCTGGTCTGCACCAGCCTGAGCATCGGCAGCAGATCAGGCGTCTGTCCCAGCGCTTCCAGTTCCAGGCTGCAACGGCCAGACATGGTGTCCAGGGTCCGCCGGGCTTCCAGCAGCGCCGGGGTAAGGTCAACGATGGTCTGCTCCAGCAGCCGCACCTGGTCGGCCACCATGCGCGCACGCTGTTCACAGTGCGCCAGGTTGAGCACCCGGATGAACATCTTGCGCCGCTCGGCGTAGTCTCCGAAGAGGATGCCCTCCAGCACGCCCTGCTTGATGAAGACGGCGGCGGAGATGGCCTTCTTGTCGGCGCCGAAGATCTCCTGCATCACCCGGTCAACATCCTTGGCCGCGCGGTAGGTCTTGCCGTCCCATTCGAGCGTGCGCTTGGGCGTGCTGCCCACCTGCCGGAAGATGACACCCTTGCGGCCGTTCTTCTCGAAGGTCAGTTCGCCCGAGCCGTTGCCTTCGAGATTACGGACGTAGGTGGGCGCGGGGTCGTCAGACTCGCCGGTCACCAGAAAGCTGAGCAGGTGCAGCAGCGTTGATTTGCCGCTGCCGTTTGGCCCAACCAGACCCACCACTGCGCCGTCGCAGTCGAAGTCAACCTTCGCATGGCGGCCGTAGTTGGCCGCCGTCAGTTTCTTGATTCGCATGTTTCAGTTTCTTGAACTTGTCGCCAGCACACCGGAACCAGCAGGCCTGTCCGTCCTCGACGATTTCGATGCGGCACTGCCGTAGCCCGTCTCCCATGAACGAGCAGCGCATTACTCGGCCCGCGCAGATCTGCATGGCCTGCTGCTGCTCATCCTCATCGAGGACGTAAAAACCAAACGCCTCCACCGACCGCCCTGCTGCCGGCTCATCGGGATGAACCAGCAGCAGGGAACAGGGTGAGGTCACCATGGCATCCTCCATCCACAGCGCGTGCGGAAACACGTTCCGTTCACGCTGCAGCCGGCATGCCTGCTGGCTGGGTGTCATGCCGCAGCCTGGATCTCGCGCAGCCGCCGGTCCACAAAGCCGGACAGCACCGACGCAGGATTGTTGTCAGCCCGGACGAGTCCAGCGGCCACTGCGTAGAGATCCGGATCGTCGCCCACCATGTCTCGCAGGATCAGTTCCGGATTGATGTCGGCGGCTTCAGCCGGCTCTGGCAGCGACGTGTCACGGCGAACTCCCGGCTGAGTCAGCCGGGGTTCCAGTCGCAGCACAAACCGGTCTGGGTTCAGTTCCCGCAGAAGGGCGGGCTGCAACTCCGGCACCGAAGCGTCATAGCTGACGTGGATCACCGGCGGACGTCCCGTGCTGCTGGCCTTGGTGACCAGCGCAGTTATGTCCTCCAGCCGGTTGACCTCGGCCCGGAGCACAGGCCGGGTGGCAATGGGGTGCAGGGTGAACTCGATGCGTCCGGTTTCCGGGACCGCAAGCTCCACCCAGTGTTTCTGATCGGGTTCCGACGCCGAATTTGATTCCGTCGATCCAGGGTATCCGACCAGCACATCGCCCACATAGCGCAGGTCGGTGATGTGGATGTCGCCCAACAATACCGCACGAGCTTTTGCCAGCGGCAGGTCGGCAATGTGCAGGGCCGAAGCACTCTCGAAGTTGATGAACTCCACGACGGCCTGATGGCACATGATGATGTCCATCTGAGCCGGAAACGGATGGGCCAGGAACTTCTCCTTGGCCAAATGCCCGACGCCGTGAATACGAATACCAGCTATCGACGCGGTCGCGCCGTCAAGCAGCCCAATACCTCCCGGCGAGTTGTTGGGATTCACCACATGTATCCAGTGGTGCTCATCCAACGCCCGGTCATGGTTGCCTGGAATCACCAGCATCATCATCTGCTGCGCCACCAGCCAGGTGTGCATGCGCTGGACATCCGCCATTGTGTCCGCACCGGGCCGGTTGCTATGCAGAAGGTCACCGGTGTTGAGCACCAGTCTGATGCCCTGTTTGTAGATGTCCGCCAGTGCGCTCTCCAGCGCCAGGCTGAAGTCCTGCTGGCGACGGGCCAATCCGTATTGCCGATACCCGAGATGCGTGTCGCTCAGCCAGGCCACACGTTTGCTTGTTGTGCTCATGCTCAATCCACCAGTCGAATCATTCCCTTGCGCACCTGGATGTCACAGCAACAGCACCAGGTCTTCTCCACCGGCGCCGTCCACTGCACCTGGAACATCTGCCCAGGGCAGCCTTCGATGTTGCACGGTTTCAACTTGCCCGTGGTCTCACCACGGGACTTGCCGTCACGTCCCAGCACCGGTGTCCCCCTGGACTTCCACGGCTGTTGTTCTACACCAGGCATACTCGATTGGGATTTTGTCGTTGCCGCTGTCGCCGGACTTGCCGGCCAGCTTGCCATTCAGCGCCTCTTCCAGCCGGTGCGTGCAGGCGTGGCCGACGGCCATCGCGCTGCGCTCGCCGGTGAGGACGTTCTCGAAACATACCACCGCCTCCACGCCACGGTTCTTGCGCCATTTTTCAAACTGCTCGTGCAACGTCTTGTCGAACAAAGTCAGCAATTTATCCCACGTCACTTCACGGGCTGATCCCGTTGTCGGCGCAGTCGGCGCCTCCGGCTTGCTTTTACGTCGTCTGCTCATGACTTCAACATCTCCAGGAACTCAGCCTCGGTCAGGATACGGATACCCTGCTTGCGCGCCTTGTCCAACTTGCTGCCAGCTTCTTCGCCGGCCACCAGCATGGTGGTCTTGCCGCTGACACTACCGGACGTCCGGCCGCCAAGCTCTTCAACCCGGCTGCGCGCGACATCGCGCTCCATGCTTTCCAGCGTGCCCGTGAACACCACCAACTGTCCGCTGAACGGACCGGCAGCTTCCTTCTCGGAATAGGTGCTGGACTTGAGCGATACTCCAGCCTCCGCCAGCCGTCCGATCATGGCGTGCCGCGGACCATCGGCAAACCAAGCCTTCAAGGCCTGGAAGTCAACCTTGCCCATGCCGGGCAGGCTGGTGTTCTCGTCCACGGCCTTGATCAACGCCAGCAGGTCGGGAAACCGACGTGCCAACTTCTTCCCGATCGTGTTGCCGATCCGGGGAATGCAGAGGCCGGTCAGCACCGCCTGCATGCCGCGGCTCTTGCTGGCGTCCCGTTCAGACACGAAGTTGGCGATCTTCTTGTCTCCCATACCGGCGAGCAGCGCCAGCCTGTCCGGCAGGGTTTCGCGATAGAGGTCCGCCGGCTCGCGCACGTTCAGTTCACGCACCAGCTTCTCCACCATTCCCGGACCAACCGCCTCCAGGTCCATGGCCTCTTTGCTGCACCATTTCTCCAGTCGGCCGATAATCTGCGCCTCACAGTGATAGTTGACGCAGGTCAGCGCCACACCGGCTTCACCGTCGTCGTTATGGCGCCGTTCCACTGCGCCGCCGCAGACCGGACATTTGTCGGGCGTGGCTGTGGGCACCCGTTTGGGATGCTTGTGCGTTACGGCCAGGACATACGGAATGATCTCGCCGGCTTTCTCGATCAGCACGGTGTCCCCAACCGCCAGGTCGAGCGCCTTGATCATGTCGAAGTTGTGCAGCGACGCCCGACGGATGGTGGTGCCAGCCAGTTCGACTGGATTCAGTTCTGCCACAGGCGTCAACGCACCCAGCCGGCCCACTTGGATGGTGATGCCGTTCAACTGCGTCTCCGCGCGCTCTGCCTGATATTTGAATGCGAACGCCCAGCGCGGCGCCTTGTCGTGCGCTCCCAGCTTTTTGCGCAACGCAAGGTTGTTGACCTTGATGACCGCGCCATCGGTAGGGAATGGCAGTTCCGACCGCCACACGTCGTTGAACTTGATCACCAAGTCGGCCAGTGTCTGCACATCCCGGGCATACCAGTCGCGCAGCGAACTGAAACCCGCCGCCTTGAACCAGAGTTTCTGCTCGGCATAGGTGGCGAACTCCATCGATGAGTCTGGCAGCGTGTAGGGCACGAACCGCAACGGAACCTTGGCAGTCTCTCGGCTGTCGCTGCGCATCACGGCGCCGACGGCGGCGTTGCGTGGATTGGCCATGGGCTGCTCACCGGCCGCAACCCGCCGGCCGTTCCAGGCGTCGAAGTCCGCCCGTTCGATAAATGCTTCGCCCCGCACATCCACCCGGGAGGGAATCTGTCCATCGCGCAGCTTCAGCGGCACATCGCCAATGGTCATTACCGCCGCGGTCACATCTTCACCGACCGCGCCATCTCCGCGTGTTGTGGCGCGCACCAGGTTACCCTGCTCGTAAGTCAGGTTGATGCTGAGTCCGTCCACTTTCGGCTCCAGCACCCAGTCGGTGTCGCCATTGTCCAGCAGCGCTTCCAGCCGGCGGACCAGCACCTCCACCTCGAAGATGTTGTCGAGACTCAGCATCGGCTGCGCATGCGGCACCTGCAGGCGGTCGCCGGTCAGGCAAGAGCCGACCCGCCGGGAGGGCGAGTTGGGCAGCGCCAGCGTCGGGTGCACGGCCTCAAACTCCAGCAGCCGGCGAATAAGCTCGTCATAAACTGCATCCGGAACGGTCGGCTGGTTCAAGACGTGGTAGGCGTGGTCGAGTTCGTTGATCTGTTGGACCAGCGCCCAGTAGTCGCTCACGGTCATGGTTTTCAAAACGGTAAAGCTCATGCTTGGTCGAAAGGAAGACACGGTGCCGGCATCTCTGCACTCAACGTGTAGGATTTCATGATGATACGGGCGGAAGACGCGTGCAGGTCCACCGGCCCAAACTCGGGAAAGTCATTCTCCCGACTGACGTGTTCGGCGGAGATGGCGAACCGGGCCATCACCACATCCAGGCGCTTCCAGAGGTCTGGCTCCGTGCTGCGCCGGTATTCACCTGTGATGGTCTTGACCAATGACTCCCGGTCAGATCGCCACAGGACGGTTTTGCGGAAATAGATTTGGTGCGGCTCGACGTTCAGCGCCAGCCGGCCAAGTTCGGCGCACATCAGCAGGCCCTCGATCAGGGCCGTCAACTCCATCCGTTCGACGGAGGTGCCGGACTGTCCGCCCATCCGGAACATCTTGCGTCCGGTGGCGTTTTCGATGGCCGTCGCGGCCCATCCGCCATACCCGTCTGGATGGCCAGACCCGTCGGTGAAAACCGAGTAGTCCAATGGAATCTTGCTGGAATTTGAATCACTCACTTGGCGGGGTGCCACTCCACGAGGTTGTCTTCCGTCAGCGAAGTCCAGGTCACTATCGCTGTGAAATTTCTGAGCGGGCCGGAAGAATTTACGGACAGGTCCAAATGCGGGCTGTCATGCCACGCCGCGCGCAACTGTGTTCGGGCGGCCTCCACCAGCCTGGCTTTACTCGGCCGATCAGTATCCGGCAGCGCAACCAGCAACTGCAACACCACACCCAGGCGCTGTGAACCCAGGACAAACCGACAGTCGTAGTTCTTCATCAGGTCCGCGGTGCCAATTCCTCCAACTCGCCCTCCGCAGAAGGCGGTTCAACGGCCAGCGCGGCGATTGCCGACGGCCCAGGCGCCAAGGCGAGTGGTGGCGTGTCCGTCAACTTGCTGGCGTCGGCCTGCAGCTTGTCCAGCATGCGGCGCAGCAGCGTCTGCATCTGCGATGTAGCTGCCTCTCTGGCCTGCAGCACGGCCCCGTCTTTGGTGCGACCCAGACCGCCAGAGCACGAGATGGTGACTGACCGGCTCGCCAGTTCACCCTTTCGACCGACAATCGTCAGATGGATCTTGAACTCCAAGTCCTCATCATCCAGATCACCCCTCACCGGCGGCGGTTCTGCTGGCGCAACTGGTGGCGACGGTGGTTCGGCCTGGCCTTCCACAGAAGGAGGCCGACCAGCAAAGAACTCGCTTCGAGTTTCTGCTGGCAAAGGCCGTGCCTGCCGGCTTGAATTGGTCACCCCGGGCGCTCCGGCTGGTGTATCCCCCTGCGGGCTGGCGGGCGCGGTCGGACTGGTTTCCGGTTCGGTGGTTGCTGGCGCGCTGGGCGCTGTTACATCATCCGGCATAACTCATGTATTTCGATCTTGAACGCACAGCCAGGACTGATGGCGAGTTTCGCCACGGCCTGCAGAGAAAGGTCAAGTTGGTGGAGGATCTGCGGATCAAGCTGGACGCGACGCCTTCGGCGGCGGGTCCGCTGTCGGATGCACAGTGGGACCTCATCCAATTCTGCAAGTTCAACCTGGCATTTCTGGCCCCACTCTATTTCCCCCGGTATCCGAAGGACAAGCCGTTAAGTTTCATCAACTACCCCTACGCCTTCCAGATGTTCAACATCCAGGTTGGCGGTTTCAGCGTTTTCAAGGGCAGCCGTCAGATCGCGAAGAGCAGTTCACTGGCTGCCAGGCAGATCATGATGGCCCGGCTGCTGCCCAATTTCGCTTCGCTTTACCTCTGCCCACGGCGGCAGTATCTCAACACCTACTCCAATCGTCTCCGGGATGTGGACCGTGCGCACATCCACTACAAGCCCGACCACTCGCTGCGCAACAACCTGCATCTGAAGGAATTCGCCAGCGGTTCCCGCATTGAACTGATTTACGTCCTGTCCACCGCCGCCAACGCGCGCTCCAAGAGCACGGACGAACTGCTCTACGACGAGGTGCAGGACTTCGACCCAGATCTTGAGCTTGAGGTGGAGCAGGTGCAGAGCGCATCGGAGATGCCGATCAAGATCTACGCCGGAACGAGCATCACCACCGACACCATGTTGGAGGCCAAGTGGGATGCCTCGTCACAGGGTGTCTGGGTCACCAAATGCGACGGCTGTCGCACTGACAACATCCCGCTCCCTGACTTCAAGGTGATGGACATGATCCAGCCGGCCGGTCCTTCCTGCGTCAAGTGTGGCAAGCTGCTCAACATCCTCGATGGTCAGTTTGTCCATGCCTACGGCGACCGCCTGGCGCAGAAGAAAGTCGGCTTTCACATCCCTCAGTTGATCGTGCCGGCCGTTATCTACAACCAGTTCCGCTGGGCGGAAATCTGTGAGAAGAAGCACAGCCAGGATTCACGAAAATTCCTGCAGGAGATTCTTGGCATCGCCACTGAAACTGGCGAACGCGAACTCACCAAGTCTCACCTGCAGGCCTTGTGCACGCTGGGCAACGATGTCGGCGCGCTGGAGCAGAAGGCCGCCAAAGGCGGCTACCAGTTCGTCATCAGCGCCTGCGACTGGGGTGGCAGCGATTACATCCCAGCGGAGAACATGAAGGTCAGCACCACGGTGCATGTGATGCTGGGCATTTCCCCGCTGGGACAAATCGACATCGTGCACATGCGCCGCTATTCGGGCATGGACTACGACGACATCTCGGACACGATCATCGCCCACCATCAGCGCATGGGCGGCTTTGCCATCGCCACGGACTTCGGTGTCGGCGCGGTCTATAACAGCCGCATCCGTCAGAAGCTGCCACTGGAGCGGCACCTCATCTTCAACTACGTCGGACCGGAATCGGCGCTCATCTCCGAACCGGGCAAGGAGCACCTCTACAACCAGTGGTCGCTCAACAAGACCGAGTCGCTGTCGCTCACCTTCGAGGCGCTGCGTAAAGGCCGGTTCCGCTGCTACTCCTGGGAGCTTGCCCAGGCCATGCTGACGGACTGCCTGAACATCTACCGCGCGCCGGGCGGGAAGTCCGGCACGGGTGCCTCGACGTTCATCTACCGCGGCAGCGCCAGCAAACCCAACGACACGCTGATGGCGCTCAACTACGGGTTCATGCTCACCAAGATACTGCTGGGCGAGCCGATGTTCGCCGACCTCTCCACCCGGATCCGGGTGGAGAGCGCGCTCAAGAGCCCGCTGGCGCACATCACGTCGGTGGGGGCGCAGATGCCTCGGGCGTTTTCCCGCTGACCTTCGTCAGCGTAGCCTTCCATTTCTCCTCCACTGTGGCCAGATGGGGCGCCAGCTTGACGCGCTCCGCGTCGGCATGGTTCACCAGCACGGCCATGGCATGCGCCAGCAGCACACGGCGCCGCTCGGTGCAGTAGTTCATGTAGTCGGCCAGCACGTTGGGCGGATCGGCCGTCACAGTGCAGTTCTGCATGTCCAGGTGCGCGCCAAGGATGCGCAGCACGTAGTCGTCGTCAGGTGTTGCATCCACATGCCCGACAGGCTCACGCGGAGACACAATCTGCAGACCATCGGCTAGGGTTGTCGTTTCGCTCATGTTACGTTGCAGTGAAGCCCGCCACTGTAGGGTTTGAAACTGGCGCCAAACTCCCGCTCGCAATACTCCAACGCCTTGGCAATGTGCGAGGCCGGTATCCGGCCAGAGGTTGAGTCAAGATGGACCAACCACCAGATACCGGGACTGTTGTTGATCTCCGGAGGACGCTCCAGCGCAAACCGGCAATGGCACCCGCTGATGCAGATCTCTTCGGTGAAGAGCACCTGGTTGTCCGCCACCTCAACCCGGTAGCCTATGCCGGACAGAATTACGTGTCGTTGGCTCATCCCAGAAGTTTTCTCGGCACTCTGACCATCCACAGCATGCTGTAGTCACGCCACGCCAGCCGCTGGCAGTCGAACGGCAATTCGTCGAACGGAATGCGCTTGCCGAGATGGCAGCGCCGTCCGATAGCTGGCGCGAAGCCTGATTTGTTCACGTCGATCTGTTTTCGGTTCTCGGCGTGCATTCCAATGCCTTGCGGGTTGAATGGGTTAGCGCTCATGCCCAGGTATTGATACCAGGTGTAGCGACCGTAGTAGGCATGCTGATCTGGCGGCAGCGGGGTGCGATAACGACCTGTAAAGCACACAGTGTATCGGTCAGCCGATTCACCTTCGTTGTCATACACCCGCACCCACTTTGGCTGGCCGTTCTGAAGCAGCGCTTTCTCGCGCGCCAAGTCTGCCGCCGAAGACAGCCGAACGGGCACCCAAAACCGATGCGTCTTGTTCGCACCCCAAACCCGATGGTGTCCTTGGGTCACACGCCAGCCGCCGTTCCGGCGCTGCAGCGTGATGGGCTTCTTGACGCCGTTCTCTCGGATGGAGGTCAGGAACTTCTCCCAGTGCGCCGGGTCACTGGGCACATGGTTCGATTCAATGGATTTGGCCGCAACTTCCCAATCAGCATCCCGCCCGTAGTCATCGGGACGGGTGTCATACCACAGCGAGTCATTGGACAGATAAAGCAAAGTCGATCCTTTAATGATGCGCCCCTGGTCCCGACATGACGCGGGACCAGGGGCAAGGCCGGCTACGTTAGCTGGCCGCCATTGCCTTTCGGCAAAATATCCCAACCACCTTGCCCCTTAGTCCCAGCTATCACCATACCCGTAGCATGGCGCCTGCTGAGTTCAGAGTTTCACGACCATTGTTTCAGGTCAGGGGCGATCGGGAAAGCAGGCGTCCAAGGACCAGGCGTGAACAGCGGCCAGGGGAAGGGCCAGTGTTTAGGGGAAACGCGAGATAGTCCAAGGACGCCCAAAACCAACAAAACCTAAAGTCTCTACCAGTATCTTATACCCCAAAACCGCCCTCCATTACAGGGTAGGCTCGGGTGCCCATTGCGCTGGCGCCGGCAGGCTGGGGACGCTACTGGCAGGAACCCCCAGGGCCACCATCTGGTCCACCAGCAGGGCATGCAGGTCTTCCACGAAGCCGCTGGCGTAGCGGTAAGGGTTGGGGTCGGATTCCGGGTCCATCTCGGCGGCCATGATCTGCTCAATCCGGCTCATCACCGACGGGCTGAACTCATCCGGCCCCCGGTTGACCTCCACCTCGAACATGGCCCACATCATCTCCGGCAGGGTGACGTCATCCAGTTCTTCCAGTCCTGGGTCGCCGCTGCTCAGGGTGTTGCAGATGGTGTTGAAGGCTTCCACGTCCTGATGGAACGCCTCCGTGCTCACGGCCGTCAGCATGGCTTGCAGCTTGTTCTCATTGTCCTCCGGCAGTTCCACCCCGAAGTCCTCCCGCAGCCTGGCGAGCAGTTCGAGGATGTCCAGGGTGTAGATCTCCTCGCCGTAGGCGGTCAGGCAGATCACATGCAGCGTGGTGCCCAGCGTGGCGATGTCGCCGATCAGGCGGGCCACGGTCAGCTTGTCGAGAGAGATCGGGGGAACTGTCATGCCGCAGCCACCTGGGGCGTCTGCAAGGCCAGCCGCACGACCCATTCCTGGGCGGCGCTGGGCAACTGCAGAATCTTGTCCTGCAGGTCGGAGACGAGACCAGAAGCGGCGGCGGTCTTGATGGCGGTCACCTGTTCGGCGGTCACCTTGTCCAGCCTGGAACGGGCGGCGGTCGCGTCGAGGCTGGCCACGGCCGTCACGGGGACGGGCACGTCGGCCACCATCAGCCAGGCGGCGGCTTCTTTCTCCACCGCGGCCACGGGAAGTCCGGAATTGAAAATTGCCCATGCGTTGAAACTCAGATTGTCGCCGACGTAGTTGTTGAGCGTGTCGGCCTGCTCCCAGAGCGAAGCCCACTTGTCCCAGCCGGCCGGATCGCCTTCGCGCTCAAAGGCGGCCACCAGTTCTCGGTAGGTGGGGTCGTTGGTCGAGGCAGACCGCTTCTCGGCCTGCTCCCGCAGAAACGCCAGATCCGGCGCGCGGTGCTGTCCACGGCTGAGCACGGCAGGCGGAAGAGCCTGCCGGGGAATGTGGTGGTCATCGGCCGCCTTAACCACCTCGCGGCAGGCCAGGACGAAATTCGCGTCCGGCAGTGCCGCCGACTGGTTGACCAGATCGCGCGCCGACGCGAGCACCTGGTCGTGATTGTTGAGCGGGTAGAACCCATGCACGCCACCCTGCTTTACCAGGATGTGCTTCGCCGTCTGGTCACCGGTGCCGAAATCGACATGGAGGGCAAAGCGCGGCTTGTTGGTGGTAGCCTGCTTCTCCTGCCCCGCCGCCAAGGCCGAGTCCAGCTTCACCAGGTCGTCAGCGATGTTCAACAGGTCGGCGGCCTTCTTGATCCGGCGAAGAATCCTGGCGTCACTGACCCCGGCATACTTGACGTAGGCGTGGCTCAGATAGACGTGGCCGGCGGTGTCCAACGGAAAGAGCCGGCGGTCGGGATCCGCGAATTGACCCGGCAACAGATCGGCCACACACTCGTCGTTGATGGCGCTCTGCTTGACGTAGTCGGGCGCGACACCCAGATTGTGCACCTGAAACAGACACCGACCCGAGCGATCACGGATGAAGTCCATGGCTGAATCCTACCAATCACAGGTCAAAATTCAACAGCTTTTCCGGGACCTCACGCCGTTCCGCGTGGCCAGGGACCTGGGGCTGCGACCACAACAGGAAGCGCGCGGTTGCTGGCTGCAGCATCCTTCCCGTGCTGATTCCCGCATCTGGCTGACCGACACGGAGTTCGTCTGCCTGGACATCGTGGACGACTTCCGCTGCGGCGACGTGTTCGACTTCCTGGCCTGGCGGTTGGGCGGCGAGCAGCAGGCGGTGCGACATGTCATCCAGCACTACACCCACCTGGCTTCCGAGCCGGCCATGCTGCAACAGACGGCCGGATTCCTGGCTTCAGACCTGAAGCAGCGCCGGGATGTGCGGCGGCAGTGGGACCAGCAGTTTGCCCGGTTCGCCTGGGACACCCAGAAGTATGCGGAAGTCAGGATGCTACTGCGCCGCCTGCAGGCGCATCCTCGGTTGACCGCCGGTCTGCTGTTCGGCGCCACCGGTGAAGACCTGTCCCGGCTGCCCGGCCTGGAGCACGTCACCCTGGACCCGGTAGCGCAGTTCCTGGTGCTGCCAGCCTACAGCCGGTTCAGCCAGATCGCTGCCGTTGAGCTTGTGCCGGTCCGCCACCCCGATGATGTGAGTCGTGTCTGGATGGAGGACGTATCGCACGCGTTCTTCGGCGCCTTGTCCGCCCCGCCCCAGCAGCCGCGCGTGCACTGTTACACCGACTGGCGGGACGTCCTGCTGCAGATCTCCTGCGGCGCCTGCCTCAACCTGGGCACCGTGCAGGTCTGGCTCAACTCGGCCCGGCACGCAGCGGGCATGCGCCTGCCGGCGGCCATTGGCATGCACGGAGAAGGCGATGACACTGCCTTGCTGGCGATGGCTCGAAACGCGTTCGACGAATTCTACATCGCCAGCCGGCACACCGGACTGATGGACGCCAGGATGCCCGTCGTTACTACCTGGACGGACTTCGTCATCCAGCGGATCGAGTATTGGATCAAGACCGGCCAGGAACGGTCGCCTGAGATGCAGGACTTCCTGCTGCACCTGAGCCACGACTCCGCTACGGTGGACAAGCTCATCGCCCATCTGGAGCGCAACGGGACGCCCATGCCGGTCATGCGCCGGGTGCAGGAGGGAGTATCCAGGATGAGCGAACTCGTTCTGGGCGCCATGCGGGTGTTGGAAACACCTGACGGTTACGTCGGCCGGCGCGAAGGTCGGGCGGAGTCGCTCTTCACCAACTTCACCATCACGGTGGAAAAGAACGTCTGGTTCAGCGACACCGTGTTCGCCCACTACGGGCAAGTCCGCATTAACCGGCAGGCGTTTCCATTTCAGATCCTCAACAAGGACGCCAACAAGCCGCAGGAAGTCCTCAACCAGGCCATACTGGCGGTCCGACGCCACGGCCAGACGACTGAACTTCCGGTGGTCACGGACACCACCATGCGTGCACGCCTGCCGACGGTCATCAGCGTGCAGGCGTCCAAATGCGGTCGCAACGTGACTGGCATCATGACGCTGGGCTGGACCCAGCACCGGACGCGTTTCGTCACCCCAACCTGGATCGCTGAGGCCACCCAGATCAAACCGACGGAGAAGCTGCTGTATCCGTTTTCCGACATGCTGTCCCGGCACTACGCGGCCAGGGCATTCAACTGGCGCCACACCTGGCGCTGTGACCGGCCAGAAACCAACACGCTGCTGGCCATTGTGCTGGCCTTGATGGAGCGCTCTTTTTTAGCCCTGCCATCCCCCTTGGTGATGACCCAGTCCGACCAGCCTACCCGGCAGGCGCTGGAAGCCGTGTTCAACGCCTTCGGTCAGATGCAGCCGGTGCATGTGGGCAACAACCAGCGCAGCCGTGGCCCGCGTCTGGATTCCATGCACCTGGATGGTCTGCCGGTGCTGGTCACCAGCGACACGCCCGAAGCGCTGAACTTGCGTGACCCAGTGCTGGTGCAGTCGAGCACGGGCTTCTCTGTCGGCGAGCCGTTGCGCCAGCATGAGTATGCCGAGCTTTCCTCGGCCGCCCGACACCTGACTTCCCGGCTCGCCATGGGCTTGATTCAGGAAGGGCGACCTGTCCACATCGAAGAGCCCGAGCAGACGACTGTCGAACGGCTCATCCAGCGGGGACGCGACCTGGCGGTTCAGGTTGGTGCGCCGGGCGAGTTTGTGGTGCGGACAATGAGCCCAGTGCCGGCGTTCAACGCCTTGCTCTACAAGGTGCCGTCCGACCGGCTACCCATGATGGTGGAGTTCAACCTGTCGAACCAGACCGTGGTGATGAAGGTGGACCGTCGGCAGGCCGTCGCGGAAATCCTCCGGGATGAATTGCAGCGACTAGACGCTACGGCCCGGATGCTGGACAAGGATCGGGTCGAATTCAGTCTCGGGGTGTTCAACAGCCTGGTGGAGATCTTCTACGGCAAGGTGAATATGCCGGCCAAGCCTGTGGCGCTCACGCCCATGATCGGCTAATCAGGTCACACCGCTCGGCCCAAAGCCCCTTGAAAGGTCTGCAGGATGGAGCAATAGCTCGCTCCTTCGCCGTCCGTCAGACCCAGCCCCACGCTATAACCTGCCAAGGTGTGGCTAGTCGGACCAGAGTGCTGATCTGACATGGCATACATCTGTGTGGTTGGAAGGGCCTGTATGCCTGCGTATGCGTCGTTATACTGGTAGTTCACGCTCCCGCTGGTGTTACGCACGCGCATGGAATTGCTGGCTTTTCTGGAGACCAGCATGTGTCCGGTTATGCCGACCCCTTCGGACTTATTAAACGACGGATTACCGCCGCCGTTATAGTCACCAGCGGTCACAATAAAACCTATAGATCCGTTGTAATTGGACACCATGCGGAACTGGATGTTGCCGCTGGGGTGCCCGAAACACCCGATGTCCATGCGGCTGGTAGGAGATGACGCCGATACGTAGGTGCTCAAGTGCCAGTTGTTGTAGGCCAGCGTCGTATTCGGCACCAAGCCGGTGGACAGATAGCTGGTGCCGTCACCCACCAGTCCGCCCGCCTCGGAATAGTCTCCTGACACAAAGCCACTGTTCGTGTCCATAGTGCTGCCAACCGTGTTCACCAGCGGGGAGAGGCAGGCCGTGAGGTTGCTGCCACAAAACAGGTTCAACCGCTTGAACTTGGTAAAGATACCTGCCGCTTTGCAGGACACCACGAAGGCGTCCACCGCGTCCTTGGTGGCGGTAGGGATGGTTCCGCCTGCTGCTTCCGTGCGGGTAATCCAAGCCGATGTCTCCGGCTGATAACTGCCAATGGACACACCCAGCAATGGAGAATTAAGAAGGCCGCAGATCATGCCATGAATCCATGAATGGTGATTTTCGCACCCAGCGCTGCTGCCGTGCCCACCTGGGACACTGCCCCGATGATCTCGTCCTGCGCATACAGCGCCAGCGGAGTGCTGGTTAGCACTCCCGTAGTGCAAGTGCGGACACCGTTGGTGAAGACCAACTGGGTTGAAAACAAGGACGTGGCATCCCGCTTGACGTTCAAGGTCAGAGCATTGCCAGCCGACTGCGCCACCGACAGGCTGCCGGTGATGGCCGTGCAACTCATGTTGAACGGGATGCGGATGCCCTTCACCTTGTCCCCGGTGGTGGCGATGGCGTTGGTCTCGTCGGAGATGGCAAAAGCATAAGCCACCGGGATCTTGCCCTTCAGGATTGAAAAGAGCGTGTCCATGCTGAGGTCACCCGCATTGGCCGTGCTGCCAGTGGCGTTGCCCTTGACCGTGAGCGCCGCCATCTGGGCCAGCTTGGCGTTGTTGACGTTGTTGTTGAGGATCTTGGATGTCACCACCGAGTCATCCTCCAAGGCGATTGCCGCACCAGTCTTGACCTGTCCGATGCTGTTCAACACGAACCAGCCGTCAGTGTCCGAAAACTGAAGGCAGTCACCCACATCCAGGGATGCCTGGATGATGACGCTCTTGGCTCCACCGGATACCGCGTTCATCTGCACCTTCACCGTCTTGTTCGCCGTGTCCTGGTTGAAGACGGTGAGCGACTTTACCTGGCGCACTTCGCCGCTGGCCGCTGCGGCCACGGCGGTTGCCACCGTGGTGCCGTTGGTGGTGGTCACAATCGGCGTCAGGGCCGTGACCGAAAAGCTGCTGTTGTGGTTCACGAACGCGCCGACCACCGGCATGTCGTTGGCGGTCTTGGCCGCCGTCAGGACGACCTCCAAGGTGTGGGTTGAAGCAATGAGTATCATAGGTCAGGCGCGCATCATCATGTGGGACAACAGTTCCGCAGGATCTAAGCCGGATGGGCCAGCCGGACCGGTGGCTCCGGTAGCGCCTGCCGGGCCTTGGGCACCGGTGGCTCCGGTAGCGCCTGCCGGGCCTTGGGCACCGGTGGCTCCGGTAGCGCCTGCCGGGCCTTGGGCACCGGTGGCTCCGGTCGGCCCCTGTGGGCCAATCAACGAGATGGATGAAAAGTCAGGCATAGATTACGGCCCAGTGCCGCCGTTGAGTGTTTTTACCAGCGCAGCCAGACGGTCCAACGCCTCGCCAATCGTGGTGGGTGCGGTGCCGTCCCAGTCGGACGGAGGGGTGGGCGTATAGGCGTCGGCATCGCCATCTGCGCCTGCTGCTCCCGCAGATCCAGTCGAACCCGTGGCACCCTTGTAGTTTTTCCACAAACCTGTGAAATCAGAAGCCTGTGGGGTCTCAATCCAAGTGCCAGTCTTCAGCACTGCAATGTAGTCGAGGTTGGCGTCGAAGGTGGTGGTGAAGTCCGTCCCGCTGTCGTCGCTGGCGTAGGCAACGTAAATGTTGTCACCGCTGGCCCCTGTGGAACCTGCCGGGCCTTGCGGTCCCGTGGCTCCATCAGCACCGTCCGCACCGTTGGCCCCGTCCGCACCCGCCGCGCCATCGGCCCCGGCTGCGCCGGTAGCCCCCGTAGCACCTTTGTAATTCTTCCATAGTCCAGCAAAGTCTCCGACCACCGGCGTCAATGCCGTCGTGCTGGTGACGATGGCAACGTAGTTGAGGTTGGCGTCAAAAGTGGTGGTGAAGTCCGTTCCGCTGTCGTCACTGGCGTAGGCGATGTAGGCATACGCCGAAGCACCATCGGCACCCGCAGATCCAGTCGAACCCGTGGCACCCTTGTAGTTTTTCCACAAGCCCGTGAAATCCGATGCCTGCGGAGTCTCGATCCAGGTGCCAGTCTTGAGGATAGCGATGTAATCGAGGTTGGCGTCGAAGGTGGTGGTGAAGTCCGTCCCGCTGTCGTCGCTGGCGTAGGCAACGTAAATGTTGTCACCGCTGGCCCCTGTGGAACCTGCCGGGCCTTGTGGGCCGGTATCGCCCTGTGGGCCTTGCGGTCCCGTGGCTCCATCAGCACCGTCCGCACCGTTGGCCCCGTCCGCACCCGGTGCACCGTCCGCACCGTTGGCCCCGTCAGCCCCCGCTGAACCGTCCGCACCTGCCGGGCCTTGTGGGCCGGTATCGCCCTGTGGGCCTTGCGGACCAGCCGGTCCAGTCACCCCGTAGAGGGAGAGTTCAGCGGCCAAAAGCTCAATCGTAGTCATGCTCAGTCAATCTCGTAGCTGGCCAGAATCAAGGAGTCCACCGGGGGCGGCACCGTGAAGGTAACCGTAACCCCACTCAGGGTGTAATCCACATCCACCCGCCGCAACACACCGTTCATCGTCAATCGCAGTGAGTTGGCTGCCGGGGTCTGTGCCAGGGTGAAGACGGTCTCCGTGCCGTCCACTGTGCCCACTCCCACCGGCTCGTTGTAGATGTCCGTGGCTGGGGACGTTCCCGATACCTTGTAAATACCTCTGCTGGCAACAATCAACGCCGTAGTAGAGGTCAGCGCCACCCACACTGGTTTGGATACAGTGCCGTCTGGTGCATCTGTCTCCAGCACTTCGCCGGCTGTGACGGAAGACAGAAATCCAACGGACCCTGCCGTCAACCCGCTTAGCCCAGCGACCACATTGCCTGGCAATGTTACGATGAAATTGTCCGCATCGGCGACTGCACTCACAACCCCCAGAACTTCTGCTTGGGCCACTCCGTTTGCTTGCGCTTTTACGTAGCTGGTCCCGTTGTGCCGGACAGGGTTTCCCACCGCTAGTCCGTGGTCGGTCTGGCTCACGGACAACTGCGAAGCGCCCAAGCGTGTGGTCACAGCGGCCAACGCGCTGGTCAGTCCGATGATGTTGCTGGGAGCGCCTACTGTAGCTGCCATAAATCAGGCCGTTCGGTAATCCGCCACGATGTTCTCGCCGTCTGCCGGCGCCGTGGCGAAAGTGATCTCGCCGCCAGAAATTGTGTAGTCATTGCCAGCACCGCCCAGTTTCCGGAAACCACCCACATAAACATGGACGCTTCCGGAAACTGGCGCGCTGTCCAGGTTGAATACCGTGGTCGTGTTGTCCCCGACGCCAACCAGTTCGTCATCCACGAAAGTCGCCCCGCCGCCAAGGTTGGCAATCAGCGTCCAGGTCCCGCCGGACTTGTAAAAGAAATCCTTGGATGTGGTGTTAAGCCAGAAGTTGTTATTGACACCCTCGCCGCTACCGGGATCGTCGCTGTCAAACAGCACCCGGTTGGGTGAGTTGCTGTCGTTGCTGAAGGTGACCACCCCTCCTGCCCCTGTCTTGATGAAGAGCTTTCCGTCAGTCGTGTTGACCGCCAGTTCGCGCAGCACCAGGTCGTTGGCCGCCGGCACGGCGCTGGCCGTGCTGCTGGACTTGTGCTTGATCGCAATAGGCATGGGCGGTTTCAAGAAGACCCGCCGGACAGCCCTGTTACAGGCATGCCCGGCGGGTCGTTACGACAGACTTGGCCGGGCTTAGAAGCTCCCGCCATCGAGACCGTCAGCCCACTCGGGCGCCGTGGCGCCGGAGTTCATGACGAGCACCTGGCCCGCCGTGCCGGCCGCCAGCTTCGAGAGCGTGGTGGTGCCGGAGGCATAGACCAGGTCACCCGCCGTGTAGCTGGACAGGTTGGTGCCGCCGTTGGCCACCGGCAGGACGCCCGTGACCTTGGCCGTCAGGTCGATCGAACCTGCCAGCATCGCGTTGGTGATGCCGCCAGCCTTGACCCGCAGCGCATCCGAGTTGACTTCGATGGACGAGCCGTCCACCGCCACGTCGAGCGTGTTGCCGGTCTTGGTGAGCGCCGCGCCAGCGGTGATCTGACCAGCGCCCGAGAACTGGACGAAGGTCAGGGCCGTGGTGCCGATGGTGAGCGCGCCGTTGGTGGTGAGCACCCAGCCCGAGTCGGCACTGGCAGTGCCTTCCTCGACGAAGGTGAACATGCCGCCGGTGATGTCGCCGGACGCACCACCCGTATCCGCGTCGGTGGTGCGGGTGAGCAAGAACGGATTGCTGCCATCACCGACCGCGGTGACATCATAGATGCCGTTCTGCAGACCGGCCGCTTGATTTTTGACCAGGATACGGTCGCCTACCACGAGGTCGCTGAGACCGTCGATGAGTTCATCATTGATGTCGCCGTTGGCATCCGCCGTCAGCGTGGCGCCGACCCCGGACGTGCCGTTGTCGTAGGTGACCGCCGGCAGGGCCGCCTGGGTGGTCACGCGAACCGACGCCTTGATGTCGAGCCCCTGCTTGGTGGCATCGACATACGCCTTGGTGGCGGCGTCGTTGGCACTGGTCGGGGTGGCCAGGCTGGTGATGCGCTGGCTGTTCATCGAGACCGAGGCCGTCGGCGACGCCATCTGGTCGAGGCGGCTGGTGCGGACCTGGGTGTCGAAGTCGCTGATCTTGGAGGCCGTCAGCGTCGGGATGTCCGAATCAGACAACGTGGTGCCCGAGGTGACACGACCTTTGGCATCGACGGTGACCTTGGTGTAGCTGCCGGCCGACACGCCGCTGTTGGCGAGCGTGACCGCGATCGAGGTGGTGCCGGAACCCGACGCATCGCCGGAGAGGGTGATGGTATCGTTGCCGTTGATGGATCCCTCGGTGCCCAGGACGACAATGCTCGTGGCGACGCCCGAGCCGTTGTTGCCCTTGCCGTAGTAGAGCTTTCCATCCATCTCGTTGACCGCCAACTCACCGCTCGCGAGCGATGAGGGGGCGCCTGTTGCGCCGCTGCTACGGCGCTTGATGCGAATGACGTTAGCCATAAGTTTTTCTAGTTATACTGCGTGGTTGCTGCTTGCTGATCACTATCTGGTCAAAACCTGCCCCCGTCCATATCCAACTGGGTTGGCTCGTTGGTGGTCTCAAACCGCTGGGTGTCTTTCCGATAAACCATGACCGACCCGTCGTCGGTGTCCGTAAGCTTGACGTCAATGCCGGACGTGGAGCCGGCTGACTGTGCCGGCACCGTCACCTGCGGCGTCGGGCTGTCCAGCACGCTCATGTATTTTTCCACGAGCTTGGCGCCGTTACGAAACACCCGGACGACATACGTGCCGGGGAAAATGCGGAGCGTGTCGCTGTCGAACTTGATGTAACACTCCTTGAATCCCGTTCCCTTGGGACGGGTGAAGATGTGGACATTGTCCTTGGAGGCGAACAGCAACTTGACCGTGGTTCCCTGCTCGCGGGAGACATAAACGTCGAAGGCAGGCGTGGGCACGTCCTGCCCGATCGTCATGATGGGTATCTCGGCGGTCTGGCCGAAATGAACTTCGACCCGCTGTTCCCAATTTGGTGCTCCAGGTTGCATAAGGCCAGGAATTGGAAAGGTGCCGTGACTCATGATCCGAAGACGCTCAGTTTCAACAGCACGGGCAACTGGCCCGGATTCAGAGCGTCAACGTAATCCAACGGCCACGGCGCATTGCCATCCTGCGGTTGACCACTGAGCCGACTGTAGCCAGGGATGGCCGCGGGTGCAAACTTTAACCACCAGATTGTGTCGCGCGTGATCAGATGCGTGACTCCATGCGGCAGCAAAATGCCGTTACGGGACAGCAGATGCCCCGCTGCCGGCTCCGGCAGCGGGAAACGGTCTTTGAGGGCATCGTCCTTGGCGAGGTTGTAGAAAAACAAGGCACCGCCAGGCACCTGCCAGCCGGCCGGCGCCTCGGAAGCCGGCAACCAGCCGCGCACGGATGGATCGGGATCCACCAGCCCCTGCACACCGCTACTCAGCGTGGCGGTGCCGGCCGGATGATAGGACAGCGAGATGACCTCAGGCGGTTTCATGTTGGTGCTCAGTTTCTCGACAACGTCCTCCTTGGCGCGGACAATTTCAACGGCCAGCAGCCGCTCCATGGCCACCCAGTTTCGGACCAGCAGCGCCACGTCTTCCCGGATCAGCTTCCACACACGCTCCGCCTCCTCCGGTGTCCGCAGCACCAGTTCAACCTGGTTGGAGCGGTAGAACGGAATCTGGCTGTCCGGACTGACAGCGCCACCCAGCCGGGGAAGCTCGTGCATCTGGCTGACCGACGCGACGCACTCGAACAGGTCGCCCTCCAGCAATGCGCCTGACATTCCTACCCGGTGCACGAAGATCTCCGCCGGAATGCCGCCTTCAGCCTGTGCTTGAATGACCAGCCGCCAGACCTGCTGCTGACCGGCTTCCAGCGTGTCAGGGTCCATGCCCAGCCGGGTCAACGTGATGGAAGTTTCCAGCGGCATGGTTAGAGGACGTGCCCTTTGAGCTTGGCCACCACCACCTGGCTGATAATCGGTGCACCGGCCGGCTGCTCGACCCGCAGGTAAATCTTCTGGCCTGGCGCCAGCGCCGGCACCGGCTTATGGCTGTCAGGAAACAACTCCTTGACCTGTCCGCCCTGGAACAAGCGGGCTGACACGCCACGGACAACCGACCCATCTGCGGCCACGGTCTCACCAACCAGGTCGGCGTAGAGATTCTCCGCCGTCCCGATCACCACCCGCGCGGCCTTGGTCACGTCCGCCGGCGAAGACTGGGTCTGGTGCACCACCTGCAGCAGGATGGACGTCACCATCACGTTGCGGCCAGTTTCGTTGATGTAGATGACCTGCAGATCGCCCGAGCGTGCCATCTCGATCTGGCTGCCAGTGCCGCCCATGAGATTGGTCTGGTTGTCCAGTGTGAGCATCAACTGACCGTTCATTAACCGACCGTCCTGGCTGACATCCACACCGGTCGCCACATCGATTAACCGCAGCGGGGCCATGGCACCCAGGGCAGTGACCCGGCCGCTCTGGAAGAACCGGCTCGCTCGCGCGATGTGCAGCCAGCCCCGGTTCAACTGTGGCTCGATGTCGAACAGATGCTCCCACCACTTCCAGACCAGTTCCGGATCGCTGTTGCGGTTGGTGCCAGCCACCACATGATCCCGGCCGCCTGATCCGGGTCGGAAGGCAAGCTGGCGCCAGGCGAAGTCCCAGGGCGTGCCGTGCAAGTAGTTGCTGCACCAAAAGATGGTCTTGCGGGACAGCCCCACGTCGGCGTTCGGATCACGGAACTTGCCGGAGGCCTCGTTGAGCACCGCCGTGTGCGCCTCCACGCCGTTCAGCACGAACAGGCATTTGTCCACCGGCACCGCCGGATAGCGCTCCCGGGCGCCTGGGTCGGCCTTGAAGTTGTAGTAGAGCACCCCGCCCGGAGGACGGGCAAATTTCGCGCCAGCCGGTTCCAAGTGATCGGCGTGGTAGTCGAAGATCTGCAGGAAGTTGCCGGTCGGCGGCGCCGGATCAGGCGTTGGCACCACAAAGCCGCCGTGCCCTGACCTGGTGACATCCAGCCGGGCGCCGAAGCCGCCCAGTTTGGCCGTGGCCCGCGCCGCGCGCACACCGCTGCCCGAAGGGGGCGGCGGCATGGTCACATCTGGAGGAGTCACATACCCGCTTCCGGCGGCGGTCTTTTTGAGGGCCACCACTGAGCCGCCGTTGCTGAGCACCGCTGCGATGCTGGCCGCCACGCCACCGCCGCCCGCCGGAGCGGCGCTGAAGCTGAGCGTCGGCGGACCCGACGTAAAGCTGTGACCAGCCTGGATGATCTCCACGCCTTTCAGCCGGTAATTGTCACCGCTGACCTGCTCGAACACCGGCACCAGCAACGCATCGCTGCCGGGGTTGTAGGACAGGCTGATGGTCATTGCCGCGATCTGCGCCTGGGTGTAACCCGATCCGCGGTTAAGGATGACGATCTGGTTGATGGCCGGTCCAAGATAGGCGGTCGCCGCTGCACCGGAGCCTTGCCCTCCGCTGAAGCTGACTGCTGGCGCCACTGTGTAGCCGGCCCCGCCATCCTCGATTGAAAGCTCATCCACGCGCGACCCGACGTTGGCCGTCGGCAGTTCAGTCAATCCGGTGCCGCCCGTGCTCAGGGTGACACCTCGGACGGACGCTCCTATCACCGCCTTAAACTTGGCCCCGTGGGCGTTGCCGGCGCTGTCGGTGACCGTCAAGGTCGGTTCAGCGGTGAAGCCAGTGCCAGGGTTCAGCACCACAGCATCCACGATGCGCCCGCTCTCTACGATCGGTCGGATGTCGGCGCCACTGCCCCCTCCGCCGCTGACCACAATGGCCGCCGCGCTGGTGTAGTGGTTGCCGCCACAAAGCACTTCCACCCGGAAGATGCCGACTGGATCCAGCACGGCTGCGGCACCAGCATTGCCAGACGAGAACACCACGTCAGCTTCGCCCGTGCGATAGCCGGCATTGCCGCTGGGCCGCACCCGCAGCACAGGACTGCCGGAATAACCGGCACCAGCCGACACAATCCTGGCACTGATGACCTGTCCGTTGGCCACTTCCGTGACGACGCGCGCTCCGCTGCCGGTGACATCCACCACCTCAACCGAAGGCGCCTGCAGGTAATCAGAACCGCCCGCCGTAACTGTCACGCCGGTCAACTGTCCACCGGACACCGCAGCAGCCAGCGTCGCACCATTTCCGCCATTGACCACACGCACCGAGATCGCCTTGGAATCGAAGGTAACGGTCGGCGTGCTGCTGTAGTTGGCACCGGCGTTGGTGACCACCACCTCGGAGATTACGCCATGCTCGTTTAGCAGGGCAACCGCCGTGGCGCCGGCCCCACCGCCACCGGAAATCACGACGGTCGGCGGTGTCACATAACCGATGCCACCTTCCTTGACATCCACCCGGATCAGCTTGCCCGCCGTGGTGGTTCCAGCGGCACCGATAACCGCCGTGGCGGAAGGTTGTATGGGAGGCCAGGTCAGCTTCCATCCCTGGAAGCTGTCCGGGAACTTGAACACCGCGCGGCGCTTGCGTGACGCATTGCTGGTGAGGAAACGGAATGTCAGCGTTCCCAGCGTGTTGCCCTGCCGGTCCAGCACGGCGTAGGCGTGATTGACGTTGTTGTCCAGCGTCAAGGTCGCCGGATTGAAGGTGCCGGGTCCGCCCGAGGACAACTCCGCCAGGGTGTCGGCGGAGAAAATGCGAATCGCGCCGGTGGTGGCATCCACCTCGATCATGAGATAGAGCGGCGCCGCTGGCTGCATGGCGACACTTGCGTCGGCCAGCACCCAGCCGTATTTGCGGATGGTCTCGGTGATGCTGTCCTGGGTGTGCACCAATTCGTTAGTGGAGGCATCGGCCAGTTCCACGCCGTCGAAACCGACAATGACCTGACGGTCGTTGTCCACGCCATGCTGGCGCAGGGAACCAACCGGACGCATGCCGACGGCCTTTCGGAAATTGCTCTCGATGCTTTCCGGCGTGGTGAAAGCTGGCATCAGCACCAGATGGTCGTCCGTGGCCATCAGGATCTGGATGCGTAACGCTGGTGCTTGCCGGGTAATCCGGCCAGGCTCGACGGCGGACAAGAAGTAAGGCACGCCCGGCAGGAACACCTGGCCCGTTTCCAGCATCGCAGCGCGGACACCTGAGTTCGGCCAGTTCATCCAGCCGCCCACCATCACGTCACCCAGCCCGCCGTTGCGGGACAACACCAGCCCGAATGACAAGGAAGACGGGTTGGTGGAGAAGTGGTCCTCAACAAAAGTCACACCAGCCACTGCTCGCTCATACCTGCCGGTGGCGCCGTTGTAGTGCACCACGTCGTAAGGCAGGACGTTGTCCGCCAGCTTCACGCCGGGAATGACGAGCTTGCTGAGCGTGCCGGCTGTCTGCTGCGAGATAAGTTCGCGCAACTGCTGGATCTGCAGTTCTAGGGCGCGTGTGGGCTGCGACGTCGGCGCACTGGCCACCGGATCGCCAGACTGCACATGCCGCACTTGGCTGAGATCAGGGTTTGCGCTCATGCTCAGGAGAACATCTCGACCGTGTAATCGACCGTGGTCTGACCACCCGGCGCAATGAGGAACTTCTGGAAGTAGCCGGAAGTCGGATCAGCGTCATTAGTGAACGCCTGCAGCACCGAGAAGATCACGTCCTGCTCCCGAAGGTTAAGGTTCTGCGCCACCGCCAGGCCGAGGGCGAAGATCTTCGAGTTTGAGAGGTCGAAGTTTTCTGCCGGTGAAATCTGCGCCGCCGTCAGGTTGTAGGGAATGCGGAACAGGAAGGTGGCGCGGTTGCCGGCGTATTTCGTGTTGTCCGTGGTTTCCTGAACGGGTGCCGCCAGCACGGGCACCCACAGCCCGCCGGTGGCAGCGTTGGGCGCTTCGAGAAAGTCAACCCGCTGGGTGCGCTGCACATCAGCATTGTCCGGAACCAGGAAGCCAGGCTGGGCGTCCGTGCCGAACCGGGCATACAGGTGGGTCACCTGTGATGGGCCGGAACGCAGCAGAGCAGTCAGCAACAGCCCCGCAGCGGCGTAGGTGAGGGTGTTGGTCGTGCGCTGGGTGCGCAGCAGCCGGCCCGCCGCGTCCCATTCCCGGATGACCACCACGGAACGGGCCAGATCTTTGAAGTTAAGCTTGTCCATAGTCAGGTGACGGGCACCAGGTGCCGGATGGCCACGCGTTCCGCAGTCATGCCGCCCAGCAGCACCTGCTCCGTGGCAGAGCGAGGAACCAGCACGCCAATGGTCACGCTTTCAGTGACGCCGAGATTATCACCAACCGTGATGCGTTCAACTGGCAAATCCGCCGGATGCGACAATACCACCGGCACACAACCCGCCGGCAGGTGCTCGCGGATGAATTCCAGCGCGGCCTGCGGGTAAGGCACTTTGCCTTGATCGAGCACGACCACCAGACCACGTCGGCCGAGCACGGCCTGAAACAGCAGGTCGATGGCGTTGATCAGCCTGGTGTTGTGCAGGGCGTCAATGTTGGGCTGCTCCAGCGGCAGGTTGAGCACGCGGCTGACCTGTTCGGCGTCCGTTGCCGCAACCAGCAGTGCCGCCAGCGAGCCGACCTGGTCGGTGCCGTCAGCTTCAGGCAAACCGACCAGCCGGTTGAGATACTGACCGTCAGCGGTCTCGCGCTTGGCCACCGCGCTCCAGTAGGCATGGTCCTGCCAGAAGTCAGCGCTCAACGGCACGCGCGCATGAAGCTTTGATCCAGCCGACGAACCGGTGTCTGATCCGGCTGAATAGGCCGACACGTCCCGGTCCAGGGCGCGCAGCCCGCGCGCTGTCAGTAACGGGTCCAGGCTGATTCCTCCACGCCAGTTCACGCTGCGCCACCAGGCGCGGGCCGTGCCGTCGTCGTGCACCACCTGCACGCCATCGCCGATGATGGTGCCGGCAGCATAATCCTGTCCGACAGTCAGTGGCGTGTGCGGATAGTCCGCCAGCCTAGTGCTCTGCTCAAATACGTAGCGCTGACCGCGCCGAGTCGGAAACACGGCCAGCAGCCGCTGTCTGGTTTCCAGCACGGTAAGACCAGCTACCGCGGCCAAAGCCAGCCGAAATGCGCCGGGAGTCTGGTGGCAACGAAGATATTTTGTCACCAACGCCTGCTGGTCCCGCCCATTGGCTTCCGCCAGCCAGGCCGCTGCCGTAGATCCAGCCGGAGCGAGTCCTTCCAGCACGGCGATGACGCCATCGGGAAACTCCACGGCAGGGTCGTCACGGAAGAATACCCAGCCGCCGGGATGCACCCAGAAGTCCTGTCCAACGCCCAGCCTACCCGAGCGCCCCTGCACCGCCAGCGGCAGGAGGTCGCGCCACGGAACACCGTGCCAGTTTCGCGCTCCGTCAAACACGCGCCGGTAATCAGCCGTCGTGCCGTAGCTGCCAGCCTCGGGCTCGTCGTAGCTTACCTGGTCAGCGGTGAGAACTTCCTCGGGTGCAAACCGAATGATGCCGGAACGAATGCGGGAAAGCTGGTAGTCGCCGGCCCGGTGTCCGGTGGCGGCGTTGAAGTCTGACAACGTGGAGGTCTGCCAGACCAGGTCCAGCAGCCGGCGAACCTGAGCCTTGTCCCGGAACACGGACGTCCAAAATGATCCCAGCCCTTGAAAGACCAGGCTCTTGTGGGTCGCTTCGACTTTACCGGGCAGTGGCATTGAACGTGATGGCGGTGGGTTCGATCAGGTAGGCCAGGTTGCGCGCACCCAGTCCCGGCACTCCTGCCGGAGGCAGCAGCGAGCGGGTTGGGATGCGTGGGATGCTGGTCTCCACGCCCTGCTTGTCCACGAACACCGTGGCCAGGCTCGGATAGATGATGCCTTGCGGTGCGACGGCGCTGACCGCGCTGGCTCCGGCCTCCAGCATGATGGCGGCGATCCGGTTGCTGTCGTAGCTCTCCGGCCGAGCCAGCCCGTTCAGGTAGTCGGCCATGCGCTGCCGTGCCGCAGTCAGATCGATGTTCTTGCCGAACGGCACCTGATACGAGATCGCCAAGGCGCTCACATGACAGATGGCAAATCCTCTGGCAAGCACCGACATGGCCGCCGGACGATAGTCGTCCTGCTCCAGCAGTGCCTCCACCTGCGGCAGCGTTGGATCGTAGAGGTAGCCCACCTCGAACTCAGCACTGCGGCCTTGGAACGACAGTTGGTAGGAGCAGCCCACAAACCGGCTGCTGACATAGATGTTGTCAGCCGGGGTCAGACGGAGTGCCAGGCCGTTGAAAAATTCCGTGTAGGTGCCCGACGCCACCGGCACGGCGAATAGCGGCGTGCTGGGCGAGTTGACCGCCAGCGTGATCTCTCCCGACTCGCCTGACAGGCGGTCCTTGACCGACACCACCAGGACTTCGCCATAGGTGGCATCAGCAGCCACACGCTCCACCTGTAGCATCAGGTCGCGGCGCGAGGAGTTGGAAAAGACGTGCCCGCCATACTCACCGCTTACGAGCAGCACCGCCGGCGTGCCGGAAATCTGCACCGGCGGCGTGATGCTGGCTGGTGTGCTGTTGCCCACGTCTAGATCATCCACCAGCAGACCAAGCTGCTGGTGCCGCGAGTAGGCCAAGCCGGCGGAGTCCTGGCGGGGATGCAGGGAGCGCATCAATACCCGGCGCTGCGCGCGGTCGTTGTTGAACCGGCTCACCTTGAACACGCCAGCAGCCAGGTCGAAGAAGGCTGGCGTCACGGGGGTGTCCAACCGCCCAGCCCATGCGCCCCGCGCCAGGTCGTAAGTCAGCGTTACCTTGCCGGCGGCCTTCTGGAATTCGCGGCTGCCACGCACCAGCACATCCATGGCCCCCTGAGCCAGCCCGAGAATGTTGTCGGTGTCCCTGGACATCTCGACATCACCCGTGATTACAGCGCCAGCCGACACCAGGCCGGGAAAGTGAGCGCGCAGCAAACCCACCGCGCCACGCCGTGTGCCCAGACCGCCCGCCGTGAACAGGGCACGCGCGCGAATGGCCATCTGCGGCAGGCTCAAGGCAGGCACCCCGGAATCAAAGTCACCAGCGGCGGTGATGCCCACCAACCCATCCAGTGCCTGTCCATAGGTCATGGCAGTTCCCGCTTTGACCGAGGAGCCGGGCGTTCCCTGCAGCGGCACATAGACCACGAACTGCCCAGCCTCAGCGGTCAGCACGTAGCGCGCACCAGCGGTTCCGGCCTGCCGGATGACCAACGCCGCGCCATCCTTCGTGACCACGTTGAACAAGCTGTTGCCGGCCTGAAAACGCATGTCCGGATCAAGACTCACATCCTGGTTCTTGGCGAACACCAGACGAGCCAGTCCGTTGGACTTGGTGGCGGAAGTTTCGGTAACACCGAAATTGGCAAGGAAGGTGCGAGCCAGATCAGGGTCAGTCACCAATCCACGAGAGATGGCATCGAGATCGGTGTCGCGGTCGCGTTGACGGAGAGCATCCTCCAACGACGCCAGCAGCGTGGCCAGCGGCGCGAGATGCAGATCGCCGAACACTGAGCCGGGACGAGTGTCCAGTTCCGGCCACCAGGCTTTGACGCACTGCTCCAGCCGCGCGCGGGAGTCCTGAATGGCGGCAGGGTCCATGACCTCTGGACCAGGAAGGTAATCAGCCAGGTTGAATTTGGAAGTTGTCATGCCTTGAGGTCGGCCATCATGCCGGCCCGTTCACCCCGGCTGCTGACGGCCTGCGCGAGGAACTCGGCAAACCCATCACGCATCTGAACGGCCCGAAGTTTGAATTCCTGCAACTGGTCCTGGTTGGCTGGACTGTCGGTCTGCCGGGTGAAGGCGAGCACTCGAAGAGCCGCCAGCCCTGCCCGTTGATCGGCCCACAGCCGGTTGACCAGCGTGCCGGAGGTGGCCAGCCGGAGCAGGTCGGTGCCGCGCTCGGGATACACCCTGTCCGTCCCGTAGTCCGTGCCGACGTGCGTCAGTGCGTTCTGCACGGTGCAGGCGAAATCCCGCCGCACATCCGTGAAGTCCAGCCGTGGTCCGGCCGCCTCAAACTTGATCACTGTTCCGCGCATCCAGAGTGTTTCGTTCCATCAGTGTGCCGAAAGTCTTCTCCGCCAGCAAGTCAGGATCGCCGGCCGTCTGGTCCTTCAGGCCAGTGCCACGATTCTCCCTGGCAAACCTCAGCCAAGCCTCGTTCTCGGCATCCAGCTTGGACTGGATGCCCCGTGCGTAAAGCGCTCTACGGTTCAGCCGGGCATACCGGGTGTCGCGGAGGAGCGTGAACGTCTCGGCGAACTCGTGTCGAAAACGGGAGGACTGCTCCTGCGCTGCCAGCTTCTCCTGCTCCTTCAGCAGCGCAGCCAGGTCGCCGCCCATGCGCTCTGCCGCGAAGAGGTGTCGTGTCTTGGCGTTGACCCAGGCGCGGACATACTTCAGCGCCTGCAGGGCGCGCAAGCCGGATGTGGGTGCGAGTGGCATCAGATCTGACCCAGGCTCTCCCGGATACTGTTGATGCGCGCCGCCAGCCGCATGGAGCGCCGGCTAAGCTGCGTGGGGGTGAGATTGAGCACCTTGGCGATCTGGTGCGGCGGCATGGGCGGCTGGTCGCCCAGCCCGAGCTTCAACTCAAGCACACGGCGGTCGGTGTGATCAGAGCCGTGCATGACATACTCCAGCGCTTCCTGATCGTGGTCTGGTCCCTCCTGCTCCACTTCTCCATAAGCGCTCTCCGTCGGCATCGCCACCTGCGCCTTGAAGACCTTCTGCAGCCGCTTCATAGGCATGCGCAGGGCGTCGGACAACTCCAGCATGTCAGGCTCGCGACCCATGGACTCGGTCAGCCGGCTCCGCTCCCGGCTGACCCGGTAGAGATCCATCTGCATTCGCTCCGGCACCTTGATGGGAAACGCACTCTCCCGGGAGAGACGGCTCACCTGGCGAAGCTGCGACGCCACGAACGTGGGCAGGCTGGCCTTGCTGACATTGGTGGGATCAAATTTCTCCACGGCCTCAGCCGCCACCAGACGGGCCTTGGCCTGGACCACCGGATTCTTGGCTGCTCCCACCGATGCCACCGCGTATTCGATGGTGGGCTTGAGGTGCGTCACCACCTGGTTGAGCGTCTCCGGCCGCGGGTCGGCCTGCCATGCCTGATAGGCCGTATCAATGGTATTGGTGTCGGTCATGGCAGACACAGGATGCACAATTAAGCCAGGCTTTCAAGAATCGCCATCTACTGGTCCGACAGCACGTCCGCTCCGGCAAGCTGCTCTCGCAACGCAGTGATGACGGCGCCCGGCGCGCGGACATGCGAAAAGGCCAGCCGCGTGGTGGCCGCACCGCCCGATCCGTCCGGAGCCACCATCAGGTCGTGCGCCGCCGCCTGCAGGTAGCCACTGAACAGTTCGTGCCCGTCCATCGACTCCACGTAATAGGTGTAGCCTGGCTGCACCTGCAGGTTCATCGGCAGCGTAAGTTCAGCCGTGGCCTCAGCCAGATAGCGGTTGCGAAACTCCATCTCCGCCAGGTAGTCCACAAACGACTGCCGCACCTGTCCACGATCATTAGTCAGCTTGACCGACCGGCTCACATCCTCCAGCGCCCGTTCGGCGCGCGACTTGCCGGCATAGTTGGAACTGATGCGGTCCTTGATGCGGGGCGTAACCGCTGGCAGCCAGTCGGGCGCGTTGACGAATTCATACCGACCGGTGGCATCCTTCGCCACGGTTGACGGATACCGTCCAAGCATCCCCAGCGAGTTGGCGCCGGCCAGCGACAGTTCGGCCAGCGTGGCGTTGGTGTCACCGCCACCCACGCCGTTGTCGCCGGTGATGCCGTAGAACGGCACACCCGGCCCTTGCACCACCACCTGCACGATGGGGATGCGAAACAAACCGGCCAGGTTGAACCGCACGGAAGTCGTCGGCACCTTGATCAGCATTCCCGTCGGGCTGTCCGAAGTCCTGGTCTGCTCCAGCCACGCCTTGCCGTCCCAGGACGAATTCATCTGGAACACGAACATGTTACGGATGGCGTCGAACGCCGTGAGCAGATTGGGGCTGCCAACCAGCAACTGCTTCAGCCGGGCGACTATTGGCTGTGCTTGCGCGACTGTTTCCGGCTTGTCGAGATCGGCGAAAACAGTTCCCACCTGGCTGTAAGCCAAATACTTTTCCGCATACGGCAGCAGCTTGGAGTTGAGCCGGTGCACCGGCAGGATGTCCACCGCTGTGTCCCGATCTGCAGTCCGCGCGCCGTTTTCGCCCGTGTAGCGCTTCATCAGTTCGGCCAGCATCGACTGCACCATCAGGCCGATGTTGTCGGCCTTGGCCTTCTCGACGACCGCATAGTAGTCGCCAGCCACGACCTGCCGGGTGTAGATGGCGCCGATGAAGCCGGTGAGCGCGATCATCTCGTGCACGCCATTGATCCCCAGCGCGATGCCGCCGTTCTGGAGTCCGAACGTGGGATTGCCAGAGAAGCCCGTGAAGGTGCGAGCGTGACCATCACCGTCATCCATCACCACCCGCAGATCAGGTGCAGTGCCGAACTCGTTGAGGATTCGCTCCTGCATCGCCCGGTTGTAGCGGCCGAACTTGGGCAGGTCGATGTCCACCGATGGTGTCCGGCCATCCGAAGTCGGGCCAGCCACGATTTGAAGGTCCAGACTGATGGTCGGCAAGACGTTGATCTCGTGACGCACCTGCACCCGGGTCACCGCCGGCTGCAGGCTGCCGAGGGTCACCTTCGCGCTGGGCGTCCGCGCCGACTGGAACGAAGTGGACATCAGGAGACAGACACCGCCACCACCCGCCGCTCCTGCTGCACGTTCTTGTGCCAGATGCTGACGGTCATGCGATGACGGCCGGGATTGTAGGTGTGCTCCGCCAGCAGCCGAGGATGGGGCTCGTCCAGCGGTATGTCCGCGCGCTCTTCGGTCCCATCCCCGTAGTCGATGATGGCGTAATCGATCAGGCCAGTGACCTGGATGGTGACCTGCAGCATGCGCGGTTTGCTGGGTCGTGGCGCGGTGTGGATGTCGGCGATGAAGGCTTTCATGCGAAGAGCGGGTGTAGTCTGGCAATGGCGACCAGCAAGAGCGCACACTTCTCCTTGGGATCGTGCGCGCTGGTGAACTCGTCCATCAACTCCGCCTGACTCAGGACCATGAGCGCGTCGTTCGACCCAGCCGCCCGGCTGGCCAGAACAGCCCACGGATAGCGGGTCGGTTCGGTCTTGATCTCCACCATGGCGTTGCCGAACCACGTCTGATGCAGCCGCAGCGGCCCGTCGAACGGCAGCGTTGCTGACCACTGGACATCCAGCCCGTGCTGTCCTGGCTGTGGCTCGAACGGCGCGCAGACCAACTGCTCGGCCCGGCCGCTCTCCAAAACCTCACAGCGCAGCAGAGTGTCGGTTCGGCGAAGCAGCCGGAAGGTGCGTTCGACCGGGAAGCTGGTTGCAGGTCTGTCCGTGAACCGACCACAACGTCCCGACATCTGCAGGAATTCTCCGCCAGCGATGACTGGACGCGCAGGTCGCAGATCCTCTGCTGTCCAGGCAGTCTCGGTGTCCCGCAAGCTGCGCCGCAATTCTGGGAAGCCCAACAGCAACCGCGCCATGGCGCGCTGGGTGTAGGGCGCGGTGTGCTCTGGAACCCAGCTTGGAAGCTGGGTGAGCACGACTGCGGTGTTTCGTCCGATGTGCATTAGTTTGCGATTGGGGCTGTGGGGACAGCGTTGGCTGCCTCTATGGCGCGCTGTCTCTCGGCCCGTTTGTAGATCGAGTTGTCGCCCCTGTAATTGGCTGCGAATACCAGCGGATCCGCATCCGCGCTCTGGTTCCTTATTGCCGTAATCTCAGCACTGTTGGCCTCCCAGTATGAATTGCGTGTGGTGTGTATGCGACCGGCTGAATCTCGAACAGGTCCGCCGTTTTTCAGCCGGACCATGTTCTTTTGATGTTTGAGCAGCGCCTGCTCTGGTTCAGTCAACGTATCTCCAGCAGACTGCTTCTCAGCAATGCGTGCCCATATCGATCTGGGCATGTTGTCTTCGGCCACAGCATACTGCCGTGCGTTTAATTCCGCCTGCGTCTCCGACCGCTCTACGTCGTCTATCTGGGTGGATTCAGTTACCTGCGCCACATCGCCAGATTTGACCGAATCAGCAGCCTTCCGCTGAGCCGCCACCACGACCTCCGCCTCCGGCAGATCCCGCAGCGCCAGCAGTCGCTTCAACTCCTGCGGCTCATCCAGCAGCTTCTCCGTCAGCGCCTGCACCCCATCCACCGTTACCGACCCCTGCGGGTTGACAGAGCCAACTGGGATCTTGGCCAAATCCAGCAGCACACCGTGGAACGTGAACGGCAGGATGTTGAACTCAGCGTCCAGGTTTCCGATGTCCAAGCCAACCAGGTAGGCGAACACCGCCTCGTTCCGGGAGATGGTGACAGCCACGGGCTTCTTGAACACCGACACCCGGTAGTTGGCGAAGAACTCGCGCAGCGTCTGGATGCCTTCGTCCTGGGCCTTGGCGTCCGCCAGCGCGCCCAGCAGGATTTCTCCGGTGATCTGGATGTTCCCAAAGTTCTGGCCGAAAGTGTAGAAGACCTTCTGGTTCTCCAGACAGGCAGCTTGTCCGACGATGTCGCGCTGGCCGAGCGTGACCGAGGTCAGCAGGATGGGCTGATTGCCTCGTGCTCCAGTCATGGTTAGATTGTCGAATCCTCGGATGTTCCGCGGCGTTTCGTCTGCGGCCTGATCCACTTCCATCTGATACAGGCCATAGCATCGGTTAGGAGCATTGCCAGACGCATCGACATCTTCCAGCAGACTTACGGCGTAGAACGTGCCACGCGCCGCTATCCAGTGGATGGCGCCACGATCAGAGGCTCCGCTTTGCTCATTCGCAGGCTGACTTTCCAGATCTTGAATCTGCCCTTGCAGGTTAGCCAACTCCTCGGAATCTGTGGTATCCGCGGCACGACTGCGCAGTTCTGCCAGTTGTGCTTCACGCGGCAGAGGTCCGCGCACCATGTTGCGCTTCAGATTCTCCGCCTCCATGGCAGCCACCTCGCTCTGCAGGTTGGTCCGTTCTTCCGTGTCTTCCGTCTGCTCGGCGGCATTCTTCAAAGCAGTCAGCCGCTCGGAACGTGTCAGCGGACCAGTGTTTGCCTTGTCCCGTTCCTCCTTCTTGCGCTCAAGCGCTTCGATCTCGGCATGGACGGCATCCAGATTGTCAGGGTCGTTGTTGTTGTAGGCTTCACGGTAGGCATCCACCAGCCGGTCCTCATACGTGCGCGACACCTGCCGCGCCTCAACAGGCACCGGATCGTTGACTTGCATCTCTGTGTCGCCTGTTTCCATGTTCATTTCTTGGCCGCCTCCGGCAGCGCGTCATCTGGCAGACTCAGCAGGGCGTGCATGAGCTTCAGCGCACCATGCTCCAGTTTCAACTCACCGTTAATGCTGTAAGACCGGCCTGCGTCGGGCTGGATGCCCATCTGACGCAAAGCCTGCAGCTTCTCCAGGTCGTCCTTCAACTTGCCGGACTGACCACCCAGCTTACCCTCACGGTCCAACTGCTGGAGATTCTGCACCCGGCTGCCCAGCGCCATCATCATGCTCTTACCCCACTGACGGTTGGCTCCAGCAAGGCCAGAGATCTGGTCTTTGGAAAGCATCTCCAGGTTGGAGTAGTCAGAGAAGAATCCGTCCAGCAGGCCGACCATCTGCTTTGCGCGGTCATCGCCCAGCAGCCCAGGCGTGACGACCCGGGTGCTGATGTTACCGCTGCCGTCGAGCGAAGATGCCAGGTCCTGGCGCTTCCTCAGGCTCACGGCTATGGAGTGCAGGAACACGCCCTGCTGCTTCTTGTTAGCGTCGCTGTCTGTGCCGAAGATCATGTCCTGCGCCATCTTCTCCAGCATCGCGCCACGCCCGCCGTATTCAGCGGCATATTCCGCGTCGGTGTTCTTCATGAACGCCGAGGACATCGTTCCATCTGGACCGGCAATCCGAAACTCACGGAAGTCGGCAAACGCTGCCGCACGCAGTTCCGGCCGCTCCATGGTCGCCACAAACTTTTCCAGCGCGGCCTGGTTCGGCCCGATGATATTACCATTTGCATCCTTGCCGAAATGCGAGCCGTTCATCTGGAACGTCCGGCTCATGAAGTTGGCGTCCACCTTGCGGAACTGATCAGTCATGTTCCGCGCCATCTCGATCGCAGCGGCACGGTTGATCTCGCCATCCTGTTTGCGAAGCTGAGCCGGATCCAAATTGAGTCCACCGTTCAGTCCGGCGATGGCATCGGCTCCGTAGGCCGCATGCACGATGGCGAACAGCGAAGCCGGATCGCGTGCGTCCATCTTCTCCAGGAAGCCCTGGGTCATGGTGGAGAAGAAGTTGCCCGACCGGATGCGGTCCACATCATTGGCGGCAATGGCCGCATTGCGGCGCTGATTGGCGATGGCTGTCCGGTGATCGGACTCTGAGGCAAAGCCGGACGTCAGCGGGTTGGTCTTGGCCATGGTCGCCAGGTTGGCGGCGGTGGAGGCCAGGTCGCCTTTGCGGCCACGCAGCCGAGCCACGTCTGACATGTAGTCCTTCACCCTGGTCCGGCCGAGCGGATCTTCCGCGATGATGGTCTGCAACCCCTTCTCATCCATGCCCTTGTCCATCGCCTCCATCAGGCGCTTGCTGGTGCCGCCGCCCAGTTCGCCGGTCAGCCGGCTCATGGCGTCAATCTCATCGGAGTCGAACCGGCCGCCCATGAAATCACCCGCCTGCTGGCGCAGCAGGCGAAGCTGGCGCTTGCGCATCTCGGCGCCGTTGGCCTCGCTCACCACGTCGATGCGGTGCGGCTGCAACTGACCCAGCATGTTCTTCACCCCACCCATCTGCTGGATGTAACTGTCCAGCCCGATGCCGTAACGGCCGGCGATCTCAGAGTCCAGCCGGCCATACGTCTCATGCGTCACGCCCATCGCCAGTTCACGCATCTTTCCGGCCTCTGCGGTCTTGATGGTGCCGGTCTGGATTAGCATCTCCACCGCCGCGCGCCGGGCACCCACGGGGTCCTGGGCCATGCCGGCCAGGTCGCGCTGGGCGGCGAAGTTCAACTGCGAGAGGGAAGGTCCAACCGTGTAGTAGTTGCCGGAGTTGGCGCGTTGGCTGTTGAAGTTGAGCAGGGCATTGCGGGTGGCCGCCTCGCTCAGCCCACCAGCCGCGATGGGCGAGAATCCCAATCCCTGCAGGTTTTGCGTCCCCGTTGCCGCCATGTCCATCACCGTCTGCAGATTCACCCCGGACATGGTGGAGTAGGTCCGCATGTTCTGCAGCCGCTGGCGCATCAGGTCCACATGCTCCGGCCGGGAGAAGTTGAGTCCGGTGATGCGGTTGGCCTTCTGCATGAGTTCCGCCACGCTGCCGTCGCCATACACGTCGATGATCTGGCCCAGGGCCTTGGCCGCGTTCTTGACCGTGTCCGTGATCTTGTCCAGGGAGCCGTTGTTGAAGGTCAGCGCGCCGTTCTTGAACTTGCCCAGGTTCAGGCCGGCAAACGCACCCTGCTCGCTGGCCAGGGTCATGATGCCGCCGATCTGGTCCATGTTCATCCCCTGGGTCATGCGTAGATTGGCGCCGCCGGACGGGTGGTAGAACTGGCTCTGCACATGGCGGAACACGCCCTGGGCGGCGGCGGTCTGCATCAGCCCCTCACCCGAGAAGCCTCGGTTGTTGAGCACCATGCCGCTGCTGGTCACCGCCAGCGATCCCACCCCCAGCGATTTGATGCTGCCGCCCACGAACGAGGAGATCTCAGGCCGGTTGAGCGCGTAGGAGAACACCTCGGCAAACTTGTCCTGCCCGCCAAACAGCTTGGTGATCTCGGCCTGCTTCTTGAGATCCCCGCCCGTCATCTGCTTCATCAGCATGGAGCGGAACACGCCGGCCCGCTCATCCGAGCGCAGCACGTAGGACATGAACTCGTCGTTGTAGCGGCGCTGGACCTGGTTCTGGATGAACTCCGACCGGGTGGGATTGAAGCCGCCCGATCCCATCCCCATCGCGCCCATCACCCCCGGCGCCATGCCCGGACCAAAGTTCTGCGGCCCGTTGGCCAGCGTGGACAACTGGTCAAAGTTGAAATACCCGCCGTAGGGATTTGGTGCGTCAAACGGCAGCATGGTTCACAGGTCTTGTTCTTGACCGGCTTCGGCGATCTGCTCCAGCTTGGCAGAAAGGTTGGACGCCTGCAAAACTTTAAGGGCTGCCCCCATCTGACGGATCTCCCGCATGGACTCCTCCACCGACCCTATGTCCTTCACCCGGTTGATGGGCATCATCTTGCGCATGGCCTGCAGCCGCTCCAGCATCCGCCCCGTGGACGTGTAGGCGTTCTGCCGGGCCATCGGGTTGACCAGCGGCAAGGTAGCCTGCCGCAGGCTGACCATCTCGGCCAGGTGTCCGGCCTCCAGTTCCCGGGAAACGGCGCGCATGGCCAGTTCCTCGCGGATCCGTGAACGGACTCCGTATTGGTAGTCTGCCTTGATGTAACCCCGCAGCCAGGCAAGGAACAGCAGCCTCAGGCGCGGGTTTTCCAAAAATCCTCGTTGATCGCCTCCTCGTTGAGCTTCGCGCACAACGCCTCGAACCGGGACATGGCCTTGAGCACCGCCTGCCAGCGCGGTCCGCTCATCTGGTGCAGCTTGGCCTCGACCGCCTGACGGAACTTCTCCTTGCGCGCCTTGACGTCCTGAGCCGGATCGAACTCCAGGTCGGAGAACGTCTGGGTGTTGATCCGGCGCACCATCAGGAGCGCCGCGTAATACTGGAACCGGGTAAAGGCGATCACCGGCGAGTCCTTGTCGATCAGCCCGTCGGCGATGTCCGCGGCCAGCAGGTCCAGAATCCAGCGCTGCTCCGCCAGGTTGCGGGAGCGCACCTCAACCAGAAGCTGTCCGTTGAACAGGCTGGTCTGGTCGGTGAACCGCTCATCGTTAAGCAGGGACTTGAGGAACCTGATCTTCTGGTCCTCCGTCACGACCAGCTTCTCGTGCGCGGCCAGCGCCTCCTCCCGGAGGGCGTCAGGTGGAAGCTGGTCAAAGCTGTCGTCGGGGGTGATTCGGGTTCGGGAGCCAGCGCTCTCGGGCGCGGCGTCCTGACCTTGCTTTTCCTTCAGAAACGCCTTCACGGCATCGGCGGTGGTGGCGCTCTGCTGCATCTCCAGGTCGGCACGGTCGCCGCCCAGCACGTCGGCTACGGGCTTGGTTTCAGTCATAGGCTTGGATACGTCAGACTTCCAGGACGTTGCGCAACTGCTGGGTTCCAACCGCGTGCAGCAGGCTCGCGATGCACGGGTCGATTTTCAGCGCTTCCAGCAGCTTGGCCACGCCGTGGTTCGCCGCCTTGATGAAGGCTTCCGTCATTTTGGTCAAGCCCTCAACGATCTTGCCCAGCACCTGCTGGACGAACTCCTGCACTTTCTGGATCGCCGCCTCAACACTCTGCAGCAGCCAATCGCCAGACATCCAGGACAGCATGTTGGACAGGTTCTGGTTGAACTCGCCCAGCACGGCTCCGAACATGCCGTGAACGTGGGCACAGGGATCGGATGGATCAACCTCCTCGCAGAGTTCACTGCTGAAGTGCGGCCAGGCGCCGGCCACCGACAGCACCGTGAAGAACGTGGCCCCGGCCAGCACCGCCGAACCCGGCACTGTGCCGGCGATGGCAGAAAGCTCCGCCGGGAAACTGCTGCGCTTGCCGCTCAGGAAATCCGTGTAGGCCAGGAACTGCCCGATGGGGGAGTTCTGGAAGTTGGCATAGTTCTGACCGCCCACCATGTTGACCAGGTTGGTCTTGAGCGTGTTGAGGTTCAGCAGCTTGACCGGATAGTCCGGGTCGAGTGGATCCAACTGCAGGATCAACTGATCCACCACCAGGATGCGCCCGCTGGTCAGGGACTTGAGGTTGTCGAGCGCCGTGGCCTGGGGATTGGTGAACGCCTGTGCCGAACTGATGAGGGCGAAGGTCTGGCTGATGACTTGATTGCAGGGGATCATGCAGGTGAGCGCACCACGACGGGCGCGCTGGTCAAGGGTTGAGGTTTGGCGGCCGGTGCCGCTTCGGTCGAAGGCGTGTTGAGGGCGTCGCCACCATCAGCCTGCTTCCATTGATTGCTGCCCGGCCAGGGTGCACCCTTTCCTTCCACGGCGTTGTCCGCCAGGTTCCAGGCTGTAGTTCCGCCCAGTTCACCGCGCCGAAGCATCTGCTGGCCGTAGGGTTCGTAAAGCGCCTCTCCGGGGTGGCTGGCGGGAAACTTGAACTCGTCCTGGACCGGCTGTCCAACTGGCATAGGCGGCGGGCCAGAGATGCCGACATGGTTGTAGTGGTTCCACGGTCCAGCCAGCGGCGTCGCATGGGCCATGTAGCGCGCGATGACATCGCCCTGAACGTAGGCGGTCTCGGCGTGCAGCGTGCCGCGCAGGATCATGTCACCTTCCTTCGACACGTCCATGCGCGTGCCGATCTTGAACGCGCCGATCAGCTTGAGCAGGTAGGTGCCGGTGGTCTCGATGACGGCGTGGCCAGTTTTGACGAACATCTGCAGGGCCGTCTCCGCCTTCACCCGCACCGCCCCCTTGGCGGCGGTGATGCCCACATCCTTCTGCGCCACCAGGTTGATGTCGCGCGCGGCCAGGACATTGAACGAGCCTCCCGCCACGAAGGTGAAGTCCCGGGGCGTGTCGAATAGAACACCCGTCTTGGTGGTTGTTGTGCTGTTGCCGTAGGCATCCACAGTCTGGATGGAGCCATCACGGAAGATCCGGATGGCCGAGTAGGCCAGCCGCCATGCCGCCACGCTGGCGGACGCCGTGGGCAGGTTGGCCTGCTTGCGGTCCACCTCATCGGCGCCCAGCGACGGGGCCGGAGTCTGTGATTCGCTGGGCACCTTCCACTCCCGGTTCAACTGGTGGAACCGGGCGAGGCTGTGGGTGGCGGACAGCCAGCGGGCATACTCGCGCAACTGGAAGGCCATCTCGAACACGTTGTTCTGGTCGGAGGGCTGCCAGGCCTTGAGGAACTCGTAGTTGGCCGCCGGGTCGTCCGTGCGGTTGCCGTCACCGCTGTCCTCGCGCCGCAGCGGCACGGGCACCGGAATGCGGACCACCTTCTCCAGCACGATGTCGCTGACCGACTGCAGAAGGATGGCGCCGTCGTTGCCCACATGCACGCGCGCCTTGCCCGAGCGGAACGCGTCCTCAGCCAGCCGGCCGATCTGGTTCACCGGGTCCGTGACAAACATGTTCACGAAATTGCCCAGCCAGCCGACATACTGGCTGAAGCGCCAGCGACCATCATCCTTTTCCGGATCCACATCCGTCTGGTCCACGGTGTCACCGTCCTTGAGATTCACCAGCGGATCGTTCTCCCGCATCCGGCCCATCGCCTCGTGCTCCCGGCTGGTGCCATGCCAGACCACATTAAGACGGCCGCCGTCGTTGGTGATGCTGTGCTCCCCGAACGCGGTGTAGTGCTTGAAGGCGTCGCTGATGATCCGGACCATGTCGTCGTGCAGGTGACACTCCACCCGGGCCAGGTCGCCGGCCTGCAGCGACACCAGCCGGCGCAGCAGCGTCAGCCCGACACCCTGCAGGTTGGACAGGTCAATCTCGCCTTCAACCAGATCCACCGGCGGACGATGGTCCAGATAGCCGGCCTCCTCTGGGTCCAGCCGGGCGGTGAAGGGTTCGGTGCGCGTGTAGTCGGCGGCGCCATTGCCAGTCACCCGTCGATCAGGCTGGACACCATCCACGATCAAGGCGGGCAGTGTGCCGATGATGAAGTCGTGCTCCATGCCGGAATGCAGGACCAGCACGCGGGTGTTGATGGTGGGAATGTGGGTCAGCCGGAAGCCCAGCAGGCCACACATGATGCCCGCCGCCCACACGCAGCGCACCACCTCGCCATCGCCCTCCATCTTCACCTCGACCACCTGCCCCGGCAGCCGTGTGCCGATGACCACGCCAGGCCGGATGTTGCTCTGCCGGGTTTTGGAGTTCATGTGCGGGTTCAAGTCAACGTGTCTGGCAGCCTGGCGTCAAGCTGTCGAAATGGAAAGGCCGCCCAGGTCATGCACCCCTGGGCGGCCCGAACACAAGGAACCAACCACAGACAACCTCTACACCGAAAGTCTGCCGGTTACGAGGCGAAACCGCCGGAAGCCTTCTTCACCAGCGCCGCCTGGATGTTGAAGCTCTCGGCCACGTCCAGCCCGTCGACGTTGAAATTCCACGAGACGTTCTCCATGACGCACCCGCGCAGGACGATCACATCCTGGCTGGTGGTGGCGCCAAAGGGCGATGCACGGCCGACCTTGAACTCCACGGAACTGAGCACCGCCTTGCGGATGCTGCCGGGATTGGACTCGGGTCGCAGGCTGGCCAGCACGCCGTTGTTGCCGACGAGGCGGCCCACCTGAAGCGCGCCGCTGGGCTGGCCCGTCACCCAGTAAAGCTCGGAACTGCCACCCTCGAACCGCGGCATGACCCGGTGGCCGTAGGTAAGCTGCGATCCCTGCACCAGACCCAGCCGCCCGTTGCCGTTGGGCGCCGGGATGAAGATCGAGGTGTAGTCGGAGGAGATGAGGTGGTTCTGGCCGACCAGTTCCCGCTGGTAGCCGAAGAAGTCAAGATCGCCAGGCATAGTTCAGTGAGTTCAGGTTGCTGTTCAGACGGCTGCAGTGTTCTCCGCTCCCAGCGAGCGCGCGGCGCGCAGGGTGACCCGCAGATGGTTGAGCGGGAGCGGGAAGTCGATGTCCACGGACACGTTGATGGTGTCCTTGAGCACAGGGTCGATGGCGACCTTGAGGTTGGCGTAGTCCACGATCTGCGGACCCGCATCCGGCACCGCCGACGGGGTGTCCTTGGACGAATCCAACAGGTTGCGCATGTCGGTCATGATCTCCTCGACCACGGCCTGCACCGCGTTGCGGCGGCCGACGTAGCGGTCCAGGATGTCCACGACCTTGTAGGACATGTCGTCGAGGTTCGCACCCACAGAGTCCTCGTAGTAGAGGATGCCGCGGTTGGAATCCGTCGTAAGCTGGTGACGGACGAACACCGGCCCGTCCTCCAACTCCTGCGTGACGATGAACGTGCCGCGGCTGGCGGCCACATCCAGTTCCTCGTCGGAGTATTTGGAGAACATCAGCGGGGCGGCCGTGACCGAGTGCTCGAACTGCACGCGGGTCAGCCCCTGCTGCGGCAGGAGCACCGAGCGGAGACCCGCTGCCTCGGCAGCAAGGAAGCAGAGCGGCTGGGAGAGCAGGCTGCCGGCGACATTGCGACGGAGCGGGCTGTCCACCCACAGGTTGTTGACGCGGCGGTCGAGGAACTGCTCCGACCGGCCGCCAATGAACTCGGCCTGGGAAAGGCCGTTGTCCGGCCGCCAGAGTTCAAACTTCACCGCCGGATTGACCGCGGCGCCCGGACCTGTCTCCAGCAGAAGCTCATCCTCTTCGAGGACGTTGGCCACCACGTAGCTGTCGAACACCGTGTCGTTCCACTCGTTCGCCCGGTAGTTGGTGCGGAACTGATCGCCCGGCTTCACGCCCAACGTCAGGAACTTCGCGTCCGGCGAAACCACCCGGACGTTGCCAGAGCCATTGGCCAGGATGACCGCCTCGTAGAGGGCACCATCCGCCTGCAGCGCGAGCAGCGGGTAGGAACCGGGATTGGCGGTGCCAATGTAGCCACGGCGCCAGAGCTTGCCCTTCTCGGTGGACACCTTGTTGCAGTGCGTCCGGAGATCCTGCTGGATCGTGTAGTCGGACGTCATGAGCGCCACGGCATAGATGCCGCGCACGCGCTCGGCCTTGCGGAGCATGGCCGTGTAGCCGGCGCGGTCGTCGCTGGCCAGCCGGCCCACATAGACGGGCTTCGTCTGCGCCGCGCGGAACGCGATGACCGCACCGTGGCAGACCGGATTGTCGGCGTCGTTCTTGCCGAAGGTCGTGATGAGGTCAGCCTCCGAGCCGTAGAGCTTGAACGTGTCGGCGCTGGTCGCCGGCACGAGCGCGCGGTAATGCGCGAAGAGCCGTCCCGCCAGCGATGCCTTGGCCGGCACCCACTGGTAGTCGGCATCGCGGTCGGTGAACTTGAGCTTGAGGGTGTCGCGCACCAGAATGCCGCCCACCGACTCCGTGCCCGCCTCGTAGGCCAGCAGCGGCGCCGAGTTGCGCTTGGCCACCAGTTCCCCGGTGAAGAGCGCCCGGCCGTCGATGTTGAGCTTGTTGATGGGCAGGTCGAAGTCGGACCACTCCATCGTGTCCGCCGCCTGGCCGTTGAGCACCAGAATGCTGGCCGCGCCGTTGGCTTTCTGTGAAGTGGCGTGCACGTAGAACACGTCACCCTTGCGGAGGCCAACCTGATGGGTGTGCACGCTCGCATCCCGGGCTGGGAAGATGAAGCGCAGACCCAGCGTGCCGAGCGGATACTCGACCCCCTGGGTGACCGCGATCTCCTGCAGGGCATCAATGCCCGCCGAGTCGGTGATGCGCACCACCGCCCCGTTGTAGGGTGTGGGCACCGCGTTGTTACCGGAGGAGACGACCGTCACCTGGTAGCGGGTGTCCGCCGTGCCGCGGTAGAGGCCCGAAGCCACCAGCGTGATGCTGCGGCTGGCCGCCGGCGTGGCGAGGTTGGCGGTGACGATGGCGCCGTAGCCAACCTGGAGCGCGTCGCCGTTGGCGGTGCTGAGGTCGAAGGAGCGGATCTTGAACGGCACCGCCACGCCGAGCCCCTCGCTGTTCATCGCCGTCGCGCGCACCCGAAGCTGCGTGTAGCTGGTCTGGTTGCTGAACTGGCGGGAGATGGCCGTGGCCATGCTGGTGTTTCCGCTGACCATGTCGAGCACGTCCCAGGTCGTGCCGTTGTTGGAACCTTCCAGGACGAAGTTCAGCGGCCGGTTGTTGACCGGGAACGCGATGGCGTAACCGGTGATTTGTTTGCCGCTGCCGAACACCCATTTGACCCACTCGCCGCCGCTGACCGAGGAAGGATCGGCCGTTGAAGACCATAGGGTGTTCAGATCGCCGTCGAACGCCTTGGCCGCTTCCGAACCGGTCACCTCGGACGAAGCCGAGGCAGTCCCGCTCACCTGGGTTGACTTGACCTTGACCACCGGCGGATAAACGTAACCGGACCCGGGATTGTCGATTACGCAGCCCGTCAACTCACCGCCAGAAATCTGGGCAGTGGCTGTGGCCTGCACACCACCCGAAGGGGGCGTGCTGATCTCGATAGTGGTGTTGCCAGTCGTGTAACCCGTGCCGCCGCTGAGAACATTGTAGGACGCAACCGAACCGCCAGCGATGAGGTCGAGCGGCTTGTATTTGCCGAACACCACGAAGCTGAACTGGTCACCCAGGTTGAGCGGGGGAACCGTGCTGGCCAGACCGATGTAGCGAAGCTCAGGCACCAGTCCGCCAAAGACGGCGTGGTTGAGCACGTAGGCGTTACCGAGCCGGCGCACCACGACGTTGTCGGCGAGGAAGCCGCCGGACTGGCTGCGAACACGCACCCGGGGCACCTGGTCATCCGACCCGCCCTTGACGACGGTGATGGCGTAACGCTCGCCATACTGGCCCGCGTAGATCGCGCCTTCCTTGAGACCGTTCCAGTCGGAGGCCAGCGAGCGCAGAACCACGGTGGCCGCCGCATTGCTGCCACCGCCGCCAGAGAAGGTGATGGTGGGAGCCGACGCGATGGTGGAGGTGGCCACGGCCGCCGCAGTGGGCGTGCCGCCCGAGAATGAGACCGCCGGCGCGCTGGTGTAGCCCTGGCCGGGTTCAATGATGCGGTAGCCGGTCACCTGGCCGCCGGAGACGATCGCCTCGGCCTTGGCCTGGATACCGCCCGAAGGAGGTGCCGCGAGGGTGATGGTCGGCACCGCCTGGTATCCGCTGCCAGCATTGCTGATGACCAGCGTCACCACGCCACCGTCCACATAGCCCGCGCCAGGATGGTCGATGGAGATGGCGGTCACTTTGCCGTCCACGACAGTGGCCGAGGCCAGCGCCTGGGCATTGGCCCAGAGGAGCGCGCCGCCGATGCTGGGCGGGGCCGAGAGCGCCACGTTCGGAGCCGTGGTGTAGCCGCTGCCGGCATTGCTGATGGTCGCCTTGAGGACCGAGTTGTGGCTGAGCAGGACGTCCCAGTTGGGCGGGGCCGACGGGTTGTTGAAGCTGGCCGCTTCGCTCTGGATCGGGTTGAGCGGCGACGCCACCATCTTGCCATCATCGCTGCCGGCGGCGGAACCCGCCTTGGCCACCGTGTTCTCCTTGTCCACCCGGCGCACCGTGCGACGCACCGTGGCATCGCCGAAAGTGGTATAGACCACGTCGCCGGCTTTGATCTGTCGGCCGCGAAGCTCGGGGATCAGGGTGGCGTCATCCACGCCGACGTTGGCGCCGGTCGCCACCGGAGCGTCGAAAACGATGTTGGCGGTGTAGCCGGCACCTGGCGAAATCACCACGGCCAGGATCACCGCGCCGTTGGCGTCGGTGGTGAGCCGCAGCACGCCGCCTGAACCAGAACCGCCCGCCACAGGCACGTCCACCGTGCTGGCCAGCGGATAACCGCTGCCAGAGAAGATGACTGCCGCACCGTTGATCTGGCCGCTGTAGGCGTCGTAGAAGACCACGATGCGCGCTCCGCGCCGGACGACCCGCACCTGGTTGGGCGTGGCCAGCGAGGTGATGAGGAACTCATACTTCGCCTGGCTCACCTGGTCGTTGACGGCCGGAGAACTGGCCTGCCAAAGCTGACCCTCCAGGTTTTCGGCGTAGAGCTTGGTGAACGCACGGTCCACGATGGGGCCGGGGCGGAGGTTCTCGTAGGCGACCAACTGCCGCGCGGCGGGATCCGGGTCGGTGTTCTCGGCGAACAGCACACCCTTCATGGCGGCGCGCTCGTCCGCGTTGGTCACCCGGCGAAGGTCGAACTGCGGCCCGAGCACGCAGGCGTGTCGCACTGAGGGCGTGACGGGCAGCACCACGTCGAGCAACTGGCGAACGGTCAACTGCGGCTTCGAGTATGAAGTGATCATGGCGGGACGAGATTACTTTTCGGACACTTTAGCGGGGCTGGCGAATTCCGCAAGACTTTGCTTGAAGGTGATCTGCTTGATCCGGTGGCTCTCGGTGAAGGTCCACCAGACCGCGTCGAACTGCAGCCCCAGGATGACATCCGCCTCGAACTGCTGATAGGACTGCTCGGGTGACCGGTTGAAGATTTTCGGCTGCAGGAGGTTCTGCACCTCGAACTGCGCGAAGCCGGCCTGTTCGCGCAGCAGATCCTGGGCGCCCAGGTAAAACTGCGCGGTCAGATCAGCCAGGTTGAGCACCTCGTCGGCCGAGGCAGAAGTGTGGCGAAGGATGACCGTGGTGCCCACGGACTTGACCTGCATCCGGCCCGACCGGTCCTCGGTGAACTCCTTGTGGTTGTCAATAACCCGCCGGCTGTAGATGAAATCTGTCATGCCGACGTAAATGGCCGGCACCGTGCGCGCCTGGCTGCGGTCGAACTGGAAGTCCAACATGATGTCCAGACCACGAGGTTCCTCGGCCTTCCAGACGTAGTTTCTCAGCAGATCAGCAAGCTCGCCGAAATTTTCCGGTGCCGAGTAGTGCATCCTGGTCAGCAGGAGGAAGAGCTTGCGCAGGTTGGTGGGTGACTTGGGCAGCCGGCCCAAGTTGCGCATCACCGAATCTGGCGATTCAAGCACATCGCTCATGACGTCAATGGAAACTTGTAGCGCACATCCGTGCGGGGAAGCAAGGTCAGCGTGGCCTCCTGCAGGACGGGAAACCTACCGTTGACGTAATGCACGTCCACGACATCCACGAGATGACGACGATCGGCATCCGGCTCCACCACCATGTCCTCCTTCTCCAGCAGCGGCAGGGCCAGCGTGCGCATCTTCACGCCCTGCATGTCCAGCGTGCCGTTCCCGTCCGGCTTGGCCGCCACGGCTTTCTGGCTGATGTCGAGCTTGCGCATGAAGCTGTCCACCGGGGCATGGAACCCGCCGGCAAAGCCAGTGCCGAAGCAATGTGCGCAGAGCGTGGTGGCCAGCCGTTGCCCCGTCTGCTTGTCGGAGCACTTCTGGCAGCGCGCCCCGCCGTGACGCAGCCGGGCGATCTTGATGGGCAGGCAGAGCCGCAGGATCGTGAACTCGTCCCGCAGGATCACCGCCGCCATGCCGAACTCGCGGCGCGGCACATCGCCGAACGTGGCCACGATGTCGGAATCCTCACGCACCCCCGGAGCCTGCAGCACCACCTTGTAGTAGGTGTCGGTCTGGTTGCCGCGCGGAACCAGCCGGTCGAGGAAGTAGCTGCCGCCGTCCACCTGGCCAACCTGCACCCAGCCCGTCACGCCATCATCCGACCGGTAGATGAAGAAGCGCGCGGCAGCCAGTTCCGGCACAGTCTTCCACAGCACCGCAATCTCGTTGTTGCCGTAGGCCGGCACCACCTTGATCTTGAGGAATGCGCTCACAGTGCGGCAAACGCAGAGTGTATGTTGATGCGCAGCTTGTGCGCCTTGGATCGGCTGGCGAACTCCTCGCGGAACAGCTTCAGCATTTCCTTGAAGTGGTCGATGCGTCTGCTCTGCGGTGACACGGTCATGTTGCCAGCCTGGTAGGCCAGGTCGGAGCGCATCCACTCCTGCAGCTTGGCCAGCAGCAGGTAGTAACCGATGCCGAACAGGAAGCACATGCCGTAGGGCATGGTGCTGGCGGTCACGAACACCACCTGCGGATCCATCTCATTGAAATCCATGGCCGCCGACTCCATGGCGTTGCCGATCTCCTGCTCCGTGAACTGCAGGTCCATGTCGAGCAGGTTCTGGCGCACCTGCTGGTCGGCCATGAACATGCGCACCTTGGCCGGGGTGATGGCCCCTCCGCGGTCGTCGGTGGATGGGATCTCGGTAGGCATGTCGGCTCAGCGACCCAGGCCTTCGTCCACCAGCCGGTTGCCGACGGCACCGCCGCCGATGCCACCCAGCGCAGCGGCCAGCATGCGGAAGTCCGGGCTGGCGTGAATGGAGTCGGACAGTCCGGACCCCAGCGTGGTGCCGGCCGCAGCGCCTGCACCCACGGCCGCACCGCGACCAGCGCCACGGACGAACCGGTTGGTCACCCCGCGCCCCGCCACCTGGTCTTCATCCGAAGGCTGGGCTGCCCGGTAGGCGCCACCACCCAGTCCGCCCAGCATCATGGCGATGAGGAGCTTCTGGTTGAGCGGCATCTGATTGAACTGCCCACTCATGCCGGAAAGCGTGGTGGCGATCTTGACGATCCGCGGATCGCGCTTGTCCCATTCGGTCTGGGCGTCGGGATCAGGCGCCCCGGCGGCCTTGCGCATGGCATCGGACAGCGGATCATCACCATGCCACACGCGCAGCGAAACCGCCGCAGCCAGCACATCCGGGTTGAGTGTCCGGGTCAGGTGGCGGGTGCTGACGGTGGCGGATTTGGCTTTCAATGTCTGCGCGAACGCCTGGCCGATGTCGCCGTCGGTGAGCAACTGGCAGTTGGCGAACTTGGCGAAGTGCTCGCAGGCCGCCTCCTCGGGCAGGCCCAGCGCCATGCACCGCTCAGTGAAGCCCCGGATGAAACTGGGAGAGTAGGGAACGGGAATCGTGGTCATGATGACGTGCCGACAGGATGCGCGTGCGTCAGCGAAAAGACAAGCTCCCAGTGACAGACCTCCACCAAAAGAAACCGGCGGCTGAGTGAACAGCCGCCGGTTCGTGAGTCTTTCGACGTGGATTAGATGTTGAAGTTGATCTTGGCCACACCCGCCTGGTTGGCGATGGTGGTCGAGATCGTCTCCCGCGCCGAGAAGCGCAGGATGTTCTTCTTCTTCTCCACGAACAGAGTCAAACTTTGCAAGGAGTAGAATCGGCCGAGATAGCCGGGCTCCGTGAAAAGATAGACGATGCCATCCGGGACCAGGTCGCGCTTGATCGTGAAGATGTGCTTCACGCCCATGATCGTCGAGGTCTGCAGCGCGGTGAGGCCCTCTTGGAAGAGTTTCTCCGCCAGGTCGCCGCCGACTTCGTCGCGCTTGAACTTCAGGAACTCCTTGGCAGTCTTGCGATTGCAGAGGAACACCCCGTTGTTCAGGGACTGGTCTTCCAGGACCGACAGCGCCTTGACGTAGTTCGCGCGCGTGATCCCGCCACTATACGAGAAGTGCTGCTGCACCCCCGCTGCACCGACCCCGTTGCTCGCCCCGCAGATGTCGTCCACCGAGGCGATGAACTTGCCGTCCTCCTCGGTCTGGACGTCCTTGAGGGAATTGTCCGTGATGACCTGGCGGAGGTCCATCTTGTAGGTCCGCAACTCGTTGATGTCCTTCGTCCACTCGGGGGTCGTGATCTCGTTGAAGACGCAGGCAAACTTGTTGCCGTAGTAGGCTTCAGCGTAGGCACTCGCCCCGAACGGGATGGACTGGGCGCCCCGGGAGAGCGGCTCCATGTCTTCGATGATGACGGGCCGGTCGTGTTCGAGCACCCGGTCGAGCATGTCGTTGGTCGCGGTCTGCTCGGGGATGATCCGGCGGAGGAAACCTTCCTCGCGGATCTTGCGGCGGATCATGTTCGATCCGGCCGCGCTCGCCTGCTTGACCTCGCCGTCCTGCGATTCCACGATCTGCGCCAGAAGTTTCTGGTTCAGTTCCTGGATGTTTTCCACTGGATCTTGAGTCTGGGGATTCATGGTAGTGAGTCCTTTCTGGGTTCAGGGCATTAAGCCTGATCCGCGCGATGCGGGATCCAGCGGGTCGTGAACGTCAGCACATTGAGCGTGAGCACGCTGCTGACGACGGTGGCGGCGGCCTGGCTGTTGACCGCCGCGACGTTCTGCTTGCCGCCGTGCGAGACGACGCCAACGATGTCGGTGGTTCCAGCATAGCCATCGGTGGCCACGTTCACTGATCCAGCGTCGCCACCCGTCGCGGCCATGAGGGGAGTGCCCTCGGCATAGACGGACGCGGCCACGAACCAGCCTGTTTCGATCACGTAATCCCCGGCGCATGAGAGCCCGAGAAGCAGCCCTGACGACTGAACATCCGTGTCGGCCTGGTCATGGAACGCGATGAACGGTTCCTTGCCAGCGGCCACACCCTTGACCCACTCGCCATTGCTGTCGAGGGAGATGAGTTGACCGGACTGGATGCTTTCATTCGCCTTGGGCTTGGCGGTGCGGGTCAGGCCGCTGGTCTCGTTGCCGTGGTAACCACGACGGACGTTGACGCGGGGCACTGAACGCCGGTATTCACCGTAAGTAGGCATTTGTGTGCTTCGTTTCTACTGTTGACTCACCACCGCCGGAACAGCCGGCGCTGGGCTTGAGGATTCCCCTCAAAGTGTTGACGGTTCAAAGACTGCCAGGCGGACGCTCAAAAGGCAAGCCACCAGTTGCAGGAGCTTGAGGACGGAAAACGGAATCACCGCCGTCTGGTGCGATGGGCAGCTTCTTAGGCGCCGGACGCAGACTGCGCGGCAACCAGTTGGTCTTGGGCTGGCGCAGGACCATCTCGCTGAGATCTGGGTTGAGGGTGCGCCCGATGGGGACATTCATGGTGCCGCGCAGAGCACGAGCGCCGCGGGCCAGCCAGTTCAAAGCACCGGCCTGCTTGACCAGCACGAATGCAACCTCCAGCCGAGACGATGGGGACAAGGTGTTCACGAGCGCATTGCCACCGGCAGGCCACGCGCCGCGCGCCACCAGCCGTCAGGGTCGGCGTCAGCATCGGTGTCAGCCTCCTTGGTAAGCGGCTGGCCTTCCGAAGGCGTGCTCATGAGCGCCTGGGTCAGGCTGAGCATCATGCCGAACACCCGGTTGGGATTCTCTTGAAGTTCTGAGGCAACCTTCTCCTGAACCTCAGGTCGCAGCAGATGTAGATTGACCAGCCGGGTAAGGCAGTTCTGCAGGTCGCCTGCGGCGAATGGACGGCGACCAGCCGCCACCTTCTCCAGGATAACCTTGTCCTGCGCCGCAAGCTTGGTCTCCAGATCAGCCACCCGCAGGAGAACTTGTTCCTGCTCGGCGAGCTTGCCCGTTAGGGCGGCAATCTTGGCCTGGTCGGACGCATGCTGCAACAGTGCTTCCTCCAAGGTAGCCAGGGCTTCCCCCATCGGACCCGCCACTGCGTCATGAAGATTGCGGTCCATGCCGGAAACGATGTCTGCCGGTTATGCCTTGGCAGGAGCAGCCGGCGTCTCGCCTGCGGCGATGGCGTTGGCCTGCTTGAGAATCGCGTGCGCTTCCTTCTCTTCGGGCGGAGCGTCGTCGGCCGGTTCCCCGGCACCAGCCGGATGAGCTTCACCGCCGCCTTCGCCGCCACCCTGCAGAATGGCCAGCGCCTGGGCGGCCTCTTCCGGGGTGACCTTGCCAGACTGCACGAGTTGGTCGAGCACGGCGACGATGTCGGTGTCGGACACACCCTCGCCGTTGTAGTCGGCCGGCATCTCCTCGCCCATCATGGCGGGATCTTCCATCATGGCGGCAGCCGCCTTGGCGCCTTCCAGGTAGAAGTGCTGCTCCAGTTCATCCGTGCAGCCAGCGACTCCGGCCTGGTGGATGTGGGCGAGCTTGATGATGGCCTGCTGGTCCTCGGCAGAGGCAGACTTGAACGCTTCCTCGGCGGCAAATGCGCCGGACGCCTCAGCTTCCTCGATGAGGGCTTCCTGCTCGGCCATGAACATGGCGGCCTTGATCAGGTCGTCAGCCACGCCAGCGCCGAACTTGGCTTCAGCGATCTTGCGCATCACCGCCTGGCCTTCCTCGCTGGTGGCGAGTTCCGCCGCGAACTTGGCATAGAGCGCCGGGTCGATGGTGACTTCTTCGCTGGCCTCCTTCTTGGCGTCCGTGTTGGTCGGCTCGGTCTTGGGCAGCGCACCCTTGGGGTCGGCGGCCGGAGCGGGAGCCGGTGCGGCAGCGGGATCCTTGGCGGCATCCGCCGGCTTGGCTTCCTTGCCGGCGTCGCCGTCGGTGTTCTTCTTGTCGTTCGGCGGCGCAGCTTCGGAGGCGGACTTGCCGGCGCGCATCGCGGTGATGGCACCGGCAATGCCGGACGACACCTTGGCGATCTTGTCGGTGAGCGACGGCGACTCCTCGCCGGAAACGGTCTTGGCCGGCGCAGGAGCGGGGAGCGTCGGAGTGGCGCCGCCGTTGCTGGCGCTGGCCGGCACGTTCTGCTTGGCGGGCGCGGCGGCGGGATCAACCGGCACGCCCACGTTGCCCTTGTCCTGCGGATCTTTCTCCGGCACGGCCGGAACATCACAGGCCGACTTGGTCGGCGTCGCGGGAGTGGAGGCCGACTTGGAACGGGCGTTGAGGCGCTGGCCAAGCTGCTCGAAGGTGAGGATTGATTGAGACATAGCGGTTAGCGTTTGTGCTGACAGAATAGCAGCGGCACAACCGGATCGTCAATCAGGTTGTGATCAGTGAGGTGAACCAACTGCGCCACCCTGTAAGTGGCGTAGGCACGGCTGACGTTCGCCGCCTTCTCCATGACCTCGGCCGGGAACTCGTCGGAAACAGCCGACGCGCTCTTGTGTTGCTCCGGGGCGGCTGCACAGGTCCGAACCACCCGGACACGCACCTGGGCAGGTTGCATGGAAAGTTTCTCGCCGACCTGGTCGAGTAGTGACTGAACCGGGTCACCCGGCCCACACTCACAGGCGGCCTTGAACAGCGATGCCGGCGCGAACAACTGCTCCAGTTCCGGCTCGGCCGGCTGCTGCTGCAGGTCGCGGAACAGCGTGGACAGCTTCTGCTGTGCGGCCTTGCAGACCGCGTGCTGATCCGCTTCGGCCAGTGTGATGCCGTTGACCATCGCGAAGAAAGTTGGAAAAGGCAGCACGGCCGCATGCTTGGCCAGATGGTGAAACACCACGTCGGGCTGCACCTGCCGCAAGATCTGCAACTGCGCGTCAGAAATCTCGTCGCCCGTGAACAGGAACGGCATCGCTTCTTTCACGAGATGCGCGCGACCATCCTCGCTTTTCACTTCGCCCCGGAGGACGGCCTGCGTGAACGCCTCCTCGTGCGCGAGCTTTTCCAGCACGGCCCGTCCCGCCACGGTGGACCAGCCCAACTCCGTCGGCAGTCCGACGCCGATGCGCTCGGCCACCAGGTTGCTGAACGGGAACTCCGCCGACGCCGCCTTCTGGTGGTCCTTGTCCAGCATGTATTCGAGATACCAGGCGATGCGGTCAGCCGGATTACGCACGTCGGAGATGTCGAAGAACGTCGGCTGCGGATTGCGCGCGTAGGCGAACTTCTGGAACTCCGGCACGAACTGGGTCATGCGGTTGGCCAGATGCGTGCAATAAAACCGCGCGCTCTTGGCGTGGTTCTCGCAGCACGAGCAGACATCGTGGGGCACCCGCGCTGACATCGAGAAGGCGAGTGGCTCACCTCGCTTGGCGCGCTCGTGCTGTTCCGCCGCCTTCTTCTTGCAGCCGTGCACCACCAACTCCACCCGGTCCATCTCGTCGTTGTAGCCCGACGCCGCGATCTTGCCGATGGCGAGCTTGGGATCGCGGTTGCGGTGCTCGACGAAGAAATGACCGCACTTCACGAACGTGTCGTGCCGGGCTTTGAGGTCGGGCCTGGCCCAGTGGTCGCCGTTCTTGTTGAAGCCGTAGTTCTCGCTCGCCCCCATGGCAATGAGGTGCACGCCGAAGTGGTTGTCGTCCGGCAGATGCTGGCGCAGCAGCTTGTCAGAGAAAGCCGACGAGGCCGCCGACTTCACCTGACGCGCATTCTCGAACAGGAAGGCCAGATGCCCGCCGGCCCGTTTCAGGACCGCGTCGTTGTCGTGGGAGAAGATGACCTTGTCCATGCGCTAGTTGCCCATCAGGCGGTTCTGCAGTTCATCGGCGGCACCCGCACCCGCCAGCGTCCCAGCCGTCATGGTGGTAGGCGAGAACTGCGAGATGCCCTCCGAACCGCGCAGCGAAGGACGGAACACTTCCGAGAACATCCGCCCAATGTCATGGCCACGCGTGCTCGGAATTCCGGCGATGCGCTGGGCAATGTGATCGGGCACCCAGGCGGGCATGAGATCAGAGATGCCACGGGTCATGCGCTTGCCGGCGTCACCCAGCAACGGACCAGTCCCGTCGGCGATGCGCGCCACCTGGTTGGACATGAAGCCACGACCGGACTGGCCAAGATGCTCAGCCAGACCGCGCGCCACCCGCTTGGGCACCGGCTTGGAGTGCAGCAGGTCGTAGCTCTCGTCAGCAAACGCAGTGGCCCGGTTGAACGGGAACCCTCGCACGCCAGCCTCCATCAGAAGCTCGTTGGCAGCCAGGCCCATGCCCCGCTCCGACCGGCGGTTCAGAGCACTGTCCACAACGTGCATGACCTTGGACCGGTTTTCCGGTGAAGCGGTGAGGAACGAATGGAGGACATCGGGTGTGAGTTCGCCGGGAGTGATGCGGTGCGCCAGGGACTTCTCGCCCTTGACCATCTGGGCGATGCGGCGCAGCGCGTTGGTCCGGTTGCTGCGCACCAGATGCCTGACACCCATGCCGCCCAGGGCCAGCGTGCCCAACCCTGCGGCGTGGTTGATGCCGAAATCAGTCAAGCCATCCACGCCCCGCGAGAACATGCCCGGACTGGCTCCGCCTTCACGAAACGGTCCTGTCATCATCTTCACACCTTGCGGGAGAGCCGCGCCCGTCACGCCACCCAGCGCCGTGCCCATGAGCGCATTGCGCATGATGCGCCGACGCCGCTCGCCGGGAGCCTCGTCAGGGCGGGCTTCCTGGCTGGCCAGATAGCCCGCCAGTCCGCCACCGCCGGCAGCGCCTACGAGGCCGGGAAGGACGAGATCCTTGACCAGTTGCGGGTCGATTTGAGGGATGGTCATACGATCACACCGTCACCACGGTCTCGCCTTCGAGAGGCCGCGCACGGAGCAGCACCGAGTCACGCGCCTCGATCATGCGGTCCTGCACCACCTTGGCCCAGTGCTCGGCCTTGGCGTCGGCATTGACATCATCGGCCAGGTCGAACACCTGCTTGACGGGAAAGTCAGAACGCAGCCGGCGATGCCGGTTGGGTAGCGTGAACGAGACCGTCACCGGCGTCTTCTGATACCCGGTGCCGGAGGCGATGATCTCGATGTCCGTGACCTTGCCGTCCTCGACCACAGCCAGCGCCTCTGCCCCGGAACCAGCGCCGGTGATGGTCAGTGTCGGGCTGGACGTGTAGCCGGTGCCCTGGGTGAGAATCTTGATCTCCACGATGGCGCCGTTGATGTCGAGAACCGGCTCGAACGTGGCGCCACTGCCACCGCCGCCCGAGGCAGCCACCACGGTGTTGACCTGACCAGGCCGGGTCACGTCGCCGAGGAAGGTGCCGCCGGCATTGACGATGGGCTCGCCAAACACCGCGAGCTTCTCCTCCTCCAGCGCCGTGAAGTCGAACGGTGAAATCTGGACGTGGTAGCGTCCACCCAGGTTCTCAACGAGCTTGCGGATTTTCATGACGGGAGTTGGCGCGGCATGGTGCTGAAGCCGACGATGCGGCCCTCCTCGTTGACGGTGGCGCAGACATAGTTGTTGGACAATCCGGCCAGCACGCCATTGAGCAGGCCCAGCGGCCCCACTGTGATCTTGTCGCCTTTCTTGACGAACTCAACCGGCAGCGTGTCCGGCCCCTTCAGTTCCACGGTGGTGCGGTTGGCGATAAATTTCTGACAGCCCTCCGGATCCGACTGGAAAAGCTGCTGCAGGACATCGGCGGCATGCCGGGCGGGATCGACCTTGGCCTGGATGGTGGGCTCGCTCATGCCGGAGAGTTTAATCCCGTCCCTTGGCGGCTGGCAAGTCTTTGCCCTTGTAGAGGGTGTCTTTCAACTGCCGGCGGTTGAGGTCCATCCGCTGCGCGGCCAGTTGCGTGTCGAGGAAACCTTTCACATCGAACGGCGCGATGCCGTCGTGCTGCAGCGCGCTGCGCAGCGCGACGCGCATCACATTTGGATCAGCCGCCAACGCCGGCATCGTGGTCCGGAACGTGTTGTAGATTTCGGCAACGCGCTCAGGGTCGGCGTCAGACAGCACTTCATCGGTCAGGAGCAGCTTCTGCAGCATGGAGGTCTGCTCGTAATCCTGCGCGCTGTCGTCCACGAGTTCCTGCCCGGTGTTGTTTGGCGACATCAGCACCTTCTTGGCCTGGCTGACATACTCGTCGGCCATGGCGCCAACCGGTCCTTTGGACAGCCACTCCGACGAGTCCGTCAGCACTGTCTTGGCACTGCCGCCGCCACCCTTGCCACCACTGGGCGCAGAGGGTGAGCTACCGCCACCAGAAGGTCGCGCAGGCTTGCCGCCTTGCGGTTTGCCGCCGGAAGAACGGTCGCCTCGATCAGAACCTTTGCCACCTTCGGCGTCATCGGCCGGGGCGGCGTGCATGTCAGGCACCTTGGGCTTGGTGGATGCACGGGACGACTCAGTGGCCGTGGCGGCGCTGACCGCCTCCTTGGTCAACGCATCCATCTGCGTGGTCTTGCCGCGCACCTGATCAAGCTGTGACTGCAGTTCGGCCAGCTTGAGGAAGAGCGGCTGCATGCCTTCGGTGTCGATCACCAGGCGCCGGGAGCCGGGGCCGGTAGCACGCTCAACCGCCAGGTGCGAAGCCTTGCAGAAACGCGCCGCCTGCTCGACGGCAGGTTTGATCTTGTCGCCGTGCAGCAGCAGGGCATCCGCCTCCACCTCGCTGAACGAGATGGTGCAGCCCGCCACCTTGGCGTGGATCTGTCGAAGCACGCCTCGCGCATCTTCCAGCAGGTCGAACTCGCGCTGACGCAGCACATCCCCGGCGGCCTTGACGAGATCCTGCGATGCCAGCGGCGCGGAGGCGCTCTTGGCCAGGATGTGCGCTGCCGGCATGGCAGTCTCCAGCACGGGGTCGGCGTCCTGCACCAGCGACTTGAGCACGGAGGGCAGGGTCTGCACCTCGTCCCAATCGGCCTCCCACAGCGGCTCGGCGCCAGCGGTCTTGGTCGAGGTGGTGACGGGCTTCATCGTGAGATACCGCGACACCAGTCCCGGCACGTCGAGAATCTTGAAGGTGCCGCCGCGCGAAGCTGCCTTGTCCAGGTAGGAGACAGTCTTGGCCGTGTTGAACAACTGGCCAAGCGCCTCGACGGCAGCCGGGGCAAGGTTTTGATCGGTCGCGAGCTTGATGATTGCGTCCTCGGCCGAAGCGCCCTGCTTCACTGCCGGAGCAATGTCATCAACCAGCCAAGTTAGAAGTTCTTGTCTCACAAGCCATAGCCACTGCGTTGGGCCACAATAGGCAGCGTGGTTGGCTTTAACAAGCCCAAATTGAGCTTGACCTCTAAGCCTTGACTGGCTGTGCCTTGGCCGCCTCTTTCTTGATTCCGGCACTGCGCAGCTTGGCGATGAGTTCCGGCGCCACGCCTGGCTGATAGTCAGGACGGCGCGACGGTAACTGGTCAGGCAGCATGAGGGCGTCCGGCGATTTCTTCGCCACCTCGCTGAACGACTCGTTCAACAACCGCGCGCGGGTGTCCGGATTGTTGTAGGCTTTGATCTCATCTGAGACCGGATGCCGATTGGCCACCGACTCCAGCCCGGAGATGCGCCCGTCATTGCCCTGCTCCTGCCCGCCGATCTTGGCCGCCGAGATCATCTGCCGGGCGTGGCTGAGGGCCGCGCCGCTGCCCATGCCGATGCGCGCCTGGGTGAGCGCCGTGCTCATGATGGAACCTTCCACACGCAACGCCGAATCCGAGGAGTTGTGTTCCTGCGTCATGGCCGACCGACGGCCGGACACCGCCATGGCCGGCTCGATCCCGTGATCGTAGGCCATGCGCAGCACGATGAGGCGAGGATCCTCACGGTCACCATAGCCCGGACGCATGATAGGCATGCGGGTCTCAGGGAACACCACGCCGTGAATATAGGCCGGCTCGTCCATCCGGTCGCGGACGTTGAAGAACAGTTCCTCGAAGAGCCGCACCGCCGCCACCGGCACCTTCAGGTCGGAACTGATCTTCTGGTAGCTGATGTCCGGGCAGATCAGGTAGGCACGCACCAGGCTGCCCAGCACGCCGCTCTGCGGATGGTTCATGTGCAGGGCATAGGCCGTCATGAAATGCTGGTGCTCCGTGTCCGTGCATTTCATGTAGTTGTAGGCCAGGTGCAGCGACTCCTCGTTGATGGTCGGATCCATTGGCACGCCCATCTCGATGTGCGCCTGCACAAAACGGAAGCCGACCTGGGGATCATGCAGGCAGAACACCAGCCGGTCCACCAGTCCGTCCGTGTTGGGATCAAGCCGCCTCGGGGCGGCTGGAAGTGATCGGAGATAGGTGCAGCCTTCTGGGAGAAGCTGGGCCAGTCGGGTTACTTGAAGCCGGTTCATGGTGGATACAGGTCAGGCGATGCAGCACATCGCAGATGCAGTGTTGTCCTCGATGGACAGTCAGCCAGGGTGCGGTGGTGGTCAGATGCACCATCCACCAGCGGCCGAAGAGTTGAAACCTGCGCGTGCGCATGGCTCAGGACATCAAGCCCGGCGAGCCACGCTGGTGCTCGCGGTTCTTGAGCATTAGTTCCAGGGTGAGATCACCGAAAGCCTTGAAGGTGGAGAGCGCCTTGTTCTCCAGCGCAGTCTGGTCGTCGCTACCGTAGGCCGAGGCAAAATCCTCTGGCTTCCAGTAGATGAGGAAGAGCAGCCGGCCGATCCGGTCAAGGGCCTGCTCCAGGTCGGGCAGCCACTTGTCCACCATGCCGACCGAGTCGTAGGTGTTGACCAGCGTGCCCACCACGCCGTGCTCGAACAGGTTGGGCAGGCCCATGGACTTGGACATGTCCCACAACTGGACGGGAAGCTGGGCGTCGATGGTGTCCGTGGTGTCGCCCGTCTCCAGGCTCCAGCGGTCACCGATGCGCTGCTGCGGCACTTCGACAGGCGTGGAGTCCACCTGCACCGCCTGCATGGAACTGCCTTCCGCCGGCACACCGAAGTCCTCGTTCACATACTGCTCGAACTCAGGGAAGCTGACGCCGAGGTTGGTGGCGAGCTTCTCGAACGGCTGGTAGAAGAACCGGACCACGCCGGAATTCTCCGCGCGCTCCACCAGCGTCCGGGCGAGCTTCTCGCGCAGGGCACAGCGGGACATGAGTGTCATCAGCGCGCCGAAACGGTTGAACCGGGAAGCCAGCTTGACGCCGCTCTCCAGTTCAACCACGAACCGGCCGCCTTCGGCCAACTGCAGGCTGGCCCGCTTGTAGCCAGCGCCGAAGATCATCTGCGCCAGCGCGTAGCCATCACCCGGAGTGAGTGTGGCCTCGCCGACGTAAGCCACATTGAGATCCTGGTCGAGGAGAAGCTGGTTGACCGCCGCCAGGTTGCCGCTGGTGGCAACGGTAGCGGGCGCCAGTCCGGTGGCGTTGGACTCGCGCTTCTCCACCTTGGCCGCAACCTCGATGAATTTGCAGCAGTTGCCGATGACCTTCTCCGCCACGTTGACGCCGTCGAAGTCAGGGTTGATCCAGAGCAGCGTGCCGGGCTCGCCGCGATAGAGCCAGGAGCCGGTGAAGATCTGGATGCGCTTCAGGCCCATCTCCTTGTCGTCCACCCGGCGGACGTAGAAGGGCTGAGACAGCGTCTGCTTCTCCGAGTCCCACAGGCGGTAGCACTTGCCGGCCGAAGGCATGGCGATCAGCTTGTCTGTCTCCACCTTGCCGTCGCCGCGCCCATGCAGCGGGTTGGTGCCGCGCGAATTCCAGATCGAGCGCGACTCGCCGGTCTCCAGGTCCACCAGCACGATGTCGGACTGCTGGATCGAAACAGGGCTGCAGGGAGCAGGCGAACAGCTACCGCTGCCAGGCCGGGTGTGAAGCAGGTCGGACTGGTCGGAGTAACCCACCAAGGCCGGACGCATGATGCCGCCCGCCATGAGCACGTCATACTGGCCCGGCTCGGCGATGGTCTGCAATTCGGAGCGCGTGTCATCCGCCACCTCGACGTTGACCTCAGCCTCCTTGCGGAGATCCTCGATCACAAAGCCCTCCCGGATCTGCTCCGCTGACGCTTGCTTGACCGCAGCGTTGTCCAGCGGGTTGAGATGGGCGATGAGCACAGCCTGCGGGCCGGATGCCTGCTTTTCCTGCTCCGGGATATCCGGGCTGTAGTTCGCTTCCTCGGACCCGAGATAGAGCGCCTCAGCAAACGGGCGGGACGCCTGGACGGTGTTGGCGATCTTCCGCATGGCGCTGCGCCCGCCGGACTCCAGCACAAAGCGGCGCAGCACGGACACGCCTTCCTCGGCGGCCTGCTTGACCGGCATCTCCATCCATGTCTTGAACTGGGCATGGGCGCCCTGGCGCGCGGCCTTGATGGTGGCGGCAGGATCGGCCTGGGCACGCAGATCAGCGATGATGTCAGCGGCCAACTCCTTGGCCGGCCGGCGGTAATCCGCCTCGGCGATCTTCACCCCCCAAGCCTGCTTGGCCAGCCAGACATTGAGCAGCGGTTCGCCGCTCTTCATGGTGATGGCATGTGCGCCCTTGAAGTCAGCGCCCATCTCCTGCTTGAGATCCAACTGACGGTCGATCTCCTGCAGCACAGCGGTCGCGCAGTTTTCAGCCGCCTGCTTGTCGAAGGCGACGCCCTTCATCCCCGCATACGTCGGCGCGGCCAGCGAACGAAGGTCCATCTGCGCGCCGTAGTTCGCACGGTCGGAGGTGGGCACATCCACGCCTTCGGCCCGGGGATGCAGGTTCACCAGGAAGTCGGCCCACTCGGGCGTGAGCGGCACGATGCGCTGCTCCTTGACCCGGTAGATCATCTCGGCGCCCTTGACCGCGCCATTGATGAAGAAGGTCGGCACGTAGAAGATCGCCGGACCAACCTTGAACACGAAGATGCCGACCATGCGCGTGTTCTGGTCGTTGGTGAACACGATCTCGAAGCCCACGCGGAAGCCAGGGCGCATGAGCGGGGCGGCCTTGTTCTGGACCACGGTGTAGGCCAGGTCGGCGAAGGTGCGCTCCACTTCCTCTCGCGGCGCGGTGACGGTGGCCGCCGCGAGCTTGCGCCACTGCTGGTCGAGAGTTGCTGTCATGAGATTGCGTTAGTAGAGCCGGCTGGCGACACTCTGCGGGTTGAAGATCAGCCCGCCCACCATCATCAGCCGTTCCATCGGGCTCAGGTTGGCGATGCGGTTTTCACGGACGGTGTTGCGCGCATATTCGCCGCCACGCATGAGGCCGGCACCGGCTATGAGACCGGACGTGCCAGGATTATCTTGAATCCAGCGTCCGGGGCCGCTGGTGAGGGCGCCCATCGCATAAGGGCGGATTGCCTCGGGTGTGTGCTTCAGCCACGACCTGTGCGGCATCAGATAAGGGAGACTTTGCTTGGCCGCCTCCATTGCGGGTGTAAGAGCTTTTCCAGCGGCCCCCAAGGCGGGTGCCGTCTTTTGCATGGCTATCTGAATACCGGTCTGAAGCGGAGTGCCTGCCACCTTCACCCAATGCCCGGTCCAGCTTGCGCTCTTGAACGGCGAACGGACACTCATCTGCACCGGCGACTGAATGCCCGGCATGTGGAAACTAGGCGCCATGCCACGGCCAGCCTGGAGTGTCTGTTGCCCCCAGTCAGATCCAAGCTGGTGGCTGTTCCATCCGCTCACGCCAGCACCTACCGCCCCTGTGCCAGCCAAGGTCGCCAGTCCATTGGAGTTGAAGCCTACTGAACGCTGCAACCAGGGCGTCTGGCTGCGCGCAAACTGATCTCCACGCTGCGTCATTCTCAGCCAAGCCTGGTCCGGCGACAAAGAAAAACCGGCACCTTCACGAAAATTTGCCACACCAGAGCGGTAAGCATTTCCAACCGGACCCCGAGCAACGCGCCCAGGCATGTTCTCGACGAACTGCGCGGTAGAACGCAGACCTTGCCGAGCCAGACCGGGCATGGCTTCAACACCTCGGGCTGTGGCGGCAAGCCCACGCCGCGCAAGTCCGGGTGCAGCGGCACCGCCACGAAAGGCATAGCCGAGCCCACGCCCAAGCAGACCGGCCATGTCGGCCTCCTTCACCATCTGGTTGCGGTTGGCGAGATAGATTGCCGGGAGAAGAGTCTTCATTGGTGATTCGAGTTGGGCATGGCTCCACGAGGCATCGTGGAGGAATTGAACTGATCACGCGCCACAGATTGCGGCGCGAAAACATTACGGAGCCGTTCGAGCAGCGGCATCTGCGCCTGGTGGTTGTAATCCTCCCAGCGCTGCGAGTTGGCACCCGTGACATTGCCGATCCCCAGTGCGCCAGCGCCGGCCAGACCAGCGGCACCAGCAGCCGGCAGGGCGGTGTCGATCAACGGCATGCGCGCTTCCGCCGTGGTGCCAACTTCCTGATAGAGCCGCTTGCTCGTGTCGTTGAACGTCGTCTTTGCCCGGGACATCTCGGCCTGGATCGCGCGCTCAGCCGACGTGCTGCCCACGGAACGGGCGGCGCGGAGCTTCTTCTGAAGAGCGCGCATGCTGTCCACGTAGTTGCGCTGTGCCCAGCCCAGCCGGTCGTAACCCTCATAGCCACCCAGCATGGAAGCGCGCAGACCGCTCAACAGACCCTTGTCCGTCTTGACCTTCTTGAAAAGATCACGCCCGAGCGCCTCCACATACGCTGCGCGCCGGGGATCGATGAACATGCCGGCGCGCGAGGGGATGGCCGACTTCACCAGGCCGGAGGCAAGCTGTTGCTGGCGCCGTGCGAATCCTTCGGCAAAAGCTTTCTTGGCGAGGTTGCTCATACTGATGCTGGGCGACGGTAATGGAAGCAGGGTCAGGTGTAAAGATTAGGATTCCCGGTGGCGCCGGCGTTGACGGGGTCATGTGCTTCGCCGCGCCGTCCGTCCATAAAGTTTGAGAACGCACCGCTCCATTGCTGACGGGTCAGGTTCATCTGCTTGGCGTCGTCGGCGATACCTTGGGCGGAGTTAGCCAGAGCCGGCGCACCCAAGCCCGCCACCGTCGCCATGCCAGGACGATTGACGATTGTCTTACCCAGCGCCGAGTTGGCACCCATGGTCGGCACCATCATGTTCTTGGCGACGCCACTCAGACCAGGAGCAGTCTTCTTGAAACCCGCCAGCGCCTTGGCGCCACGCACAGTCCCTTTCAGTCCGGCCAGCATTGCACCACCGCCGAAAAATGCCAATGGCGCAAAGGCCGCATTACCCAGACCACTCCAGTAATTGCCCCGTGAAAAATTCAGCCCAGCTTGTCCCAGACTGGCACCAGCGCCCACAAATCCGGGAATGATGGATGCACCCATGAGCGCCGTGTCCGCCGTCAGCGACGCCTTCACGAACGAGAGCTTGGTCAAGTGGTTCATTTGCTCAGAAGGTTATCAGAACTTGCCCGTCTGCTCGACCTTCTGGCCGAAGCCTACACCAACCGCCAGGCGCGGCGCAAAGTGAACATTCTCCCCCACGTCGGTATCGCGCGCACGCGCGGCATCGCCGGCCAGGTTGGTGGAGAGGTAGCTCGTGTCCAGCTTGGCCAGCCAGTCGGGGTTGCTGAAGTTGGCGCCCCGCAGCCGGACCATCTCCGGGGTGAAGGTGGGCGCCGTGGGGCTTGCGTTGACCTGCTGGAAACCCACCGTGCCGAGATGCTTGAGCATCCGGGGTGTGAGCCGGGTGCCGATGGTGTAGTGCAGGGCTGGTGACTGGAGATACATCCCCTTGGCCTTCTCCAGCGACAATGGCTTGGTGTCCGCCGGCGGCGAATAGTCCGGCGCCACCCGGTTGTAGGAGGCGAGGTCATCCACCAGATAGTCGCCCAGCCCGTCTGGGTCGTTGACCCGCACATGGTCCAGCGTGGCGCGGGCCAGCGTCTCCATGTTCAGCTTGGAAGGATTGCCGGCACCGCTGTCGGAAAGGATCTGCCCCAGCCGGTCAGCGTAGTAGCGACGGGCCTCGCCCAGCCCGCGGAAATTCACCACGTCGGCGGGATCGACAATGCCCTCACTCAACGAATCCCCGGCCTCGACCTCATCGCCCACCTTCACCGTCGGCTCGTAACCAGGCAGGGCAAAGTGCTGCTGTCCGGCCACCGTGATGAACGTGCCACCCTGGGGCGCCTCGTCGATGGCCTCCACCCGTCCGTCCAGGTGGGCAGTGGCCGCGCGATGTGGGAACACCTCGGGCGATTGGATGAACTGCGTGATGATGGGCAGTCCGGCGAACTGCTTCTTGCCACCGGAGAATCCGCCGCCGGAATGTTTGGTGTTGCTGCAGATGATGCCGCTGGCCAGGACGAACAGATGGTCAGGATGATCCACGGTCAAATCCCAGCATTGCTGTGGTCCGATCGGAACAATGCCCACCCTCAGCGCCCGATAAAATCCCTCAGTGTGTTGCTTGGCGTAAGTTACCTCACGCAGATACTGACGAAGCCGAGCGTCCTTGACGCCGGGTATTTCTGGAATCAGGGACGCCAGCCTTTCGACTTGATCGTGACGTGTGATGTAAAACTGCCACATGGCGTGCACGCGATTTCCGCTACCAGCCTCTCCTGTGCAGCTAATTTCCGAGCCATACACACACAGCCGGACAGCTAAAAGCTCGCGAAGATCCTCCAGAAGTTGCTTGGACACTGACCCAAAGCTCAGACCTACGTGCCCCTCTTTGTTACGATACACGCTGCCGTCGGTGGCCAAATAACCAGCCACTAGGCTGGTTATGCTGGACTGATTCCAATTCCACACCTCGCGGGGTATGAACTTTTCGTGCGCGTAGCAACGAAGTAGTCGCATCTGCTCCAGCCGCAGCTTTATGGGATTCCTTAGCCCAGCTACAAGCCGACCGGTTTTTTCATCCTGCCGCACGCTGTCTTTTAATTGGGTTATGCCCCAGTCAAACGATCTTTTTCTTTTAGTGAACTTGAGATTAAGGGCCGCGTAAATCTCTCCAAGTCTCTGCATCTGCGTAGCATCAGCGCACGACATTCTCAACTCAGGGTTGTCGGGTCCGTTGCGAATTCCATCGCCAAGCCAAACGCCGACCAGCATAGCCAATGGCTCGTCCACGCCTGCATGTTTGTTATCTACTGGCAAAACCACCCCAAGGTTCTTATGTGGATAACCTGCCTTCAACATCACTACCCTGCGGTTGTTCGGTGATTTGTGATTACCATACACCTTCTTGTTGGAGAGCAATGGATGTTCGACGGTAGCTTGCAACGTCAACAACCTTCTGGTGTTACCCATGCGATACGAGAACTCGTGGGCTGATTGCAACCCTTGGTCCCACTTACCTATGACTTCTACCGGAAAGGTCTGGCCTTGTTTATCCGACCCAAGCACCCAGTCACCTACGCGCACAGATTCAATAGGACGCACCGAAAAATCAGCCATCCGCACCAGCGTCCCTTCCACCAAGCAGTTAAGAGCCCCCTGCGTCACCGGTTCACCTGTGGCCTGCGCGGCCGTAATCCCGGCCGCATAACCCAGCGGCGCCAGCTTGCCTTCCGGCAGCAGGCCAAGGCACTTGGAGCAGATGCCCTCTTTCGCCTGACAGGTCATCGGGCTGCGCGCGATCACCGTCTTCACCTTGGCCTGGCGCAGCTTGTTCATCACCTCGCGGTCGATGGGCGTGCCGGCGGGAATGCCAGCGGCAGGTTGGCCCAGGATGCGGCCACGCAGCGCGTCGTCATCGGCGGCGAAGTCCAGGCCGTTGGTGGTGTCGCAGTCCTTGGCGGTGACGATGAGCGGCGTGGACACCTGCATCAACTGCTTGAGCATGTCTCCGCCTTCGGCCGTGAGGTTTTTTGTCGAGATGACGGACTTGCGCACACCGAACGTAGAGGCCAGATACTCGGCCGGGCGCAGTCCTTCGCCAAAGCTGTTGCGCACAAACAACTCGACCGGGCGGTCGCGGTAGTCGGTGTAGAGTGCAGGTGTGGTGACCATCGCCTTCAACTGGAATGGATTGCCGCGCGCCCCGGACACCACGGTGTTGGCCAGGTTGCTGCCGGCACGGATGGACGCGTCCACCGTCTGCTTCTCCAACTGGCCGGCATACCGCTCCCAGATCTTGAGCCGTTGCTGACGCTTCTCGTCATCCTTCAGGTCGCTGTGCTCCACGGCGCCCAGTTCCGCGTCCATCTTGGCGAACTCCTCCTGCTTGTTGAACGGCGCCTTCATGTCCGCCAGCGTCAGCGTCTCGCCCTGGAAGTAGGCGGTGTTGCGCCCCAGGTCCGCCAGCCCCTCAGCGATGTCGGCATAGCGGTCAGGATAGCGGCGCGCGACTTCGGCCAGCAGGGCGTCGATGCCCTTCTTGTTGTAGCGCCGCGCCGGGTCGTAGAGGTCCGGCGGCAGGAGGCTCTTCACCATCAGGTCGATGGCTTTCACGCGGACCTCCGTTGTTCGCGCAGCCGGCGGATGACGGCCACCAGTCCGGACCGGTCCACGGGCAACACGCCCGCCTGCAGGGCCTTCAACCGAGTGGCCTGGCAGACATCATAGTGGGGCGTGCCGCGCGGATTGTTCTGGAACCAGTTGCGGCGCAGGCCGAGATGGCCGGCCATCGCATGAAGCTCGGCTTCGGTGTCAGCCACCAGGTGGGACATCAGCATGCCCCGGAACGGCAGCCGCTGGTTGTCCACATAGACCGCCATGGCTGGGAGAGGATTACAGAACGCCGGTGTTCTCGTTGTGCGCAACGTGCACGGCCACCACGTCACCGGAAGTCTCGACCACGGTCTCGACCACCAGAATGCCGGCCGGCAGGTTGTCGAACCGGACCAGCTTGTCGGCCGCGCCGAAGCTGGTGGTCTCGGCCACGAGCACCCACACGGCGTCCAGCGTGCCGGGCAGCTTGGCGTGCACCTTGAACTTGGCGGTGCCGGCCCCAGCACCGCTGGTCTTGCGCGGGACAATCAGCAGACGGTTGCGCGCGGCCGTGACCGACTTGAGCAGGTCGAGCGGCGCAAGGTTATTGAGCACCGCAGCGACGCCGCCGGTGGCCGACCCGTAGAGACTGAAGTCCGTCAGGTAGTCCGCCTTGACGTCCTCGTTGTTGATATGTCCTGGCATAAGCGCGTTTTGTTGACGGTCACCCTAACGCCCGGAAGCAGGCTGGGCAAATCAATTCACGACGCTCCGATATAGACGACCGCCTGGATCTTGAGCGGCGTTCCCAGCCGGCGGGTCGGCGTGGTGACCGCAAAGCCCTGCTCGAAGCGCGGCACCGCCACCCGTCCGGAGGGGAAGGTGTTCGGCGCCAGCCCACCCGCCTGCTTACGCCGGAGATAGGCTTGTGGACTTTGGTTCTTCATGTTTGCAGTGACCCGCGCATTCCCGGGTCCAGAAGTTCTTGAGCGAGAAGCGTATGGTCCGGTCGATCATGTCCGGCGACGTGAGTTCCGACTTCAGCTTGTAGGCCATGCAGTCCTGCGCCATGGCCTGACGGTCATGCAGCGGACTGCCGGTCACCATGATGAAGGGCGAGTGCCAGCCCTCTCGTTGCAGGTCGGCAATCAGGTCCAGCCCCATGATACCGTGCCCCAGGTTCTGGTCCACGATGTAGATGTCGTAAAGCTGCTCGGCCATCCGCGACTTGGCCCGCATCGGGTCCATCTCGATGTCCACCTGGTAGTCCACACCCGACAACTCCACCATGACCCGGCGCAGATTGAAGCAGGACTCCTGGTCGTCATCCACGATGAGCACCCGTATGGGCGCGCAGACCCCCAGGTCTCTAGCCAGGTCGTTGGCGGCTCTCAGCAGGTAGGCGGTGTTGGGGCTGCTGCTCACTTGAAGAGGAAGCTGAGGCCAAAGCCCAACAGGCCGCCTATGGTGGAGGCGGCGGCAATGGCTCCGATCTGCTGATGGCGGATCTTGTCGAGTTCCTTGACGGTCTGGGTCATCTCCGTCCATTCCTTGGAGTCACGCGTGATGAACATGTGCGTGGGCTGGGCGGTGTTGACTTTGGTGACCAGCGCATCCAGGTCTTCCCGCAGGCGACGCACCTTGGAGAAGAAGCCGTCGGCCGAACCATCCTCCGGGCCTGACAGCGCGTTCTTGATGCGCAGCACCACCTCCATGACCCGGGGCAGTTCCTTGACCTCCTTCATGCAGAGGTCCAGCGAGTCCTGCAGCTTGCGCAGTTCATCGGCGACGCCTCGATACTGCGCGTCGCCTGACGCCACCATGGTGTCAGCGCGCGAACGCAGCGTCCGGATCTCGTCCTTCAGATGCCCCAACGCCTTTTTCAGATCTTCATCGTTCATGCTCATGACGGTGTGTCTTTCCCTCCAGTGAAGAAGCTGGTCGCCTCCTGAAAATCGTGCACGTCCGTGTTGCTGCCATACCACCGGACCACCCGGCCGCGTCCGTCCTTGATGGGCCAGGCGCGACAGAGATGCCAGCGATACGTGCCGTCACACCGCCGCAGGCGCTCCCGGACCTCAAACGGCTGTCCGTCCTTCAGGCTGCTCAGCCATGCCTTGGTGACGCGGTCCACGTCCTCCGGGTGGATCAGGTTCAGCCAGCCCCAGTGCCAGCAGTCCTTGGTGGTCAGGCCGGAGTAGCTGGCGTAGTGCCGGTTGACGAACAGGGTCTCGCCGTTGGCGCCGGCCATCCACACCATCGTCGGCTGCTGTTCAGCCAGTTCGCGCCACTGGTCCAGTTCCTCCTGGAAGCCACGGCGCAGCAGATAGACGGCCGATCCTAGCAGGATGGAGGTGAGCAGGTAGAAGTGGTCGGATACCCACTCAGTGTCCTCCAGGGCCAGGTTGAACAGCGTGGCGCCACGGCGCACCGCCATCAAGCCCAGCCCGAGACCCAGCAGAAACCAGCCAATCCGCCGGGCGCCCTCACGGATGGAAACCATGCGCCAGCACCACCAGCAGGCCAGCAGTTGGATCACTAGCGACAAGCCCAGCACAAGCTGCAATCCGAAAGCTGCTGCAAAAAGGGAGACGCCGGCGTCAGGCATTTGCCGGGAAGGTGCCTGAACACCGGCGTCAAGACAAGCCAAGGTTGCGGGTCAGCCGTTGAGTATTGTGTTCTGCACAACCAAGGTCGGCTCAAGCCTGGCCCTGAACGCTACCCAGTCGGTATCGCGACCTTCGCGGGTGCTGATCTCGTGTGCGCTGCGTAGCAACTGGTTGGCGACACGCAACTCCATCCGCATTGCGGCCGACGCGCGTAAAGCCATCGGCCATGATGTCGTCAAGCAGTTCGAGGTATTGGTTCATACAGTTCAGTCACCGCAGGGAAGCGCCATAGGCGCGGATGCCGGCAGCCGGGATCTCCTGAGGAGGGATCTCGCGCCGTGCCCAGCGGGCAAACTCCCCGATCGTCGTGGTCGCCAGGACCGCGTTCTCGGGCAGCACAGTGGAAGCAAATGTCAACAGGTTCTTCGGCCAGTCCAGCGCCATGATCGTGCGGATCTCCCACAGGGGTTCGCCGCCGAGCATGGGCGCACCAGCCCAATGCGACTGCAGGGTCAGTTTTTGGGCTGGGATCATCAGGCGTGCAGCGGGTCGTGGATTTCCACCCGCGCTCCGGAGCGAGCCGTGTCACCGCGCGCCATCTCGCTCCGGTAGATATGCGCTCCAAACTCTTCCACCGTCAGGTAGCCGCGTCGGCCCTGCCCACCTTCCGGCATCGGACGATGGTCGTTCCAGATGATCTGATGGTCCGGCAACGTCTTGCGCAGTTCACCTGGAAGCTTCTCGCTCGTGTCCGTCAGTTCCTTCTCCGTCAGCTTCGAGCCGGCGGCAGCCAGCCGCTCCAACCTGGTCTCCAACGAGCACTCCACCAGGACCAGCGGGATACCGCGCTCACGGCAGAACTCCACCTCGTGCGGGAAGCGCACATTGGTGATGGCGCAGCTTTGCTCGATCTTCTGCAGCCGATTCCACAGCATGTCCACCCACAGGGTCTTGGAGTGTCCAAACTTCTCCCAGCCAGTGAACTCATCGCCGAACACACCGCGCATGCCCAGTGCCACGATCTGCGAGGACAGCAGCGCACGCACCGGGGAGTGTTGATAATCGGGGTCCTCGGAGACGAAGCCCCAGCCCCATTGACCGACCAACTGCATGAAGCGCCGGATGCCCGGCACCTGCTTGTCGTCCGTCCCATTGAAGTGACGGCTCACCGCGTAGATCGGATCAGCGAACCCGATCTTCTTCTCACACACCTGTGATGCCACGAAGTCCTTGCCGGAGAAAAGCGCGCCGGCAAAGGCGATACGCAACGGTTTCATGACTTTCAGCAAACCAACAATCAACCATCCAACTCTCAGCCTGGCGGGGCGCAGCCGGAGAGGCCGCACCCATTCGACGGGTTGAAGTTGAGCGGAAGCTGGCTTTGCGTCAAGCCCGATTCACGCAAAATCTTTTGCGTTAAGTCAGGCGGGGAGAAACTTGCGTGGGCGCTGTTCCAGCAGGCGGACGATGTCGTAGATCAGCCACTGCGCTCGTCGAAAATGAGGCGCTTTGGTCCTCCGAATAGCGCGCAGGCTGAGCAAGCGCTGCTGGCGGTCCTGTCGCCAGGTCCACCAGCCGACAAGGTTTTGCCACCAGCGTCTCATACCGAGGAAGGCTTGGGATACTTGTCCTTTACCGCCTTGATGCGCGCGGTCATCTCGGGCGAGAAGGCACCGCGCTTGTAGAGATCGTCCAACTGGTCGCCGACCGTGGGGTATTCGGCGGCGCGCTGGATGCGGTAGGCAAGCGCGGCCTGTTCTTCCTGGATGACGGCCAGCATGCTGTCGAGTTCATCCTGCGTGACCGGCACCACCCCCGGCGTCTCCCATGTGACCCCGGTCAGCGTGTCGCCATCCAGACGGAACAGCGCCCCTGGACGCAGCCGGCTCAATGCCTTGAACACCGGACTCAAACCGCCACCTCCGTCAGGGTCAGCACGCTCACCGTCCGTCCACGGCCATAGGCGGCATTGGTGTCGTAATCGGTCTTGTTGATCTTGGTCGCATTGACCCCGCGCCGAACCTCGACGTGATAGGTGACCGGCCCGACTGCGCCGGGAGTGTCGATGAAATCGATCACGGTAGGCAGCAGCGTGTATTCGATGATGTAGGCGCTGGCGATGGCACCGGCATTGCAGCCCGCCAGCCCGGCGTCCAGCGTGTCCGTGTTGATGCCAATGACCGTCGGCGTTCCGCCCACTGTCCGCACCAGACGGATCGGATTCTGGTAGTTGTTGACGCCGCCCAGGTGCACCACCGCCTGGGCGCGCACCTTGTTGGTGGCGCGGTTCAACGTGATGGTCTGGCTCAGGCCGGAGATGGCTGACCAGGTGCCGTCGCTGGCGGTCATCTCCTCCGAGGTGGTCTTGACAGCCTGCAGCATCTGCTTGACCACGCCAGCCAGGTTGCCGGGAATCACTCCGTCCACGCGCGCCCAGTAGGCTTTGAGTTCCCACTTTGCCAGCGTGATCTGCGCTTGTGTGCTGGACGTTTTACCCAGCACAGCGGGCGTGTAGGTGACATTGTCCACTCGCCAGATCTCCACGGTATTGGCTGTGACCAGCCAGTCGAACGCCCTGAATGTGGTGGCCTGATAGAGCACGTTCTCAAGCGGGATCTCGTCACCGGCCACATAGCCAAGCTCATCGGTTATGCAGCGCAGCACCAGCCGAACATGTGGTGGCACATAACCGAGCCCGTGCGTAATGACGGACTTGTTGGCATACAGACCCCCCGCGTTGACTGAAGCTGTGCCGCTCTGGATGGTGGCCGCCGTGGTGCCGGGAAGGAGGTAACCTTGGAGGAGGACCTGCGTCGTATTGCTGTTAATGTTCAGGGTGCGCTTCAGCTTCATCCGGCCATCAGCCGAAAGCGGCACTGTGACCTGCACGCTGGAGATATTGCTATTGCCTGCGTAGTCCGGACCAGTGTGGTGCAGCAACAACCAAGCAGAGCCGCCGAACGGCTGGCCTTCTACTGTGGCATTGGCTGCCCCGTCCGTCTTGATGCAGAGCACGGCGGCGGTAGCCAGCGCCGGCACGTAACCCGGCGTGCGCAGGTCGAAAGTCGATTCGCCAGACGCCAAAGCCGACGTCAGTTCCACCTGGCTGCTCAGGAACACCGTCGTCTGCGTCCCGGCCGCCGCAATGCCCGGTGAGTAATAACCGATGAGCTTGACCGCCCAGTTGTGAGTCTGACCGCTGCCGGCGTTGGTCCAGATGAACTTGTAGTAGAACGAACGGTCAGAGTGCAGCGGAATCATGGCCTGCACGCTGATGCCCTGAGGACCGGCACTGCCGTAATCGGACACGTTGCGGGCCAGCAGCAGTTCAGGGGCGCCCGAAGCTGACTGCGCCCAGAGTTCAAAAGTTGAGTCGCCGTGCTTGAGGTAGATCTCCACCAGCGCAAACGCCGCACCCACCGGAACTCCGGCGGCAGCCAGCGTGGAGCCAGCGATCTGCGTGTAAGTGGTTGGGTAGGTCGTGGTGCCTGAAGCCAAGACCGTGGGCGTGGTCACCAGGTTGAAATAGTTGGTCGCCCCGCCGGACGAGCCGCCGCCACCACCGGTGTTCTGGTCGTCCACCCAGGAAAGTTCCAGCCCGCCGCCACCTACCACCAGACCCAGCACCTTGCCAGCCGCCTCAGTTCCGCCAGCCAACAGCTTGTCCTTGTTGACCGAGTCATTGGCCAGATGAGCCAGCACGACTTTACCAGCGCCGATGGAAGGACTGGGGTAGCTGCCGGATAAATCGCCGCCGGCAGAACCGCTGGGCGGCGTTGACGAATCCACACCCAGCACACCGATGGCTTGATAGGCGCCACCATTGCCAGAATCCAGCGCGGAGTTGAACGTCACCAGGATCACCTGGTTGGCCGTGAGATCATCCGCCCCAAGCTCCTGCCCCGTGTTCGACAAGAGTTTCTTCAACCCCAGCGACGAGTGCGCGCGGAACTGGACGTTGCCGGTGTTGTTCGCCGGCATGCGCACCATCAACGGCACACCCTCCAGGTCGGCATGTGCCGCCGGCGCAGGATTCACATCGATGGTGTAATCGTTCCCGCTGTTGGTCGCCACCGCCACAAACGACGACTTGAGCGTGGCCAGGGAGAGCGCCGCCCAGAGCGTCTGATTGCTGGGGTTGTTGATCAGCATCGTCCGCGCGCCCCCGGCGGCAAGCATCTCCGGGGTCACGGTGCCAGCCGCCTGGGTGAGCAGCGTGTCAATGAGATCGACGAAGTCCTTCTGGTTCGGCCGGTCAGCCGTCTCGAACCGGGCGCGGAGTTCTGAAACAGGAACGATCATGGTAGTGAGGCGTTAGCCGACGACGAAGGTATCACCGACCTGGTAGAAGCCAATGCCGGACTGCAGGGAGTAAGGCGTCCAGTTGAGGCTGCCCGACGGACCAGGCGCGTAGCGCAGCCAGTAGGTCAGCGTAAGGTCAGCCGGTAGCGTGTCAACGGCATCGCCAGATTCGTTCAGCAGCTTCACCGTCCACAGCGACTCCGCCGGCATGGGGAAGTCAGGGTTCAGGCGAAGCTCGCCCGACGGAACGACACCAGCCAGCGTCAGCTTCGCGCCCGAGATCGCCTGCAGGTCGCCCCGGCACAACTGGAAGCCAGCGCGGGTCAGTGACGTGCCGCCGGGCAGCTTGGCGTCCACGCGGAAGCCAGCCAGCCACATCTCGCGCCGTGCGATGCGCAGCCAGCCCAGCGTCTGCCCATCCACCAGCCGACCAGGGAAGAAGAACGGCACCTGCATGGCCATCGCGTCCGCGGTGGTGGCGCGGTTGCCAGCGGCGACGGCCTTGGACATGGTGCGCAGGTCAGACATGGCTGGAGCGGGGGATCACCGCATCGGCAAACTGGACGCCAGGGAACATGGTGGTGTAGCGCCGCGCGTCCGGTGAGCCGGGCGTGATCTGCAGGACTTCGCCGGGTCGGGGTGAGAAGAGCGCGGCACCCAACTTCTGCGTGCCCGGATCGACAATCTCCACGAAGACCCCGGCGGGGACTTCCGTGAGCTTGCCGTCTTGATGGCGGAGGCGGAGCATGGGTTAGAGTCCGAGGGCCTTGCGCCAGTGCGGCGTGTTGTCCTGTGCGAGATGGCGGGCAGTAAGACCGGAGCCAGCAGCCGATCCCGCTGTGCTACCGAGCAGAGCCGCGACCAACGAACCGCCCAAGGCACCAGGCCGGTTGCGCGCGGCCAGGGCCGAGAGAAGGTAGGCACCGAGGGCACCCGCTGTTCCTCCAGCCATGCTGCCACCAGCCATCATCGCCGCGTCACGTCCGGGATGTTTGTCGGAAGCCAACCCGCCGTAGAGCGCAGCGCCCGGCCAGCCCAACAGGCCGGAGGCGGCCCCGCCCATGCCAGACATGTCGGCCTGCTTCACCAGGCACAACGACAGTTCAAGTTTAAGGGTAGGGTTCATGTTCACATCGGCTGCTGCACACTGCCATCCATCGGAGAGGGTTCCTTGATCGCCTCCATCAGCATCTCGTGCTGCTGGACAATCTGCTGCATCTGCTGTCCCAACTGCTCCACCTGCTGGGCAAGCTGGGAATGTTCCTGCGCGAACTGGCGGAGCGTTTCGTCCACCGCCTGCATGGCCTGCATGATCTGCTCGATCACCGGGCCGAGATCTTCCTGCGGCATCGGTTCGGCCGGTGGTGCGCCCTGGGGCATCATGGGCGCCATGCCTGGCGGGACTCCACCGGCCTGAGCCGCCATCGGGTCACCCGGAGGCATTGCTGCCGGGTCGCCTTGCATCATGCCAGGTGCCATTCCACCGCCGGCCATGCTGGGATCCATCGGCATGGCTTGTTGCGGCGGGGCCGGTTGATCCGGCGGGAGCGGCACGAAGGCGAGCTTGGCGACCTGTTCACGGGCGGCACGGACTGCGGAAAGTGCCTTGCTGAAAGAATCGTTCGGGGCCGTGTTCACGTTCAGGGATTGTCGAGAAATTTCCGCAGCTTGTAAAGCGCAAGCTCTTTGGCGTTCGTGCGATGGGGCTGCAGCAGCGCTTCGCCGGCGTTTTCGCCCAGGTCGTGGCCCAGCATTCCGCCCGCCAGTCCGCCCAGCCCCAGGCCACCCAGCATGGTGAGCATGAGGCGGCCCGACAGATGAGGACGCTCGCGCAGCGGCACATGCTTGCGCTGGGCCATCTGGGTGAGCCACCTGACCGGCTGCCAGTCGCCCGTGGTGAGCGCATGGGCATTCGCACCCGCCAGCGCCCCGGCACCTGCACCACCAATTCCGCCCAGCGTGTAGCCCAGATCCGTCAGCAGCCCGGTGCCAATGCCGCGCCAGCCCTGGTGCGTCAGGCTGCGCTGCTCTGTCTCGTAGGGCGAGAGCACCGGCAACGTGCGGTCCAGCGTGTTGGCCGACGACTGCTTGAGGACACTCTGCCCAATGGCGTTGCCGCCGGCATGGCCGAGCATCGCGCCCATCGTCTCACCACCCAGCAGCAATGCGATGGCTGCCGCACGGCTCTTCACCGACTTGCCACCCTGGATGGCGGCGGCCATTCCGCCCAGGCCGCCCACGCCACGACCCACATCCTCGAACGCTCCCAACTGCGCACCCTCGCCACCCTGTCCCCGGGCCAGCCGGGTCGTGGTGGCGAAGGGGATGAAGTTCAGGTAAGGCGCCACCGCGCCACCAATGCGCAGAGACAGCATGAGGCGGTCGGCATTGGACAGCCGGCCGAAGTTACCGAGATCTTTGGACCAGGAAGGCATGCGTCAACGCCCTGCGCCCCCTTGCTTGCACGAAGAAACCAGCTTGGTGTGCCGCTGAAGGGCTCCTGTGCAGGGCATGAAACACAAAGCCGGCGAAATACTGTTCGTCCGGTATGTCATTGTGGCGGCAGCGTAGCGGAAGGTGGGGCGGGAGGCAAGCCTGCAGCCGACTCAATCCGTTCAATCTCGCGCTTGAGCGCGTCGTGCAGCACGGGATCCTGTCGCAGCACGCTCTTCACCAGGTTGGCGCGGGAAGGGCCGGTCGGCGGCAAGGCCTGCCACATCTCCAGCAACTCAGCCAACCGGGCCGCGTTGGTGCGCACATTGCGTCCCGGTGTCGGACACACCGACATGGCGTCCATCTCGCCCCGCTGCGAACGCAGCCGCAGCATGCGCTTGGCCTGGCCATCAACCGCCGGGTTCCATGCCTTCCAGTTGCCCTCGTGTCCGACATCCAGATGACAGCGCCGGCTGGTCTCACACAGCGTGATGAAGTTCGTTGGGTCGAGTTCCAAATCCGGGAAGAGGTGGAAAGGTTTTCGGTGGTGGACGTTGAGCACCTTGGCGTCCCGGCAGCCGCAGGCGGCACACCACGGGTGCGACTTCAGGTAGGCGTCCCTCACGGTGTCCCATCGGTCGCTGCGTGCACGGGTGACGCCGCGGGACAAGTCCTTGGCACGCTGGAGGGTCCGGCTGGCCAGGGCTTTGGAGCGGATAATGAAGGCGACGGCCTTACCCCGCAGAGTTGCGAGCAAACCCGTCTTTGCTGCCGGTGTCGTTTCGGGCATGCCTGTGTGTAACGCACCATCGGTTGCCGCGCAATTCGCAAAGCACCTGGCCGGCGAGTCGCTCTACCGCCGCGCCATCCATGCACTGATCACGCCCAGCGGCCACAGCACGAGATTGAGACTAATGCACAGCCAGAACTGCAGGTCCATGCGACTGGACAGGCCACTCTTGAACTGCATGCGACCAGCGTAGATGGCCCACGCGATGCCGAGGACGAGATAGATGCAGAACAGGACGGTCATGGTTTGCTGCCGGGTTTGAGGTCGCTGATCTTCTTGCGGAGTTCGTCGCGCGCCGCCTCCACATCCGCCACCGGCGACTGCCGGAGCATGGGTGGTGCGTAGGACTGCTGTTGCTGGCCCTGCTGCTGAAAGGACGGCGGGTTGTTGGTGCGCGCTGGCGGTGCAGTCCAGAAGGATGGCTCCGGTTTGGGCGCTGGCGCAGGTGCTGCCGCCACAGCGGCCGGGGTCTCCTGCCGCCGAGCCATTTCCCGGTCCAGCATGTCCAGCCGGACCTTGTAGCTGATGGCCGACTCCTTGAGCACCAGCAGCGCGGCGGCGTTCTCCCGCTCGGTCTCGCTCACCCGCTTCTCCAGCGTGGAGTAGAGATGCCAGATCAGGAACAGGAAGCCCGACATCATGCCGGCCACCATCGTCGTGACCATGTGGTCGATCAACGCGCGCTTGAGGCTGCGCACCTCGTCGGATTTTTCGGTGGTGTTGCTCATGACATCTTGATGGCGGGCACGACCTCGTTGCGGATCTTGGCAATGACCTGCTTGTGTTTCCGGTCCATCGCGCCGGACAGATGCCGACCAAACGCCGTCTTGGCGTTGTCCTTTACCACCAGGCCCTCGTCGTCGATGGCCTTGACGATGAAGGCGCTGGCCTCCTGCGTCTGCTGCAGTTCCTCCTTCACCTTCTTGCGCTCCTACGCCTCCTTCCGCTCCCAGATGAGGTATCCCACGAAAGCAAACACACCGAGCACGATGGCGGCCGTCAACACCTTGTCGAACCAAGGATTCGAGATGACTTGGGCCAATCCAATCGCCACCGCACCACCAGCGGACAGCAGGCCGCCCTTCATCAACGCTACTCCGTTGGTGAGCGCGATCATCACCACCCCGGCCACGAACAGACCAATGCCCACCCCCAGCAACGTGCGGAAGATGAACTTGTGCTGCTCGGCGGCAGCCTTGTCCTGGGCCTCCTTCACCCGGCGTTCCGCGTCATCCAGCTTCGCCTGGTTGGCGGCCCGGTTCCGTTCCAATTCGGCGGCCTGCTCCTTCTGCGCCTGCACCAGCGCGGCCTGGGCGGCGGCGGCCTTCTGCCGTTGTGCTTCCGCCTCCTGCCGGGCTGTCTCGGTGTCGGCCTTGAGCTTGGCCTGCTCCGCCTTCATCCGATCGGCCTCGGTCTGCGCCGTCTTATAGAGCGCCTCGGCCTCCACGGTGCGGCCTTCCAACAGCGCCATGCGCCGCTTGGCCGCCTCCAGCGCCTCGGTCACGTCCTGGGGCGGCAGGTTCGTCATGGCCAGCTTGGTCTCCCGGTCCACCACCTGCGTCGCCGGGGAGGGTGGCTGGTTGGTGTTGGCGATGTTGGCCGATCCCACCTGGGCCGATGCCTTGGCCGCGCTCTGCTTCAGCGCATCATACTCGGCCTGCAGTGCTGCGAACTTCTTGTCCAGCGCCACCAGGGCGGCAGCCGCGTTGCTCTCCGCCAGGGAGATGGCCTGCGGTAGCTTGCCCGTCTGCGCTGGCGGGGTGGCGCCGGCTGGACCAGTTGGCTTGCGCTCAGGACAAGCACTGCCCAGGCAGAGGATCAGGGCGACCAAGATGAACAGGGATTTCTCAAGGGGAGTTTTCATGGTTGAGATACTCGGGTGAACATGGACGGCTGGCTGGGGTCCGTCTGCAGCAGGCGCAGATAGACGGGGTGATTGGTGCCGGTCTCACCGACCTTCTGCCACAAGTCCGCAGTGCCCGGCTTGTCCGGTGTGCCGGGAATGGCTTTGCTGATGCAGACGAACTCCACGCCCTGTCCGTCCTTGGCGCGCGGCATGTCGGCGCGACACGCCATCAGGATGAGCAGCAGCGGGATGATGGCCAGCGCGGCTGCGCCAGCGAGGGCCGGAATCAGACGGAGACAACCTTTGGGTGCATTCATGTTGGGAGAGGCACGTATTCGATCTGCTTGAGCCAGCCGCGTCCAGTGCCAAAGCCGTGCTGTCGTTCAGCCGCCTCGCGACCGTCCAGTGCGTGATGGCAGATCACCCCGGACGGGAGGAACGTAGGCCGACACCAGCAGAGGTCAGAGGCGGCGTGGAACTGCAGGTCATCCAGCGGCAGCACATGCACGCGGGAGGTCATGCCATCCGGCGGTGAGCCGGGAGTGCGGGTGGGTTCCGGCGGCTTGGGTGCGACGGGCTGAGTCACCGGCGACTCTGCGTTGTCACCTGGGCACAACTCGGCCAGCAACGCCTGGATAGAGTCCTTGTAACGTCCGAAGGCCAGCTTGGAGTAGAAGTAGCCAGGATGTGCCACCCGCATCTGGCCCGTCACGTCCAGCCGCACGAACTCCAGTGCCTGGGCTTCGCTGAAGTGGTTCAGGTAGAGCTTGCCGCCGCAACTGGGCACGCGCACATCGCCGCCCTCCACGTAGAGTTTGTAGCTCTTATCCGTGGGGCTCACCGTCGCACCCGCCTTGATGGCGGCCAGCGCGATGGACGGCCGGCAGCCGCCACAGAAATCACAGGTGTCATTGTCCCTCCAGGCGCCGCCTTCGCAGCGATCCGTGAAGATGTCAGCCGCATCATCTGGAGTCATGCCCGGCCAGCTTGGGAGCAACCTCGCCGTTGTCAAGCCGGACTTGTGATCTCGATCTCGTCGCTCATCCGCACCTTGCCCGCCCGGATGGCCATCATGGCGCTGCGCTCATCCGGGAAGACGTGCTTGGCCAGGGCGGGGCGAGCCTGGGCGTTGTGCAGTCCGAGGATCTGCTCCTGCTTCAGCCCCGGCACCACCTTGTCGCGGTCCTTGGGGCTGAGCAGCATCTTGGAGGGCATCAGCTTGTTCTTCGCGTCGCTCACCGTCGCGTCCATGATGGGGAGGTGGACGGCGACGGTATCCTGCACGAACAGGCCGGACGACGTGGCAAACGTGTAAGGTCCAGGGATGGTCACGTCCCACATGTCCATCGGATCGTGCATCCGGTCGGCCTTCTCCACCCGCTCCCAGCGCAGCGACCGGTCCGCCATCAGCGAGCGATACTGCATGAACGGCTCGGGGTTCATGATACCGGTGGTGGTCTTTAGGTAAGCATCCATCCACTGCAAGGCAGCGCCGCGCGACCACACCCCGTGCATCTTCCACTGGTCGAGCGAGCCGAAGTCGGTCTTGCCGCTGGGTTTCTTCTTGCCGCCCGTGTGATCCACATGCGCAGCCTGCATCAACTTGTGCAGGTGCAGCGGATAAGGCACCACATCACCACCCCGGTTCGTGCTGACCTCATCGATGTGTTCCTGCAGGATGCGGTTCTTCTCCGGGTGGGTGAGCGTGAACTGGCGCTCCGCGACCAGGCTCTTCAACCCCACGGTGGACAGTGTGATGATCCAGGCGTCCTTGCCGCTGGTGGGTGACTTGTAGGGCGTGACGTGCGTCGCCACACCAAGCAGCCGACAGACTTCCTGGATGCTCAGCCCGAGGTCTGGGCTGGAAGTGCTGAAGTTCACCAGCAGTTGCGGCTTCTTTTTAGCCCGGCTGACCGACACCGATCCGTCCGAGGACAGCAGCCCATCCAGAACGCCCATGAGGTGTTCCGGCCCGGCCTGCAGGGAGAAGGCCGGCACGCGCTTGTTCAGCGCGCCGTGTCCGATGTGATCCTGCAGCCAGCGGCTGAACCAGGCGGTGTTGCCGACCTGGCTACGCTCGCGCAGCCCAGAACCTCCGCCCAAGCTGTCCGCCACCCATGAAAGCTCGCCCACATGCTGTCCGTAAGGCAGTGCTCCCGACTGCACCACCTCCGTGAACTTGGCGCGGTTGGCGGCCTTAAATCCAGTGCCGTAAAGGGCCAGAACATGGTCACCCATCATGCAACCATCTCCCGCCAGCAGCCCCAGGAACACGCCCACATCACGGGTCAGCTTCAACTTCCACTCATGCCCCTCCCGGCTGGCGATCACCTGCTCAATGGGCTTGGCCGTGGACATGCGCGTGGCGCGCGGAACGAACTGACCGACCCCATCGGCCGGCTTGGTCTTCTCCAGCGCGCCAGTCGCCGGGTTGTAGGTGATGACGCTGTGGTCCTCGCTGACGACCAGCATCTCACCGCAGGCAAGCTGGACGGTGTAAGCCACCAGGTTGCGATGGAGGCTGACCTTGGTGACATCCGCCCAGGCGTGCTGTCCGGTCTTGAGGTCAATCGCGTAAAGCTGCGTGCCAGCGGGGACATCCCATTCGGTCACGCGCGCAGACTTCTCGACCGCGGTGTCCTCGATGCGGGGCATCTGGTCGATGTGGATGACTTGCTCGCTCAGCTTGATTTCAGTGGTAGGTGATGTTATGCCAGCCACTGTCTCCACATTCCTCTTTATCCTCAACACAAATCTACCGCAATCTCCGTCAAAGTCGGCGTTCAGGCCAGTCGTCACGAACGGATTCACCATGATCGTGCTGCCCGTCCGCCGCTTGGGCATGCCCGCCACAAAATTGAACTTGTGCCAGGACGGAGCGCGAGAATACATCACCGGGCGTTCCGCCATCTCGCCGTCCATCATCTTCTCCGCTTCCTTGGTCCGGTCCTTGATCTGCTTGACCGCCTGCTCCGGCGACATGCCAGCCCGGACCAGCCGCCGCTGGATGAACGGCGCGTAGAGCTTCCAGGCCATCTCGTCCGGGATGCCGACCTCGTCCATACCCAGGTCGGGATCAACGCCGATGGTGCCCCGCCCCACGTAGTCCACATCCTTCGACAGGAGGTTTCGCTGGACCAGACTAAATTTCGGCGATGAACCAGTCAGGGTCTTCAGGAACCCCGTCACCCCGCGCTCCCGCGTCTTGGGGGACACCGGCTCGCCAAACCCATAAACCGCGGACATGGCGTCATAGAGGTTGAGCCGCGCGGCCCGCGACCCCTCCTCGCCCAGCCGCTCGCGCATCTGCTCATAGACCGACCGGACGTTGAACAGGTCGCGGTAAAGCTCGTTGGCATCGCCGGGGATGAATGCCTCGCCAGCCGCAGAGAACGGCCGGAACTGGGGCGGCAGCACCGGCACCCGGCTGATCATCAACTGGTGTGGCTGAATCTCGGCGCGCTTGAGACCCTCCAGATAGCCCAGGATCTGCACGGCAGCGGGGCGCTTGCTCTTGAGCTTTCGGTGGACCACGTCCATCGAGTCAGCCCGGAGCTTGTCCAGGTCGAGGTTCTGCAGGGCGTGCAGGATGGCCTCGGGGCCGGTGCGCGGCGGACCAGCCTGGACCTCCGGCTGGGCGGCTGGAGGCGCCACGGATGCCTGCTTCACCGGATCCCACTTCATGCGGTTCTCGCCCACCGCCTCCACCCACTGCTTGACCTGGGTGTCCTTGGCCGCCTGCAGGAAGTGTTCGGGATGCAGCTTGGCGTCCTCCTGGCGGGCCAGTTCCTTGGCCGCAGACAGCCATGCCTTCACCAGCTTGTCCTGCCAGTCGTGGATTTCCTCCCTGGGCGGCAGGTCCTTGCTGGGCGTCTCGGAGTCGATCCAGGTGGCGGGCGGTGTCAAGTGCGCCCAGACCTGACGCCCCAGGTCGGGGAACGTGAAGGTGATGCCGGTCCAGGCGGATTCCCAGTCATTGCAGCCGGCCTCCACCTTGAGCTTCTCCGTGCTGTGCTCCTTGAGGAGGTCGAAGTTCTCAGGGCGATGGAAGCCGGTGCGGGCCTCCTTGATCTCGCCGGTGTTCCGCCCCACATGCCAGGCGCGGTCGTCGGCTGCCTTCGCATTGCCTGGCTCAACGGTGATTCCTGGCGGCAGCACAGCCAGTTGGTCCAGCCGCGCGCCGGCCGGTCGGCGAAGCTTTTCCATCTCCTCCCGGGTAGCGAAGATTGAACCGTCACCGCAGACCATGTTGCCGTCGGCGTCGTAGCCAATCGGCTTGCGCCTCTCCTCGCTGAAGTCCAGCGCGGTCTTGTGAAACGAAGCCATGTCCTGCCCCTTGAGCGGCTTGCCGGTGTCGCCGTTCTTCGCCCAGGACTTGAACTGCTCGGCGGTCAGTAGTGTCACCCCTCCGCAACCGTCCCAATTCTTCTGGTAGTTGGCCAGATAGACGCGTTCTGCGTCGGCTGCGTCCAGGCATCCGATGACGCACTTTACCTCATCGAACTTGCCGTCGATGAACTGGTCTATCACACCCACCAACGCGCTGTCGGGATGATCGCCCACAAAGATGTCGATACCGTCGCCGTCCGCATCGCTGCGCCCATGTCGCTTCGTGCAGAGATGGCCGTAAATGTGCCTGAGCGTTCGGCTCCAAGGCTGTCCGTCTTTTGTGACACCGCTGCGCACACTGCCCCGGGGATTCTCGATGCGCACCGTCAACCCCTGCCACTTGAACTCACCTTTGGCGTAATTTTCTGCGCGGATCTGAGCCTTGGTCGGCTCCCGGTTGGTGGTAGACTCGGCGGCGCGCAGATCGGCGCGGATGCCGGCGGCCTTCGCGTCCAGCAGGGGGTCGTAGGGTTCGGTGCTGGCTTGAATCATGCCGGACAGCGTGCCAGCCCGGTAGCGGAATGGCAACACCACACACCCAACAGCTAAAAGAAAACTACCCCCGTCGGATAGCTTTCTTTTAGCTGGCTAGACCGCCGGAGCTTCTTCGCGCCGGAGCTTCTTGAGCGCGAGTATAGCGGCCGCCAGTTCCAGCGGTGTCCGGGCCGTAAGGAACTGCAGCACCGCCTTGCCTGGATCTCCGGCTGGCAAGGTTTCATGGGCGGCAGTCAGCAGCGCCGGCAGCGCCTCCAGTTGAAGGTCGAAGTTGCGGGCCAGCCGGTTAAACCTGCTGTAGGCCTCCTGTTGCTCCAGCGCGGCCAAGCCCTCCGCAGCTAAGGCAGCTACGCCCAGCCGCTGACTCAGTTTATCCATCTCGTCCGGTGTTGCTTCCGGGCTGACTGCGACCTTGATCGCTTGCTCCAATACTTTTCGCAAGGCGTCGTTTTGCTGTTTCATCTCCGCCCCATTTACGGCGCCGTTAATCCCGCTTAGTAATGCTTTCAACATACACGTATATGCTCCACGAATTACGCCGTCCACAGGACGACCAAGCAAACAACGGTCTGCTCACAGTCTTATACCCCGCGGACGACTTCCGTTGCAGGCTCACCGGTTAAACCATGCCTGCTGTAGCTGACGCGCGTCGGCCTGCAATCCTTGCCCTACATTTGAATGCGCCTGGAGCCTAGCCTGAACCGGCTGTCGGGTTGCCGACAGTCTGCGCGATGAATCCTGCAGCCGTCGTAAATCCTGCCCAGCCCGTATGAATTCTGAAGCCGTCGGCTCGAAGGTCGCGTCCAGCAGCCGTGCGCCCCATCCCAGCGGCCGAGGTTGCTGGTGACCAGTTAGCATCAATTTGTATTTCAATGCCTGCAGTGTATTGGACGCCCCCGCCGCCGCACCTGCCGTCAACACATTATTGACGGCAGTGTTAGGTAGATGCCCGGCGGCGCTGGCGATCACGCTGGGAATGATTGGTCCTGCCATGCTGCCCGAAATCAACTCCTGCCCCAGATTTTCAGCCAAACCTCCCAAACCTCCCAAACCTCCCGACACCGCCGGTCCCGCGATAGCTTGCCGCCAGGGACGATCTGGTCCAGTCAGTTTGGAAAGATGTTGTTGCATCCGCATGCCCGTCGTTGCCGGATCCGGTCTGAACCTCTTCGGCAACCAGCGGGTCCATTGCGTCACATCCTGCGCCAACAACTCAGGTGCAGTGTGTTGATACGCGGCCCGGGCGTGCCGCAGCAACGGCGAGGTCAGATTTTCACCAGTCAGTCCGGTCATGCTGACCTCTCCCGCAGCGATGCTCCGAACGAAGGATGGTGCCGACCGACGCAATAGCTGTGCTTCTCGCCGCGCCAGTCCTGGCACCTTATTCGTCCGCAATGCCTGCAGGTAGCGGTCCGCGGTGAGCCGGGAAGCCGTGTCGCGGGCCACCAGGCCAGGCGATTTAAGGTAACGTCCGCGCACCTCGCTGCCGATCTGGTTGCCAAGCTCATAATCCACCACCCCAGTGCCGCCGCCAGAGATGGCGCCCAAAGCCCTTCTGGTGTTTGGTAAAAACGCCCTGGTCCCGCCCGTCAAGCCGGCTTCAAGTCCCATACGGTGCATCCATGAATTCCACCCCGGCACCAGCGGGCGCAGCAGTTTGGTGGCGGCTACGTCAACTCCCCGACCGGCCAGCATTCCGGCCAGCGCAGACGTTACCATACCTCCCGACTTATACAGGCCAGGACGACCAACATACTCCAACAGACCGACATACTCTGGAAACGCGCCCAGCCAGCCACCGCGCCGGCTCGACTGCTTGCCCATCCAGCGCTGCCAGGCGGGGCGGGTGTCATCCTCTGGCTTGAACGCCTGATAGACTCCCAGCCCGGTGCCGCCTGCCCACAGCCCACGCCGCGCTTTCACGTAGTTGGGTAACTGGCCCTTGATGGCCGCCGCGATGGCGTCCTGAACATGAGGGTCCGCGAACTCGCCGGACATTCCATCAGTGGCTGAAGGATTGGCCTCGATGACAAACGGCTTTCCTCGGTTAGTGAAGCCTATGTCAAAAGCATAGAAAGTCTTGTTACGATCGCCGCGACCAAGCTGGTTCGCGGCCCGCTGGGTCAACGCCTCGGCCTGGTTTATGCGCGCCGTATTCCACGGCATCCAGCGTTCCAAAAAACCCTGCGCCGGACCGCCTTTGTGCTTTGTGGCATAAGGCACCACCCGACCATTGAGCACATGCACCCTGTATTCGTGCGTGCCGTGCGGACGCGCACCGAAACGCTTGGACAGCCAGCGCTCAACCTGCGCCTGCGGCTGGGCAAACCGACCTATGTCCTGCCGGGACTGGACGATCCAGTCGGCGGCCTGCCCGTCTAACACCGGCCATTTGCCCGCCGCGGCCAGGTCCGTCGGCATGTCAGATGTCATCTGCCCGATATAACCGCGCGACTTGATGAGCCAGCCTTCGGGATATGCCGCATCCAGCTTCTGCTTCAACGCAGCCTGTCGTGCCGGAGAAAGACTGACAGAACGGGTGAACCGGCGAAGGCTTTCCGTCTTTGGTATGAATCCGTGCAACAATTCGGCCTCACGCAGCTTGTCCACGGAGCCGTCGGACAAGGCCCAGTTTCTGGCGTAGTCAGGCGCACGGGCATTCCAAGTGGTCTTGAACGGCGGTTTGTCCGTCCCGAGATTGACCACCGCCCCGTCAGCAAAGTCACGCAGCCGGCGCTTGTCAGCAGTGACGGTCGGCAGCACGCCAAGTTCCTGCGCCGTCCGCCAGATTGGGGCATACCGCTTGCGGGAGCGGTAGGCATCGGTCCATCCACCAGGATGCGCGAACGCCAGCCCACCCTCGCGCGCCAGGTCGCGCAGCCGGGGACCGAGGATACCTTCCGGGACCGAGGTGCCCAGGGCGGCCATCAGCTTCTGCATGGGAGACAAGGTCGGCACAGCCGCAGTGAAGCACAGCCAGGCCGGTCAGTTCAAGACCCGACAGCTAAAAGGAAGTGGACAGCCCAGGGCTTGCGCCCCAGCCCGCCCACTTCTTGCTCACTTCATCCGGCAGCGCAGGCGCCGGCGGCCAGAGCACACCAGCCCCCAGCCCTTGGGCTCCCACAGTTTGCGGAACTCCCGCACGGGATACTCCCGGCGGTTGAACCACGGCATCCCGTTGACACCCATGAACACCGTGCCAGCGTCCAGGTCGTAGCCATAGACCACCACCCAGTGCCCAGCATCCGCCTTGGGGTTCTGCACCCCGATGATGACGGGCTGACCCTGGTCGATGCAGTCCCGCAGGCGGTCCATGGACAGCTTGCACACCGTGTCCGCCTTGACGCCATGCCGCACCAGTGCCCGGACCAGTTGACCCGGCTCACTGCCATCCCGGGACAGCTTGAGGCTGCGCCGGAACTGCCCGTATGAAACCCGGCTCCCCAAGGCCCGGGCGACTGTGAAGCCCGCCTGGGCGCCGCAGGAGTAACTGTCCAACTGGCAGCGCAGCGGCACATCCAGCCGCACACCGCCAGCGAAGACCTCGGGCCGGTCAGGCACCGAGGTCATGCCAAATGCCTGGACCACGTCGTCCAGGACTTCGCGCAGGATGCTCATGGGTCGCAGATGATGGCTGTGCCTTTGGGTGTCCATTCCCGGAGACTCAACTCCAGCCCCAAGCGTTCGAGTTTAACGAAGCCCCGACTGACGAGACGCTTGCTCACGGTATGCCAACCAGTGCCGTTGCGCCCAAACAGACGCTGCTTGAACACCGGCAGCAACACGATCTCGCCCGCCTCAAACGCGCGCCGAACTTCTTCTGCGCTGGCTCTGCGCCAGACCTTCACCCGCAGGCCAGCCTCAGCCAGCCTGCGGGTGAGCGAACGCACGGTGACTCTGCCCTGCGGAGGATTCAGAGCCTCCCGGATGATCTGATGGTATCGCATGGCGTTACTCCTGTTCCGGCAGCGGTTCACCACTCAGCCGAGAGACCGGGCGGTTTAGCACCTGCTGCACCTCGCCCGGCAGCGACCACACGCCCACCACCCGACCGTCCGGGGCAATGGTGAACCGGCTGCCGGTCGCCGGCGATCCCTGGGCCACGGCGTGCACGTTCAACGCGGCAGCAATCAACGCCAGCCGGTTGTGCTCGTCCGCGAGCGCCGCGCTGCCGGTCAGGCGGCTGAAGGACACCATCCGGCTGATCAAGTCCGCCAGCCCTTGCAGGCTGTCGGCCGACCCATCGCGCCACTTGGGCAGGCTGTCCACCGACATGACCCCGGCGATTTCCTTGTCCAGCACATCGAAATCGCCGGACTTGGCAATGGACTCTTCCAACTCGGCCAGCCGCGCACGCTGCTCCAGATAGTGCGGCACCAGGACCAGCATCTGGGTGTCCTGCACCTCTGCCTCTGGACGGCGATTGCGCTGCTCGATGATGTCGGCCAGTTGCTTGCGCTTCTGGTTCAACTCATCGCGATACCATCCGGCATCGCGCAGCTTGCTGATCTCTGCCTCCACCCGACGGGTTTCCAAATGCAGGGCGGCAATCTCCGGGTTGAGTGGGTGCCCGTCCTCATCCTTGCTGCACATGGCAACGACCATGTCCACACCGGCCTCGGCGGCCTTCGTCTCCGCCTCGCTCTCGAAGAAGCGGCGCAGGAGCGCTGCCTCACCGGGCTTCTTGCTGGCCGACGTCTCAATGGCCGTCCGCAGCATCACCGGCAGTGCGGCCAACTGCGGGCCGAACGAATCCAACAGCGCGTTGACCCGCATCTGGCTGCGCGTGCGCTGGGCCATGAAGACCACTCGCAGGTGCTTGTCGATGCTGTCATTGTCGCGATCTGGGCTGCCAAGCTCGGTCCAGGATTGGCTCTCGATGTTGGCCAGCGTCTGCAGGCGCGGTTCGAGCTTGCTGTCCGTGCACACCGCCACGGCCCAGGCTTTCAACTTCGCCACCAACTGATTGATTGCTTTCACTGTCTTGTCTTTCTCTTTGCCACTGCAGGATGCCACCACCCCCAGCCATGACGAGCCGGGGCAGATGGACGAAGATAACAGACCTCCGTCACCTCCTTATGGCACGGAAAGACCTCCTATTGCGGATCACGGTGCGCCCACCACTTGGCCACCTGGGGAGCGGCCACGGCGCCGGCGGTGGACAGCCCGTAGGTGCCGAAAGCCGCCAGCAGACGCTTGCGCATCAGCCCTCGGGCCACGGCCAGACGGGAGGCCGGCCCCAGGCGTCCCGTCCGTCCCAACGTGTCGAAGTGCTTGAGCGCCTTGATACTGGCCAGGGCTTCATCTATGAGCACCGGCGTCCCGCCCGTCCCGCCGGCAATGGACGCCCAGTCCATCAGCTTGTCCCGCTGGCCGTCTTCCATCTCCGTGAAATAGGCCAGCGGTGCCAGCCCGGCAAATCCCAGCCCGCCGACCTGACCCAGCATGCGGAGCGGACCCAGCGCGCGTAGGGCGCGGGAGGGGCCAGCGTGGACATCAGAGTGCCCCAACTCGTGGAGCAGGACATCCAATGGTAGTTTTCCCGAGGTGGTGGCTGAAGTGAGAATCGTCCCTTTGGGTTTCGCACCACCCAGCCAGGTCGGTCGATACTGAGCCGCGGCACCTGACTCCACCCGCAAGTCAATTCCCGGCGACAACGCCTGCAGTATGCGCGTGGCGCGCTCGGGCGTGACACTCAGCGGACCAGCCGGCTCGCGCTTCAAAATGTTCAGCAGCGGCTGACCCGCCAGGCTGGCCGCTGACACACCCGCCAAAGCCGCCAACCCAGCCGCCGGATCAGGTTGGGCGTCCTCACGCATCCAGTGGGCCAGGGCTAGTTTGACGAGCGGCTTCATACAACATGGACCGCCGGCAGCAGCGGGGTGAGCCGGCCGGGAAACTGCTGATTGAACCATGCCACAATGGCGGCGCGCTCGGGTCGGTGCTGGGGCCGGCGGCTGAGTGCATACTGGTCCGGCAACTCCTCGCTGTTGATCATGGTGTCGTTGCGGTGGTCAGCGGGCGTGAGCCGGTTGATGTGCCCGGCGGAGCGGAGCGCGAAGCTCAGCATCAGGTCATCATGCACCAACCCCTCCGGCGTGATGAAGTTGCGCCCGTGGCGATGCCAGAAGTGCATGACGCCGGGCAGCAGGGCCGAGCGGACGAGCGCGCCGCGGATGACGTTGTCCACCGGCACGCAGACGTGCTCATCGCGCAGCACATCATCCGTCCCGAACTGCCCGTCTGGATAGACCCGTCCGATCTGGCCAAGCACGCCCATGCCCAGCATGCCGTCAGCGCAACGCATCAGGGCGGCGAGCGCCTCGGGTCCGGGCAGCAGGTCATCGTCATGGAAGTAGGTGAACTCGGTCTGCACAAGCATGGCGGGCACCAGCCGGTTGAAACCGCCGTGGTTGCGGGACAGGTGGAGAACCTCGTCGGCGCCTTCAAAGAAGGTGTCCTTCCGATAGGTCTCATCCACCCGGACATCGCAGACGATGATGTGGCAGCGCGCCGACGACTGGCGCAGTGCGCGGAGAATCCGCTGGACGTTGTCGGGACGGCGCCAGTTGACGACGATGGCGGTGACACGGGGCTCAGACATCAGGCGGAGCGTGCCGCAATCCGGCGGGAGTTTCAACTGATAGCTAAAGGACGAACACCAGCCAGGGCTTGCGCCCCAACTGGTGTTCGTCGGCACAGCGCACGACGTAACGAAACCGGACCAGACCCCGCCTCGCCTTTGCCTGACAGCCCAGCGCTCGACCCACCCAAACCGATACGTGACAGCACGAAACCGAACCTTGCGTCGCGTTACCTGTGCTGCACTGAACCTGACGTGACCATGCCGTAGCTTTACGGTGCCCACCGCCGCCGTGCCAGGCCAATACTCAGCGCCTCGATACGACGCCACCACATTGCGCTACCATGCTGTGCGCCGCGTCTCCAATACTGTTCCAAACGCGATGCCACCACACCAAGCATCACCTCGCCGGCGCTTTACATTACCCATCTTCACGGCACTACACCTGAACCGCACGCAACGATGCTACACCTCGCCTCACCTTTGCTTTACCTGCGATTCGCAGGTCGATGTTCCCGATCCCACTCAGCGCATACTTTCTGCCAGCCAGCACGAGCCTTGTCCAAGCTTGCCTGTATCTGGTCCAGACAAACCTTGGCCTGCTTTCGGTCGCAGCCCTCCAACACGCTGTCGATCAACTCGTCCAAGCCGCCGACGGTGGTCTTATGCGATCGATCGAGAAGGTTCAGCGCCAAGGTCGAGAAGCAATTAACCGTGACTTTTCCACTAGCTTTGTCCCAGGACAGATAGACATGCAGTTCGTCCCGTTGCAACTCTGCGTGAAGTAGTGCGCCAACATGTTTTTCGATGGCGTCCCGCAGCACTTGCTCACTCTTTTCGCTCATACGTTCACCTCCTTTCCTTCCGGCGCATTGACCAATATCGGCTCGAACCAGTCCAGCCGGGAACTCTCCCGACCCTTGCCGAACTTCACTGTGTGCAGATGACCTCGGCGCCAGTGCATGCGCACTTCAAGCATGGGCCACCTCCCCCTTCGACAGGCTGATCTCAATGCGGTTGCGCACATGGCTCATGGCCGAGCGCAGCGCCGCCTCCGTGCGGAAGCAGAGCATACCTTCCACACACCCGTGCTTGGCCGTCCCGATCGTCACCATGACGAAATGCGATCCGTCATCTGTCGGCGCCGGCTGCCAGCTTCCCTGCACCGAGAACCCATTGCCCACCATGCTGCCGAGGCAGACCGGCTCCGACGGCAGCGCCTGTGTCAGCAGATCCAGAACCTCACGGAACGTCACCGTCATCCGCGTCTTGGCCAGGAACCCTCCATTGTGGATGAAGGTGATGCCGGGATGCGCCAGCCGGCGGAAGTCCAGCCAGCCGGACCCGCCGCCCATCTGCCAGGCGTAGAGCGTGTAGCCCCCGCCGCGGTCGTCCTTCATGATGCTGCCCTTGGCGTGAGGGCAGTGCTGCATGCGCCACTTGTTGACGGCGGTCGTGTCGCTCGTGAATGTGAGGTCGAGCAACGCCACCCCGCGCACGAACACCACATGGGCGTGCGCGTCCAGGAGGGTCAGGGCCGACCGGTAGTCCGCAAGCTCGGACAACAACCGGGCACCGACGCCGTTGAGCACGTCCTTCATGTTGTCCGGGTTGTTGGCGAACCAATGGAGCGCCCACATCTCGACCGGATTCATGGTCAGCCCGGAGAGCTTGTCCCAGGGCACGCCGGCGCGCGAGGCGACCGCCCCCGGTCCCTTGCTGTCCATGACCTCGACAAACTCCAGCCACGACCAGACCTCGCGCGCCTGCTCCAGCAGCCCGAGGTCCTTGAGCACCAGGGTGAGCGCACAGGTCGCCGGCGCCTCTGGGGACAGTTGGTGGTGGTCGAATTCACCGCCGCCGATGTCCAGCACCAGCACGCCCTTATCCAGGGTGTCCTCGCGCTTGGGTTGACGGCGTTCGATGGCGACCTGCCGCATCTGCGCGGCGGGCAGGCTGGCCAGCACGATGGCGATGGCCAGAAACTCATCCCGGTGCGCCCGGCCGGGATGAGTGACGATTTTGAGGATCGCCGCCTCTTTGATCTTTGACATGTTACAGTTCTCCTTCCGGCAGTTGCTTAAATGGTTGGAGGCCGGATGCTCCCAGACAAGAAACAGTCCTGTCCAAAGGCTTATGACACAGCGGCGTGCTTGGTTGCGGGAGTGGATGGCTAAAGGAAACCGCACCAGCGGGCCGAAGCCCAACTGGTGCGGTTCCGCGCAGGACTTTGCCACGCCCTCACTGGACCGTGACTTAACGCGACCGCACGAGACCTTTCCAAGCACCACAGCGCATTCAATCAGGCGCCGGTGGCTGGCCGATCTGCCAGTCGCAGCATGGTGTCCGCGACGTTATCCAGGAAACCCGACTCCTTGAGCTTCTGCAGCCGCTCGCAAAGTTCCACGAACTCCTTCAACCTGGTCACCTGCTCCTTGTAATCCGGCCCCAGGAAGAAAGTGCGGACATCGCGCAATGGCGTCATCATTGCGCTGGCCTCCTGCACCACCGCAAACCGGGTCTGGCGGACATCCTCCAGGAACATCTTGGCACTGACCCTGAACTTTTCCTGATCGGCGCCAATGCCGTCCGTCAACTCATTAACGATCCGTCGGGCGTCCTGGGCGGCCAAAACCAGCGGTCGCGTCTCCTTGGGCATTTTCGCAATCTCGGCACAGAGGACAGTCTGCGCACTCTCCAGCGAAATCATGTCCTGCCCGTTGATCCGGTGCACCTCCAGCCCGCATGCGCTCGTGTAGCTCGCGTCGTTCATCCGCGGACGGACATCCTGTGGCGCACGCTTGTCTCCTGTCTCCACAATGACAGCGTTGTCTCCCATAATCTTGTGTGTTCTCTTCTTTTTTGCCTTCTCAACTGCAGCCGGCGCCGCTGGTGGCGGTGTCGGCACATGCACTGGCTGCGCCCACCAGGGCGACTTGGCCAGCATCTTAGCCGCTAGGCGATCGACCGGCTTCCAGAGGACGGTGCCGCCGACCACCTTTTCAACTCCTGTCGAACGTAGTCGGACAGGGGGCGATTGCGGGTCCGGCTCGCGAACACCAGCGCCGCCTGGTAATGCCTGATCAGCCAGTTTCTTTTCATGATTTTCCCACTTCCGAAGTTCCTGCCACAACGTGCTCATTGCCATTCTCCAACTCTTCCAGCCATTCCGCGAACTGCTGCAGCGAAGGAAACTCGTCCACACGCCGCAGATGCGCTTCCACATCCAGGCCCAGCCTGCCCAGCCAGCGCCGGACATCGTCCTTGGCTGAAGGTATGGGTGGCTGCTTCCACCGGACCACGCCGTCATGCCCAGGCGATCCAAGCAGGCCGCGGTAACGCCGAACGGCGTTGGCCAATTTTCTCAGCTTCTCCGACTTACTCATAGTTTAAGCGAACAGTTGTCGCGCCGCAGATTGATGGTTAGGATGCCAGCGAGTGTTCCACACGGCAGTCACCGCCGCTCTTGTGTCCTCACATTTGGAGTAGTCGCAGCGGATGCAGATTTGCCTTCCGATGATTTTGCAGTTGTGGTTTAGCGTGTGTGGCCAGCCATACGGCGGGTTGTTTGGGTCTTTGGCGGCTGGCGAGTATTCCGGCTGTTCACCACAGAACGGGCATCCTAACAAGTCAGTGCAGGACAACTCGGCTGGCGTCTTGGGCTTCGGCGTTGCGCTTGGATTTGACATAGATTTTTTACTTTTGTTGGCACTCGGTTTTACCCGCCGAGTGCCTGACTTCCACGATCAGCCATGGCAGCCTGCGGGCTGTGCCTCCGGGATTTGTTGGCGTAGTGATCGCTCTTCGCCTTGGCCTCGGCGAGATAGGTCAGCAACTCCAACTGACGCTGCCATTTCGCCGACGCCTGCTTTTCCTCCTTAGCGCGGTCCGACCTCTCCCAAACAATCCGTAGGCGGTCGCGCGACGCCTGCATCTGCAGCCGTAGCTTTTCCTGCTTGTCGATCGTGCGGCGCACGCGCTCGATTTTTCGCGCCACACGTTGCCGGTAACGGACCAGCTTTTTCAACTCAGCAGCAGGACTGTCAGGGCCGGTGTAGTTCTCTACCTCCTCCGGTTTGAATCTCTGCCGCAGCGACTGCAGGTCGCAGGTGAGATCATCGTAGAACAGCTTCAGAGCCTCCAACCGCTCTGCCAATGGCAGACGATCAAAGTCATGCCACCGCTCGGAGCCGAACGGTCGAGTAACATCGGCCAGCGCGTCCAGGTCAGCCGACTCATCATGCTGCATGGCCGCCTGATCCGGTTGCTGCGGCGCATTACCATACCAGTTGGCCAACTGCAGTTCAGCCGGCAGACGGTAGGTTTCTTCCTCCTGCGGAAACCAGCCGCTTACCTCGCGAAAGCGATGCCTGGTCGCCAGCGTCATGAACGTGACGCAATCGAACTTGAGAGGATTCTCCTTCCCGAATTTACGCTGATGCACACCCATAAACTAAAGGATTGGATAACCGGCCCGCTGCCGATCCTACTGGACCGGCAGCGGGCCGTTCGCTGCGTTCAAGGTTGCCTGGCCAAAGTGATCCTGGCGTGGTTGGTCGTGATTAACGTGACCTCCCGGAACGCGTGTGTCTCCTGGCTGAGCTTGTCGAACTGATGGGGACTGAAGTCCCGCGTGCTGCCGTCATTCCGCGTGATGCGGATGCTGCTGATCATCTGCTGGATCTCGTCCCAGCTACCGGACGAGCCGCCCGGCAGGAGGATCTCCGCACGGGACTGACCCGGCGGCAGTTCAACCGACAGCCGGACGATCCCGGCATTCTGGCTGCCCGGCACGCCGTAACGGGCGAGCAGCAGGCCGATGGCCACGATCAAGACCACGCCAAAGGCAGTGGCCAGGGCGGCACGTTGATCGATTCTCAGGTGGTTCCACAGTGCTTTCATACTTGGCTTTCGTTGATGGTTGCCCGGCAACACTGCCGGTAAAGGAAGCTCTTCCTTCACCATCTTATGTCACAACCGACGGCTCCGTTACACCCAGGTGGGCGGTCGATGACTGCAGGTCGGCCCCCTCAACGAAACCAGCCACAAAGCTGAGCAGATCATCCCGCACTTCAGCGGACAACTGGTCTGGGCACTGGATGCAGAGACTCTCTGCCTTGATCACCTGGTTGCGCTCGATCCGAAATACCTGGATGCGCCCGTGGAATCGGAACCTGGTGGCAACCCGTGCTTGCAACCGCGCCAAGGTTTCACTGTCGATGAGGACGTAGTAATATAGTGGCTTCATGACTTCTTCGCGGACTGCAGCACCGAGCGCCCACTCATAAGGCACATGGGCCAATAAACCGGCACCTTGCTGCTGAGTTCGGAGTCACGCCCAGGAAACGTCGCGTTGATGGCGCTCATGGCGCCAACCAAGAACTCGACTTCCAACTCAGCCGCGCGCTTGGTGCGCTTCCGTGAGAACGGGTCCAGCCCGTGCACCGAACGCAGCCGGGTAGTCAGCGTGCCCTCCAGGGCAAGCCTAAGCGCGGCGCTGAACTCCGGCGACTCCAGCCGCGCCTGAAGCTCCAGCGCCTCCTTGACCTGCCGCGCCGCCGCCTCGCACTTCTCCTGCGTGGTATCCCGGCAGGTGGCGATGGGCGTCGGCTTACCCTTCTGCCAGATGTGCATCACGAAGTTGCTGTGCTTAGGGTCCCAGGTTGCTCGGCAGGCGCCTTCCCTGGCCGCGGCTCCGAATGAGTAAAGGTTCATGGTTCGGGTGTAGCTTTCCTCAGCCGGCGAATCGAATGCCAGATGTGGTTGCGGCAGGGTTTGCTCTCCTCGTAGTGTCGCTCTTCATCCGCCTCAGTGTAATCCAGCAGCTTGCTGAGATCGCGCACCTGCGCCGGGTTCAGCAGCGTGAGCGGCCCATCAGCCACCCGGGCGTCCCAGCTTGCCACGGCCACACTGCCATCGTCCGGCGACAGCCCGCCCTCGCCAGCCTCGCGCTCAACCATGGCGTGCAGCCGGTCCTTGAGCTTGTTCACCAGGGCAGGTCGGAACGGTCCTTCCAACCCATCATACTCGATCTCGACCACCAGGGTCATCGTCTTCTTGCTCATATCCACTTCAACTTTTCCAGCGCCTTGGACAGGCGCGGCACCTTCGTCGCCAGCAGGTTCCGGGAGCGGTTGTAGCCTTCCCAGCCGGGGTTGTCGGCGGCCCGGAACTCCAGCCGCTCGCGATACTGTCTGGCACCGACGTCCCAGACCTGTCCGGTGCGCCGCACCTCCAGCTTCTCGTTCCTGCCGGCATGGCAGGCGCGGATGGCGGTCCACACCTCCACCCACGCCTGCCAGCGTTCTTTCAATCGAATCTGCATGCTGCGTGACTCCACCTATCCTCGCCTGAACCGGACCCCGCGTGACTCTGCTTTACCTGTGCCAGACCTCACCATGCCTCACGGCACCTTACCTGTGCTTCACGTTACAGGCCTTTTCGTCACTATGCCGCTGCGCTGCTAAACCGGACGGCACCATCCATTGCCGGCGCGTGACCTGACTAGGCGACGCGACACCTTAACTTTGAACCACCACACCCTGCTTGACCACACCCGGCCATCGCTCGACGAAGCCCGACTTTGCGTCACTTTACCATTACGAGACCTGACCGGACCGCACGTAGCCTGTGCTAGGCATGGCGGCACGCGGCTAAGCGTTCCAATACCGTCACTTCACCGCATTGGTCGGGCCGCGCAGAGTATGAAAACTCTCGGCGGCCCGAGCCAGGACATCCGCATAGCAACCAGCCAAGTAGTCTCGCACCGGGGCGTAGTGTCGAGTCTCCTGCACTGCATCAACCGGAGTCTCAAGCTGGTCCGCCACCGGCGCTAACTGCCTAGCCTCTTCAATGTAGCGTTCCAGATGCTTTCGATTGCGGTCAGCAATGCTCTGCTCCAGATTCGCCATCCGATCAGCCAGCTTGACTGCCCGGGCACCTTCGCAGGCCACGATAACCGGCAAGATAGCCCGTTTGGCCTCACGTCGCGACATGCCGGGCGGATCGGAGCAGCGCAGCGCCATCATCAGGCTGACGGCTGGCACGCCAAACTCACCCTGCCAGTCAATCAGCGTTCCGGTCAGGCGCCAGTGTGAGAACTTGTGCGACCCGTCAAAGCAGTCCTCGAACCAGTCGTGCAGGATGCCGGCGGCAAGCAAAGCGCCGACCGACTCCTCTTCCACCCAGGCGACGTTACAGGCGGTCCTCAGCAGGCGCTCCACATCCTCCAGGTGCTTGCGATAGGGTCCGCCGGCGTAGGTCTGCCCTCGGCTGGCGTGATCCTCCGCGACCTTGTCCATCAAACTGATCAGTTGCTCGTCGTTCACGCCGTCGCTCCCTCCAGTTGATGCTCCAGCACCCGCTCCTTCAGCAGAGCCGCCGTCTCATACCAAGGAAACTGATCGTGCGCGTCACCGGCGAACACCAGCGCGCCGCGTTCATCTTTCCATGCCTTGGCACCCCAGCGGTCGTAATCCCAGGTCCACTCCGGGGCGAGATCGCTGACGATCTCAATGAACAGCCGGTCGTGCTCGTCCTTGGCCCAGTCAGCCAAATCATCCAGCGGTTCGTCCGGAAGCTGCACTCCGGCAGCCTTCAGCTTGCGCAGGCCAACCTTGGCCCGCTGCTGGAACCGCACGTCCGTGCAGTGGTAGATGGCGATGGGCGCCACCGCGTCGAAGAGTTCCTCGGTGGTCATGTAGATCAAGAGAATTGACTGACCTTGGCCTGGGCAGTCAACCGCCGGTCTGCCCGAATGTGTTCCACCATGTTAATCATGTTCGTTCTCAACCACCATCCCGGCCAGGTTCAAAAGACCGGCAATCCGGTCGGCGTGCAGTCGATGAATGTAGCCGATGATGCCGCCAGGGCGGGCCTCCGACAACCCTACCAACTCATCATTGCTGATCCAGTCTTGCGCGCCCTCGCTATCCCTCAGGCCAAGTTCATGCGGAGAGAATGGATGCACCCCGGCATCCTGCCAAGGCCACTCAGCCACCTGCTGGTTCTGCACCTCACTTGGCGCATGCGGCCGATCTGTGTCCGAGGCCGGACGGGCCAGCCCTGCCGCGATGGCCTGCTGAGCGTCCAGATCGTGATGCGTGTGCTCAACCCCTCCTGGCTGAGTGCAGACCGCATGCAGATTGCCATCCAGATACAACCGCTCCCCACATCGCAACCCATCTGAGGGCAGGCGCAACAGCCGACGCCGGATAAGCAACCAGGCCGCCTCCAGTTCCACCCGTTGTTCCGGATGATTGGTCAAGCAGTCCTCGGTGAACCCTTCCAAAGCGCGCTGCACTTCTTCGACCGCTGCATCAAGTTTGCTCATGTTTTGATCTCACTGCTGACCACACCAGACCGGTGGTGTTGGATGAACTCCGCCGGCGTAGCAAACACCTTAGACTTATCGCCGGACAGGATGGGCACGCTGGCGTTGCGAAGTTTCTTGGCGACGTTGGTGCGGTAAATGGCGATGCCAGCACACAGCTTGGGCGCTTCCGTGTGGCATTCCACGGTCACCTCACCATGCGCTGTCTTCACCCACTCCTCCGGCGTCTGCTCGCTACCCAGCCATCCTGGCGCCGAAGCTCGGCGCCAGGGACATTCACGGCACGGGGTTGTGCGGCTTTTCACGTTGAGCTTCCCACCGTTCCTGGGCTCCCTCCAGAATGTCCACCACATCAGCCATCCGTTGGAAGCAGACCCACACGGCTTCCTCGCCGTCGTCCGCAAGGCCGGCCTGAACAACGGCAGCCAACACAGCCGCACCGTCGCCGGTATTGTCGGCGAACCGCTCCGCGCAGTTCTCGATGTCGAACAAGGCGATGAAATCGCCATCGCCATCCTCCCGCAACCGATACACCGCCAGCAGCGTCGCCCCCTCAGCGACCAGCGCGGTCAGTTCCTTTTGATTGATCATGCGTAATCACACTGTTCACCAGCCTCTCATGCTCCGGAGTGAACCGGTCAGGCCAGGCCGGCAGCTTGTCCCGGTGAGCCGTATGATGGCGGAACACGTAGGCACGCAGCTTGCCGCCACCAGCCTCCTCAACCGTCATGTAGCCCGAGACAGTCTTGCCCTTCACCCGCACCGACGCCGGCACGCTGAAGAACGTGTCCGGGGTAGAGGCGAGAGTGGCGGCGCGCACCTGTCCGTCCGAGCACAGCAGTCGATGCCCGTGACGGCTGTAGAGGCCCCACGGGCAGCTTTGGGTGACGTGCGTCAGACCAAGCTGCCGAATTTCCAGTCTCGGAGTGCTCATACGCCGGCTGGTGCGTCTTTGGGTTTCGGTAGTCCAGGCAGGTCAAACCGGTGCGCCACCCGGTTCAGCGACGCCACGATCGACCAAGCTGGGATGCCGGAATCATCGCCCCAGGTCGCCAGGTCGATGTCATGCACATGCTGCAGCGCTTCCAGCAACTGCTGCTCATGCTTGGTGAGCGACCGGCCGAGGCTGGCCGTCACGGCGGAAACAACCAGCGGGTCATCGGAATTCTTGCGCTCCAGCCCGTCATGATAATTCTGATCGGTGATGAGACAACCGACCGCGCAGGCCCGTCCGTCGCACAACCGATAGCGGCAGCCCATCCCGCCCGTGGCCGAGTGCGCAACGGCTCGCCGGGCCTGCTTCAGCAGATGGCTCGCCACCCGGTTGAAGATGTCACACAGCCCGTCGTAGGTGCGCTGATCGATCACTGTCCCGTCCGAGATGTAGTTCATGCAGCTACCTTCCTATTCGGTTGATGATGGCGGTCAGGCGATCCTGTAGAAGATCCATCGTGGCAGCATTCCAAACATCGAATTTCTTCGGCCGGTCGTGCAACTGAAGCACGAACGTCAGCATGGGCGTGGCCTTGCGCAAACCATCACGATAATGCAGCAGAAACTTCAACTCCGCCGCGCCGCCATGCTCGCGCGCCACCTGGTCAATCCACTTCGGTATCCCGCCCACTCGGGCCTTGAATCGCCGGGTCTTCGTGTTGGCCAGCAACATCAGTTCGCCGATGGTCTGGAAGTCCATCCCATCCATGAGCGTAACGGCCAGCAAGGGTCCGGTCTGGCCGTGACGTAGCCGCCGATTGGCTATCATGGCCTTGACCGAGGCCATCTTGAGCTTGGACCACGGTCCGCAGTAGTCCAGCCACACCACGTCCTTCTGCGCGCCTTCCTGCTTCCAGAAGTTCAGGTCCGTAGTGTGGATGTAGCGCATCGGCATCTGCAGCGCCTCCAGCTTGGTTTCGCCTTTCAGAAACACCTTCGGATTGGACTCAAGCCCGGTCAGCCGGATCTCTCCGGACGATGCCGCATGCAGCATGTGCTCCCACTGAAAAGACGTGCCGGGAAATGACAGCACCTCAAGCGGCCGATCTTCCTGCTGCGCTTTCTGTAACACGAACTCGGCCAGCAGTGCGTGGGCTACGAATTTGGTCCGGGCCACCTGATACCCTTCCTGGCTGCCGGCGGGCGCCACCCATTTTGGAGTGCTCATCCTGATATTCCTCCGACTTCCAAATACGACCCATCCTCTGCCACCAGCGTCAGGCCGCCTTCATCGACACCCACCGGCATGCCGTCGGGCAGCGTGGCCAACCACCGTTCGATTTCTTCCTTGTCCGTCATGCTCTGAACCTTTCCAAGAAGCCAGCCGGCATCCGGCTGGAGATGTAGTCCAAGATCTGACCGCCGGACGTGCCGGCCATGTCGCAGCCAGGTTCGTCGATCATCCGGGCAAACTGACGGATGCCCAGTTCCTTTGGAATCCTCAGCACCTTGCTGCCGGGAGAGTTGTCATCAGCCATGCGCCAGAGCGCCTGGGTCAGGTTCGGGTCGCCGCCGCCGTGCCGGCCCTCCACCATTCCACCCGTGCTCGGCTCGATGCAGCGGAACGCCCAATAGACGTTACCAGCACGGTCGGGTTTGGAGTGGTAATGGATGACCACCAGGCGCACGGCCGGTGACATAGTCGTGCTAACCGCGGTGGCGTTCTCCAAGAACCACTTCACCGCCTCCAGGTTGGCCTTGATCCAGTCGTCAAGACTCTCCATGTAACCGTCGGGCTTGGCGTCATCCAGCGGCATGCGCGGAACTACCATCGGCATTTTGGTCATCAGTTCACTTTCATCTTGGTCACGTTGGGATGCACCACCTCCGGATCCAGGTTGCAGAAGGACTTGAGCCAGAGCTTGGCCATCTCTACGGCATGCGCCTCGTCCTCGAACGCCCGGAAACCCCAGATCAGGTCGAACTCGTCAAAGATTCCCAGCATGCCCGTGCGGCGATCCACTGAGATGATTGGTCGGGTGAGTAGGCGAGCCGGCGGTGCGCCGAACTTCAACAGCGCCGTCCCCGCGCTGACCGGCGGCTCGGGGTCAGGCCAATTCGCCGGCGTGCATGCCTCCAACGGATACCAGTGGTGGTTTCCATTGGGCAGACCCACCGCCAGCATGTCAGGCGGACACTCCGCGTCCAGGATGACAATGGCCGTGCCCTGATACCGTGCACAGTTCACCTGCACCGGCTGCTCCCTGGGAAACACCTGCGCCTTGTAGTCGATCAACCTCGTCCGACACTGACGGAACGCTTCGATCTGCTGGTGGAAGCTTGCTTCGATTTCTTTATCCATATTGCTGCTTGCACTGCCCACACCGCCTTCCTCGGACCACGCCCATAAGGCTGCGCCTTTCCGGGAACGATGCACCTGGCCTCGCGGTTCTCGTGGTTGCGCCTGCCCTTGGTCGGTCCCCAGCAGAAGGCCGTCAGCGGCACGTCGTTGAACCAGGTTGGATACCGGCCGCAGACGGGGCACTTGCCCACGGCCTTTTGATAGATGGTTGGTTTTGCCATGCTCACGCACTCCTTTCCGCCACCTTGATCCACTCCTGCTTCATGGTCGGAGTCAGGCGACCGCCCTCCTGCTTGGCCAGACAGCACTTCCGCTCCAGCGCCTGACCAACAGCGATACCACCGTGGTCAGCAGGCTGGTCCAGCCTCCGCAGGTCGTAGAGTCCATGCAGGGCCGGCGCCACGGCCCGACAGCCGATGCCGGCGAACACCGACCCGGTGCGCTTGGTGAGTATGCAGAAGTCACCCTGTTCCCAGACACAGACCCACCGCCCGCTCCAGTCGATGCCGCGAGAGATGACCTTGATGAACGCCTGCACCCGTGGTGACCCTTCCGCCACCCGCTCAGACAGGGCAAGCTGGCTCCGCAATCCGGTCAGCTTTTCCAGCACTGCTGCGTTGTCCCGGCGGACCAACTCCTGCAGTAACTGAAACCGCCGGCTGCCTGCAGCACGAAACTCGGCCTGCCTGGCCCGCCATTCCTTGTTCACCTGCTCTTCCTCCATCCGCAGGCGCTTCAACTCCTCATCGCGGGCCACCTGCTGCTGAAGGCGCTGCGCCAGGTAATCTTCCCAGCGCTTGATCTCCGCCCGGATGGTGTCCGGCTGACGGTCCTTGTGCTTGCCTTTCATAGCGCACCTCTCACCGGGTCCAGTCGGCGCTTCACCTCGGCGATCAGGCTGAGCACATCCCGGGCATCAGTCTTGCCGAGCAGGTCGTAGAGCTTGCCCTCGCTGAAGAAGGGCGGCGACTTGGGCGGATCGCAGGGCAGGACGAACTCGTTGAGCTTGCGGATTAGATTGGCGGCCAGGTCTCCTGGTTCGTCGTAAGGCTCCAGCCCGACGGTCGGCAGCACGCGGTCCACAGCCTGGCGCAGGATCTCGTGATAGACGCACTGCTCGCGCAGCTTCTGCGCCTGCGCGTGCAGTTCGTGGCGGATTCGGCCCACCAGCGCCTTGACCTCGGTCGGCACCGGCACCTTCTCCACCGCCTTGGCGTGCCAGCGGACCAGCCGCAGGGCGAACCCCGCAAGCTCGTCCTTGTCCTTGAACTGGTCTCCATCCAGCAGCGTAGAACCGCCTGTGCCTTCGCCAAACAAGTCCTGCAGGTGGTCGTTTCGGAAATAGACCAGCAGACAGCCTTTGTTGTTCCCCAGCGGCTCGACCACATCCAACCCTCGCAGTTCCTTGTGCTGGCAGCACCAGCGCGGGCTTTTGCCTCCGTCATAAGGGCCGTCCCACTCGAACTTCGGCGGGGTGTAGAATTTTGGCTTCATGCTTTTCGGGCTTTACGCTTGGACGGCACGGCATGCAACAGTTGGAACTGTCCTGGCCGTTTCCCCTTCTTGATGGGGACCATCAGCCGCTCGTTGTCAAAAACACCGATCGACCCGTAGTTGTCCTGGGTCACCTGCAGCACGATGGTTGGCTCCTCTTTGTCAGGCACAACTTGCCGGATCGTGGCCCAACCAGCAGGCACCTCGCCCCGGGGTTCAAGGACAAACACCCGGACACCCAGCAACTGCCGTCCAAACGCACTGACCAGATCTTCCGCGTCGATATGCAAGTTCATGCTCAAGTCTCCACCAGTCTGGTTTCCTCTCGGACCCGCAGCAACGGCTCTTCACAGCGCCAACAGCGGATGACCTCGCACTTGTCGCGATCCCAGTAGTCGGCCGCGTTGGCCGAGTAGCGCGTATCGCACGCTGGGCAGTGCAGGAACGGCCGCGGACCCGCGGTGCCGGTCTGGCTGAGCAGATCGCCGTAAGTCAGTTCTTTAGGCATGGCATTTCAAATCCGTTTTCCTTGGCCATGTGCGTCAGCACATGCGCCCAGTCCTCGACATCCTCGTGATCGTGCACCCGCTGCAGCAGGATCAGCAGATCACGAACCGCCCGATGGGCGACACTCACGCCAGAGTGTTCCAGCACCTGACGAACTTCATCGCTGTCCACTTCGCAGCCCTCAATGGTCTCCACGTAGGTGTCCGGCCGGATGAGGCAGCCCACCGCACACTTGCGCCCGGTGTCGGGCTGAAAATACCGGCAGGCGCCCTTGTCGTTCTTGGCCTTGGCGTTCTGCTTCAGCAGATGCCGGGAGATGCGGCTGAACAGATCCTCCAGCACTCCGTGGTCACAGCCCTCCCTGTCTCTCAGTCTCAGATGACCTTCCGCCAACGGTTCACTCATCATAGAATCATGCTTCGCTCACCCAACTCACCCGTCTGCGCATCCGCCCCTGCCGGCGTAGGCACCGGCACGGAGTGCTTCATCCAGCGTCCGCCCAGCACAACTTGAATTCCCAGCGGAACCTGCGGCAGCTTCCACAGCGGATGCGTGCCGTCCACCGGCTCGTCCCAGGAACTCCACGGGACTTCCGCCAACTCTGGGACCTCCACCACCCGGTGCACCAGATGCGGGAATAGCATGTGCAGTTCGTCGGCCAGGTTCGTCAGTCGCGCATGGTCCGTTGACACCACACCCCATCGGCTGATCGACCCAGCCGGATGCCGCCAGGCCAGCATGTAATCAAGCTCCCGCTGCACCTCCGACAACGCACGACCGGGACAATAGCTGAAGCCTGGTAAATAGGCTGGGCTGCCGATCGACTCCACCCCTGGCGGCGCGTAATCCAGCTTCCAGAGCGGAGCGTGTGCTTCGATGAACAGCAGGGCGTCAGCCAGCAGCCTGAACCCGCCGCGTCCAGGAAACCTCTGCTGTTGCTTCATCTCCGGCTGGCGCACCACCACATGCCGGATCCAGCGATGCAGCCCCTTCATGCGGCGAAACTCTGGCTACCACAACTATCCTGCGCGTCCGGAGACGGACGATCGGCCTGCTCGATGCCATTCATGATAGCCGCGGACTTCCTGGCACACTTCTGGCACCGCACCACCTGGATCTTCTGCTGGTCCGGTCCCAACAGCGCAGCATCGAACATCTGCGCAAACGCCTCCCATTCGACGGCGCTCACCGGCTTGGCGGTCTTGGCGTCGATCAGATAGCCGTGAATCTCCACCCGCCGCCCATGGGCCTTGTCCACATCCAGCGAGCCAGCCACCCAGCCCTTCTGGTCGATGGCGTCCTGCACCACCTTGGTGCACCGCTGACGCCACTCCTGCCAGGCCATTTCCGCACATTTGATGGGCGCTCGGCCGATACATGTCGGGCAGTTGACCACCGAGATCGGAGGCACGGCAGACTGTGGGAACAGCCGGAAATACCTGGTCAGGGCAAGCCGCACCTTCAGTAAAGCCACCCGCTGCTGCGTCTTCGGCAACGGCTTGCGGTTGAGCGACCGCCATGGAGAATGAAACTCGATGCGCGCATGCCCGTTCTTCAAGTTCACGTCCACGGAAGAAACCCGGGGCAGCAGGTAACCACAGGCCGCCGACATCATCTCCACCGCAGCATGGGTCGCTTCCTTGGTGCCTTCGTCGATGGCCTTCTGTAACAGTCCGGCCACGGCATGCTCAATCGGATCACTCATTTTCGGTCGGGGTTAGTTTCTGAATCAGTTCCGCGCTGGACTGCAGCGCCGCCGGCACCATCGGCCAGGCTGGATCTTCCAGCGACGGCACATGCGGACGACCGTCCGGGCTGAAGCTGTGCAACACGGCCCGCAGGTCCTTGCACATGGCCAGCAGTTGGATCCGGTCCATCATCACCGTGTCGGCATACTGCTTGCGCAGATGGTTGGCGCCCAGCTTGGTGCCAGCCTTAAACCGCCGCTGCACCTCCGTCACCACCTGGTCAGCCGACCAACCGAGGTTGGCGCCATGGCGATAAACATCGAAAATGGTGTTCACTCGTCCGGATCGAGATCGTTGCCGGCGTCGTCGAGGTCGAAGAGCGGTGGCGTGGCCCCCATCTGCTTCAATTCGTCAGCCGTCTGTTTGCCGTCCAGCATACGGGCGGGCTGAGGCTCGCGCGAGCACCAGACACCCATCTGCTCATCGTTCAGCACCCGCTGCAGCGCATCAATGGAATCCACCGGCTCAGGTGAGACAACCCGGATGAGAAACTCCCGGTAGTAAAACTTTCGGTCAGTCATAATGAGAAAACCAGTCGTTCGTCGGACCAAGGCCACTGAAAATCATCCGTATCGCCGCACCCTGGACGCGCAGCTTGTCACGACCCGCCTTGTCGGCGGCCTGCTTCACTTCCGCCTGGCTCAGTTGGCCAGGCATGAGCACCTCATCCACCTTGGCATCCACCACGGATGGCTCCGGCTGTAGGTCGCTCAGTTGTTTCATGCCCATTGATAGTCGGTGAGGACGCGGGTGAAAAACTCGCCAGCGCGCGGCGGACGAAGCTGAGCCAGTGGCACCGCCAGCCAGGCCGGCAGTTCCCGAAGCTCGCCTTTCTTCCAAGGCCCAACCGTCTCAGTCAGCCGAACCTGAATCCGGCCTTCCGTGGCACTGCTACCCCGCCCAGGCTCCAGCACGGCCACCACCACGCCGCGCGGCTTGCCGCTGAAATGGTGGTCGCACATGACCCGGGTGCCTTTGCCGTAGGTTTTGAGGTCGCTCATGGTTTCTTGGGCAGCAACATCACCTGTGCTTCCTGTTTGGCAAGCTCGTCCTGCAGCAGCTTCTGTGGCGGGTTGGCGCGAAACCAGGCCAGCACCTGCTCCGGCGTAAAGCCCAGATGGTGCTGCAGGAACTCCACCGGTCCTCGGAACACCTGGCTGTCATCCGCAGGCAGATGCAGCAAGGCCGAAGGCATCAACTGCTCCAGCCCCGTATTAGCCCGGAAGATGGCAGCACCCGCGCACTGCTCATGTCCCGGGTCGCGTCGGCTTTCCTCGTAGCCGCTGCTGTTGTGACAGGGCAGCCAGAACGGACCCTGGATCTGCCCCATATACACCTCAGGGGTGGAACCGCCCAACGCACCAGGTGCCGTGTGCTTGGCAAACGGGCAGTCGTGGCATGGCTTGGTGCGCTGGGTGCGCTTCAACTCTCGCTTTCCGGGATCAAGGTTGGTGGGCATAGGCGAATGGGTTTTCCACATCCTGGGCAGAACTGGTAGGCACCACCAACGGTGAACTCGTGCTCGAAGCAATACGCCTGTCCGCAGGCGGCATGCAGGACACCGTCATCGTCGGCTTTCCAGGCGCACAGGATGCGTCGCAGGAACTTGCTGTGGGCCGGATATTCCGGCGCTGGGGCTGGGCTTCCGATCCGATGAAGGACGGGCGTCCAGTGGTCGTGCTCACCGCCACCAAGCTCCAAATCACCATGCTGGATGATTTCGCCTTCCTTCAGCGACCGGTAGCACAGCCGCTCTTGTTCACTCAACATAGGTTTGTTTTGGCCGCCTTGCGCAGCCGTCGATCCGCGGCGGCAATCTGCCGCGCCTTTCGCTGGCTCTCCTTTTTAGCTTTCCGATCCCGCGCCTTCTCCAGGGTGGCCAGGTTGGCGTTCTTGCGCACGATAATGGCGTAGAGATCCAGCAGGCCGATCTGCACTTTGCGGCTGGAACGCTTGGGCCAGATCTGCACCTGGTCGTTGGCGATGAACTCCGCCACCAGCGGTTTGTGCTTGTCTGGTCCGTAGCCGCCGCCCAGTTCCTCGTGCGTCTCGCGCCGGGTGCTGAGTCCTTCACCGAACTTTCTGATCATCTCGTTTGTGGGGTAGCACGATTGGCTGCGGAGCACGTTTGAATTCCTGCGTTATGGCTTCCGCCAGCACATGCTGATGCCGCTGCGCCATCAGCACCACCATCAGCCGCAGTGATTCCTGCTCCGACAGGTTTGCATAATGCGGGCCGCTGGCCTGCAGCACCGAGTTCACGACCACGTCATGGCAGGACAACTCGGCCAGCGTTTCCGGCCAGTGCTCAGGCCGGATGGCGGCCATCGGTGACCGGTCTGGGAGTGCGTTGGGATTGAATATGCTCATTGCGTTGCTGAACCTTTGCTAAGCGTTGCCTTGTATTGCCCGGCCTAACCGTAGCCTGCCGGCACTGCGCCGAGGCGTGCATTACCGCACCAATACGAAACCTCACGGGACAACACAACACCGCCACAGAACGAGGCCCAGATCCACAGTGCCTTCGCTGAACAGTGCGCGACATTGACGAGCCACACCCGGACGAAACTTCACCTGACGCTACGGATCACCACCTGCGCAAGACCAGATCAAACCAGGCGCCGACATACCGGCGCTGCACCTTCACGCTACCTTGCTGAACGTAACCTATCGGGACGATACCAACACCATGCGTGACCCAGCCCAGCCTCACCGTCACTTTACTCCACAGCGCCGGACATTAACGGACCTTACCAATGAGCAACAGAACCTGCCGCTGCCTCGCCATCACCCAACGATCTTCTCCACCGCCCACCAAAACTCCGGCGTGCCGGCCAGGCTGACCCGCTGCAACTGCTCCCGGCCTTTGGCAAGCTGCGCCTTGACCTCAGCCCGGCTGCATCCCGCCAGAGCCGCCTTGATGACAGCCACAGAAGTGCCGACGAGGCCGCCCGCCGAAGCCTCGACCACATACTCCTGGCCGGTAATGGGACTGCGCACCATCAGCCCCTTGACCCCGCGACCCCGCGACCCAGGTCAACCGGCCCGCGACACACCGCCTCAATACCCAGGAACTTCTCGCCGCCGGCAAAGGCAAGCTCGACCTGATGCACCCAGATCACCCGGGTGACGAAGCTGGAGCCGCCGATCTTGCCGTCCCACTGCACCACCACCTGGACCGGCGGATAATTGCTGACCTGCTCGGCGTCCTTGCGCCGGCGGCTGAGCGTGGAGAAGTCCGGCTCGCGCTTCTTGCCGTTCCAGATAACCGGCGCCCACATCTTCACCGACCTGACTGTTGGTTTGCTCATGTTACGCTGTCCCTTTGTGCCTGATCTCCAACTTTGCTCCCTCTCGGGGAGTAAGCCCTGCCAGGAACTCCTTGACCTCTTGCATGGTGCCCACAAACACGCAGCGCGCCGCCTCACCCGGCATGGTTTCCCAGACCGACGGCAGCGCCTCGCCCAGCGTGTCCATGACATGCTGCCACATCTGCAGCCGTTGATTCTCCACCTTGCGGCAGGCATCCGTCAAAGACGTGCCGGCTGGCCACTCTGCGGCCGTAATCGACAGCGGACGACGCAGGGCCTCCAGGGCCTCCGTCAGGGTAAGCGAACAGTCCTGGCCTGCTTCTGCCGCCTGGAACACCTCGTGCCAGCGCGTGTGGGCCGTCTCCGGACGGTAGATGTCGGCCTCCTCGGCGAACTGCGTCCGGTGGTAGTGGCGGTGGTAAGCCGGAAACATTCCGTTCAGCCCCCGCTGCACCAGCCGGCGAACTTCGTCGGTGGACAGCCGAGCCGGCACGGTCAGGGAAACCTGCATCCTGACCATGACCTCCTGCATCTGCTCACGGCTGTCCGGACTTGGTTTGCTCATTCGTTGGCTGGGCGTTGTCTGCGACACGGCTCTCCCGCTGATGGGCACACCACTCCGAAAGACCCAGCACAGTGTCACCGTTGGCCACCTCGTAACGCCAGTCCTGCGTCTGCTCGCTGCTGAACGGCGCAGGCGGCTCATTCGCCGCGGGCTGGCGGGTAGCCGCGGTGGCATCGAAGAGCACCATGCGGCCAGAGGCACCGGCCTGAGAAACCTGTTGCGCCTGTTCGCCCGTGAGTAGCTGCGCCACCGGCATCGGAATCAGGGTGTCACCCGGGATCCCGGTCGGCATGCCTGCCAGCGAGCCGAGCCGGTTCGCTGGCGCCATGGCCAGCAAAAACACGGTGCCATGCTCAGGATCAACCGCCGTGGACGAACCGATCTCTCCGCGCCGGACCAGATCGATAAGCGCCATCGCGGCATCGATCCCGGTCGCCTTCAACCAGACCTGGATGTCGGCCAGCATCTTGGCCCCAGATTTTTCTGCTTCGTTCGGATTGTTCATTTGCTTGTATCTTCTTCCGCAACCGACAGATCGATGTCGTGCACTTTGCCCGACTGATCGCGCACCTGGAACACCGTGCACTCCGTGCCCGGCTCCTGGATGATCTTGAACGCCTGTTCGGCGGCGGCGCGCGGGGTCCGCGCCATAACCAGGTCTAGCTCCCACACCACCTTGAACGCCTGCTCACGCGGCCGACGTTTATTCGCTGGACTGCGCTTTCTGCTCATTGAGGTTTAACCCTCCAGTCCCTCACCAGCAGATCATACTCCGTCAGCCTGAACTGCGTGGTGTCGGGATTCACATCAACCCACTGGCCCGGCTTGGCCAGGCCATCCGTCTTGCGCTCGCGGAACTGAATCGGCTGCCGGTTGGCAAACGCCGTGATGACCGGCAGCAGTTCCTTAACGGTAGGGGCGTCCATGGTCGGGACCGCAGAAGTAATGCAGACCAGTCTGCACCTTCTTCATGTAGGCGTCAGACAAGTCCATCTGATCCGCCGCGCTGTCGAACATGTCACCGTCCGCCAGCGCCAGCCGGGCCAATTCGGCCACCTCGACCAGATGCAGTCCTTGCCGGCGGAACTCCAGGAACGCCTGAAGCTCGTCTGGCTGTGCTGCCGCGAAGAAGACGCTCAGCTTGTCCAGTCCAAGGTTCAACCAAACCGGCGAGAACGCCATGGCCCGCCAGGGACTGGCGCACCAGCGGCGAAACTCCTTCCGCTCATCCATCGACAGCTTACGGTCGCCGCCAGCCTCCTGGTAAAAGCGGTTGATCAACAGCAGAGGAATCTTCTGCCAGCGATCGCCCTGCTCCATCAGCCACTTCATGCACAGCCTGGCCGTTACCTGGGCCTCATTCGACGACATCACCGCGTCGTGCGGCTGCCGGGTGTAGAACAAACTTGGTTTTAGCATACTTCAAACACTGCTTCGGGAACCTCACGGATGGCCGCTGCGATGGTTTTGAACGGAGGCCTTACCTTGTCGTTTAGACTGGCCAGGCAACCCGCCAGCTTTAGCTCCTTGAACGGCAGGTCAGGACTGTGGCGCAGCAACGCGGCGTCAAATGCGTCCTTGTGTTCCCGTGCTATCTCCCCTGTCGGAGACCTCAACCCGAGCCGACACACAGACTCAGACAACACAGCACATCGTGCCGAATCCTCCACATCGCCGTCCTCGTCACGCGACAAGAACGACATGACCCTTTTACCGTCACTCACCACCGGGCCGGCCGTCTCGGTCCCGAGCGACATCTCAGCCACGCCCAGGCAGCAATAGCTGCGGGAGTCATCATCATCCACACGACAAAGAGCGCCGGTGTATTGCGCATACTGTTCGCTCTCCAGCGCGGCCAGCCAGCGCTCTTGTGCTTCGGTCAGTTTCACAACACAAACTCCCGCTTGCCTGGTTCACTGAACCCTTCGGCCTTCTTGCTCTTGGGTTTGGCTGCCGATGGGGTCGGTCGGTTCACCGCCTGATAGTTCTGCGACGACACCGCCACCGCGTCGGCACGCCCCTGGTCCACCAGCCGGGTATGCTTGCAGGTGCGCTGGCCGTCAGCGGTCACCCGACGGGTCCAGCCTGGGCAGTTGCAGGACGTAGAGGCGTCCGTGTATTGGAGCGTCTCGTATTCCTTGTCGGGGTTGGAGTCCGAGACGAACGTCCACACCCGCGCCACGACTTTAGTAGCCATGTTGTAGATAAACTCGTTGGGCATGCCAGTCTCAGTAGGTCACTGAAACGCCTGTCTCCAGCGTTGTTATTTCCCAGCGCCGCGAGCCCTGCAGTTCACGCCGGACATCGTCGATGTTCCACTCGTCCGGGTCGCGCTGCTTGCACTTCGCCAGGGCTGAGTTGAACGCCTGCTCAAACTTGGCCTGGCGCTGCTTCGTAGCCAGACCATGCACCAGCCAGAGGTCCGGCAGCAGCGCCAGATCGTCATACGGCCGGACCACCACGATGAATCCGTTCATGTGAATTGAAGCGACACCACGATTCTACCGCTAGGTAGCACCTCCACCTCCCGCACATCATCAGAGTTGAAGCTCACCCCGGACACGCCGTCCCCATCCTCCTTCACCCGGACAAAGTGCGAGTCAGACGAATCTCTCGGATCAGCCAGGACCAGCACGCCAGACACCTCCACCTTGGGCATCACTTCCTCATCGGCGCCCCATGGTTCGTTAGTGACCGTCACCCGCGTGCCGTTGGCTATGTCGGCGAACTTAATCTTCATTCCGGATTTCTCCTCGGTCGTGGCTGAGCTTGTCCAACATCCAGATGTCCCGACTGTGTTCTGGCACTTCCCGCATAGCCACCTGTCCGAACTCAGCCAGGCTGGCAAACCCACGACCTGGGTCAATTCCCTCATGACTGGCCAGCGATAACCAGTCGTCATCCGGCAGCAGATGCGGCAGCACCTCAGCACGATCGAACAGACACCGAATCACGCAGGGCTCGATAGCCGCCAGCTTCTGCTTGCTCCAATCAGCCGGCGCTTCCTTCTTCAACAGCTTGCGCTGCCGCACCACCGCATCACGGGCAAAATAGCTGGCCCGGAATGCCGAGGCAGAAAAGTAGATCGCTTCTTTCTTGCTCTTGTTGAGGCTGACCGTATCCAGCTTGAACCCCTGCTTGGCGATCCGCTTGGCGTTAAGGGAAGTGGTGCCGTGCCACAGCACCATCGTCCGGGCTGACATCAAGTCATCCACGATCTCGGCCAGTGTTCCCAGCGGCTCATACGCCTCGCCATTAGCCCAGTTACCCAGACACACCGGGGTCCGACTTCGATCAATCAGACCGGCGTCGCACACACGCGTCAGCATGGGCACCAGTCCGCGCGTGTAGCGGGAGCGTGCCCGGCCCCACTTGTAGTTGTCACACCAGGCATCCACCAGCAGCTTGCCGCCGCTGAAGCACACCGTATCGACGCACTGGTAAGGCAGATCGCAGCGTTCCTGGCAAAAGTCCATGAACTCCGCCCAAGTCATGGGCGAAATACTGCGGTCGCGCGGTGCCTTATGCTCAAAGTCCTTCCAGTGGTAGAGCACCAGGTCCTTGGGACCTGGCACGATCATCAACGACGACCGGTCGGCGTCTGGCTCAAGCCCTGGACCAGGCGAGGTAAAATCTAAAATTGGGTAGCTCATTCAACAGTAACCGCCCGGAACTCCGCGCGGTCGTAAGCAGCGGATAAATCCCCTGCAGCATGGGCAGCCACGCTGTCGGCGATAAACTCGTCGATGGCCTGGTTGGCCGCCTCCAAAGTCGCAAATCGCGACGGGCGATCCGCATCATCCGCACCCGTCTCAATCCAACCAGCATCCTCCCAGCCGCTCAGAAAAAAGTGCTCGATCTTGAACATAAAGACGGCTGCCCGGAACCGCCAGCGCGATCCCGGGCAGCCGTTGATGGTTGCGGCCTACCAGGCCTGGGTCTGCGAACGGATAACCCCGCCGCGCCCGAGGCTGCGGAAGGTGATACCCTTGATGTCGGCATGCGCCGAAATCAGATGCGACGGCGCAATGACGGCCGGCGGGGTGGTGCTGCGCGGTGGCGGCGTGAACTTGTAGGCCGCTACCACGCTGTTGTGACGAACCGATCCCTTGTGTTTTCTTGCCATGTGATGATTGCTCCCCAGCGGGTGGCTTTCCTCACCATCGGGCTTTATCGCCCTAGTTGCGGCCAGGTGACTGCCGCGTATTTACCGGCACCCGTGCAGGGGCGCCGAAAGTCATTGTCCAGCGCGGACCGCGAGTATCTTGATGATGCACGCCAGGCTCAGCAGTGCGCACCACCAGAAGATCAGCGCAAAGCCGAGGGCTAGTTCAGTGCCATACTCACGCCAGCTATCCAGGCTTTCCCTGCGCCCTTTCCAGGGGTGGCCTGCGTGGAGAAACGGGTTTATCAGCACTGCCGCCAGGAAAACCGGCAGCCAAACCCAAGCCCGGCGGCGGGCCAGATCCATCAAGCTATTGTTCATGTTAAATAGACACTCTCGACCCGTCTCCCAAGCCGCAGACCGAGCTTGCGCAGCCGGGGACGCAGCCAGTCACGCCAGCCGCGGACGATCCGGCAAAACCGCTGGTGCTCGCGCGCCGAACGCCAGACATCCTGGCTGGCATCTCCATGCTCGGGTTTAAGCATGGGTGTGACCTCGTAACAGACCCGTCGATCATCCAGCCGCAGGGCAAAGATCACGTAACGTGATGGAAATTGCGGCTGATCGTCGCGCTCCATCTCCAGTTCGATAACCGGATAGTCAACCAGACCCAGCCCTGCCGACGTCTTGCCCACGCGTCCATGAATCAGACCCGACAAGGCCGCGAACCGTTCTGCGGTAGTCTTCATGCTGCATGCTCGACACCAGGTGCCGGCGCTTCAGCCACCATCGCCTGCAGCTTCGCCATGTCTTCAGGCCGAAGCCGGGAGACCTTGCCAGCGCCGGGCCAGCCGTTGCGGCTGACGCACTCCGCGGAGAACATCAGGATAGCCTGGCGCTCAGGGCAGATGTAGCACGCAGCGCCGCCGTCCAGCATCGCCTTGCACTTGTCGCAGATGCCGTGCGGAATGCGCTGGCAACTGCTGCCGCTATAAGACTGGCCGAACGTCTCCCGACACACCTTGTCAGCACTGGCGCCCAACAACAGCAACTCGTTCGTATCCCCGCCGCACAACTGGCAGCAGGTCAGCATCGGAGCGACTCCATGTTGCTGGCTCAATCGAATTCTCATAAGTCACAATCCTTTCTCTGCCGCCCATTCCAGCAATGGCCTCACGCCGGTGACGTAATAGACACGCATGGCCGGCCGATCCGTTATTTCGATGCCGCCACGTTCCCAATACACCTAACAACCGGGATGCTTGTTGCGACACGACTGCATGACCCGGTCCAGGCTGCGCTGGCTGGAGTCCTGCAGCTTGAACACCAATCCACCTCGGGCAGCACGCAACCGCACCGGAAACTCCTTGAACAGCGCCGCCGTGAACACGCCCACCTCGGCCGGATCTGCAACGATCTGCTTCGGCTCGGATTTGCAGAACCAATACGGCTTCTGCATGACCTTTCCGCAGACCGTCCGGGCAGGTGTTGTCCAAGACTCACCAGCCCGGCCAAAGTCAGCACTCTCCCAGATCGCCAGCCCGCCGCGCGTGCGTAGCCATTCCAGGAACAGCGCCGCATTCTCGGCCAGGCACTCCATTTTGAACTTGGTCGTTTCGCTCATGCTACTTTTGATGGCCCAAGACACGGTAAGGAAGCAGCGCCTCGTAGGTCGGACATCCGGGGTTGTTGAATACCGTGTTGGCCGCGGCTTCCACGGCCTTGTCCTTGGCCGCTTCGGCGTCCTCGGCCATCACGCGAAACGTCTTTGTTTCAGCCGCCGTGCGGGTCACTTCTACATCGTATTCTGACATGGTTTTACTTCGTTTATCTAACCACCACCGACTGCATCAACTCCAACCCGAGTGTCATGACCTTCAGCCGGCTCTCAACCAGCAGACGGGCCTGCTGCTCGTAATGTGCCTTCATGGCGAAGTAGGTGACGGCCTGTCGCAGCTTCCTGCGTGACTCGCCATTATCGATCCCCTCGGCAATGTCATTGGCCAGCGCCGCCGCCATCTCCTCATGCGCACGCCACGCGTCCTGCCTGTGAGTTTTTCTGCTCATTTGACTGCTCGGAAGTGCTGCTTGAAGAATGTCGGATTGCAGGCCCACACCGGACGCCAACGACCCTCCGTAAGCACCTGGAGAATCTTGAAGCCGTCGTCCTTGCGCGTCTTGACCCGGAACACAATATCCCGCGCCGACACCCCGCTCATCGACTTCGGCAACAGCCCAACCAGATACGGACCCGCGGCACCTTCCGGCTCGATCTGCACCTTTACCGGCTGTCGCTTGGCGTCTGGCGAAGGCACCACGCGCAAGTCAGCAGGATAAACCGAACCTTCGATCTTAGGGTTGGTCTCCCACAGTTCAGCCACATCTAAGAATCCCAGCCGGGCACAGATGCGGTAGTTGCGGTCATACGCCTCCAACTCCTCGGGACTGTCGTAGATCTCGCGCACCCGAGCGCGCCAGCACTTCTTAGCCAGTGGCATGTTCTTGTTCCTCAATGATGGCGGCTGCCGCCGTGCGGATGGCCAGCGGCAGCCGCCGCCAATCCCGCTCCCGGCTAATGATGCCACGCCGCATGGCAGCCGCTTCAGCGACCTGCCGCTTGTCCCGCTGACTTTTGCGGAACTCCAGCCATATCAGCGTGTCGGCCAGGCTACCCGTAAGCTGAGCCACCGGCAGATGCTCGACAGGCGATTTGATGACTGGGCGACCATGCAGCCGGAAATAGGGCGTGCCCTGCCGCAGGTCCATGCCAACAAACGCCTCACGGAGCCGTTCGCGCACAGTGTCCAGCCGGGTGCCTGGCCAAAACTCGTCCCGCCACAGTCTGACGGCCGACTCGTGCCTGGCGATGTCGCACAGCCGGTCTTGGCAGCACTGGCACAGCGACTTCACCTGCTCGTTCAACTTCTCGACCAATGGATTGCTCATGCTTTCAACTTTCTCAGTTCTTCCCGCACTTCCCGACGAAACTGCGCCACCGCGGCCCGCCGCCCGTATCCGATGTATTTGCGTTTGAACAGATCGCCATCAGGCAGCCGGTGAAGGCAGCAGATCAGCGTCGGGTGCGATTCAACCATGACTTCGATGTGGATCATGGCTTGGTGGCTGGTCGGCAGACAGTCTGAAACGGCGGCGGAACGCCCTCATCGCCGAAGAACCGGTGGCCAGTGTGGTCGATAGTCAGCCAAAGAGGACCACCCTCCAGAGAGTCCAGAAGTATCCAGTCACTGCGCACAGTGATCGGCAAAGGCGGAATGCTGATCTCCAGCCAGCACTCCAGATACGGCAGGTTGAGGTTGTGCTCCGGATGGTCATCACCCCAGCCAACGCCATGCCCAAGGCACTCCATGGCCAGGCAATACCCGAAGCTGTCCGGAGTGGGTTCGCTCAGATGGCCTTCGGTCAGGTCCGCGTTGCGCTGAAAGACCTCCTCCACCTTCACATCGTCATGTGTCTCGATGGCCGTCACCAGGCTTTCAGCCAGCACCCTCGCAGCGCGGGGTGTCTCCTCGGGAGCGCAAGCGAACCACTCGTCGCCAGGCCCTGCGTGAGGTGCAGTTGGTGGAAGCTCCTTGTTGTCCCACGCGTCCGCGTAGGCGGTGACAAAGAACGTCCGGGCCATCTCGGACAGGATGGCCTCACGGACCTGTTCTGGGTTTAGCTTTTCGTCGCTCATTTTCAATCAGGTCGATCACCTTAGGGTTGGTCTTCAGGAACGCTCCCTCCGGAATGCACTGCGTGCAGTCGAAGTCACGGCAGGCCTCCGGTCTGTCGGCGTAAGTCCGGCACAGGTTGGTCTTCGGGTTCAGAAACACGCAGCGACCGTGCTTGTAAGGCAGCACCGCCAAGCTGCCGCCGGCGTGCCACACCGCCACCGAGCGGAGATGCGGCTGCCGCAGATCACGGCTGCTCAGCACGCAGGCAAACGGCCAAGCACCCGTGTCCCTGCAGCAGACCGCCCTGCAGGCATGGCAAGGCGGCTTCATGGGACAACCAAGACCGACCCCAGCGGCAGCACTTTCTCGCCACACATGTCGCAGCGGTCACAGGCAAAATAGGAAATGGACCTGCCGCAATCAGGGTTTAGACAGGGCGGCATGTCCAGTTCTGCCCTGCTGTCCACCCGCCGCACCGCCTGATTTGAGCCGACCACGACCGGGCAGTCGTCAGAATACGGCCGCTGCGCCAGATCGTCGTGCGGACTGCTGAACCCACGCTCCAGGACATCGCCAGCCTCCGACACTGTTACCAGATAGTAGGCGAACAGGCGGTCACTCATGTATGTCCACTCCCTTCAGCGCTGCCGCAATGGCGCCATTGATGGGCCAGGGCCAGTCGAGCTTTACCTCGCTCTCGCCGGCACGAAGACACCAATCCAGATCGCGCTTGGTCCTGCCGTGGCGCCAGAACTCCAGCGGGATCTCCTGCTCAGACCGCATGACCCCGTGCAACTGCGACCAGCCAACCCCGGCCACGTTCATGTTGAAGAGCCCGTAAGTCGGCTGCGCACAGCCGGGAATCCTGGCCACCTCGACATGTTCCGGCAGCTTGAACGTAAGGAACGAGGCCCACTCGCTACGGGGCGCCAGCAGCAGCACCGTGTCGCGGTCAAGCTGGCTGAACCGCTTGTGCAGCTTGCCACCAGGACGCGGGAACACCGCCGTGAAGTCCAATGGCACGCCGTTCTTGTTCTTCAGCTTCGTCCGTTCCACCCGTCCGTAATGCCGCGTGCCGAGATGTCCTGGCTCTCCGTCCCACCACACCACCTTGTCACCTTTCCTAAGCTTAATCATGATCGTCTTCGTCTTCCTCCAGCCGGTAGATGAAGTTGCACGGACGGCACTTCACCACCTGCTTATTTCCAGTTTCCCCCTGCAGCCAGACCTTGATCCTGGTCCCGCACTTGGGGCAGGTAGGCGGCTGGTCCGTCATCGAATAGACGGGCAGTTCGTCCCGCAGTTCCGGATAGTGCTGGTAGTTGAATCCGGACTCGTGCAGCGACACTTTTATGGCCGCCAGATCCTCGCGCACCTGCGCCGCCAGCCCATCGGGCAAGTCGGTCTGCGCCTGGATGAACTGCAGCAAGTCAACCAGCGACGCTTCCGCACGGTCCAGCTTGTCCAGCAGCGCGTGCTCCCGTGGCGTCACTGTCGGATCCAAACCTGTCAGGTCAAACACATCGATCATGGTAGGTCCTCCAGTTCTCCAGGGTCCGGCGTATCGCCAGTGAAATGCTCGTGGGCAATTACCGCCAAGCTCCACATCCCGGCCTCTTGCGGATGCACCGCGCGCTCGAAGTCATACTCTGACGACACTGTGTAGCCATGCGCCTGGTAAAACTTCCTGGCCAGTTGGTTGAGACTACGTCGCAGCGGGCTGGACTTGGCCGTCATCAACGGCGCAGCTTTAGGCATGGGCGGGAGTGATGCGTTTCAGCAGTTCGTCATTCGTCAAGACCACCATGTCCTGCATCTCCTCCGGGTTAAGGCTAGTGGGTGACTCGGTGAACCTGGCCTGCAGCCGCTGTAATTCAGCCAGCTTTTCGTTGATGGACATGTCCGCCAACGCTTTGCCGCGACGCGCCGATGGCTTGGGCGCAGCAGCACCCGGCAACGGAGCCGCCTTGACCGGCGGATCGTTGCTAGGGCCTTTCCAGACTGGCGGAGCGGTTGGTTCAGGCTGTCGCGCAGACTGGGGCGGAGCCGCCGGTGCCGGCCTGCCTGCAGGTGGCGGACCCGAGTGACCTACGGAGTGCTGCCGCCGGGCGCGAAACGCGAGCACCAGTTCATCCGCTATCTGACAGGCTGCGCCAGCGCCTGCGTTGGCAGCAGCAAACGCCGCGGCCAGTTCCCACAGCCGGTGTTCATCCTTTTCAAGATTTAGCATTCAGTTCTCTCACTCCAGCCAGCATCAGCCCGGCCTTGTGCCGGAACGCAGCCGGCAGTTTGTCGTCGTCCACCCAAGCCTGCAGACCAGCCATCACTGACTGCAGGCCAGACTGCGGGCTCAGCTTTTCTGGTGCCGCCACTTTGCGCAGCAGTCCGGCCAGGCTGTCCTGCATTTCCTGAACCTGTTCTGGACGTCCGTCCAGTTCATGCAGGCTCGTCGCCACATCCTCTCCAGCCCTGCCGATCAGGTGCAGATGGATGCAATGCGGAGAAACCGCAAAGTCCAGTTGATGCCCCTCCGGAAGCAACCGGCTGACGGCCAGCAACATCTCAAACACATCGACCAGGCCCGCCGAGTTCAACGCAGCCATTTGAGGATGGGTGGAAGGACGCCATGCGTCGCCACATAGCAGGCCGCACGTTCGGCTTCATCGGCAGTGGCGAAGTCCAGCAGGTGCTCTTCCTTTCCTCGGTCATCGACCAGAGACTCTGAAGGACCAGCCGTTCCGGACGGTCGGCGACCCTGAAGCCACTCGCCCTCACTCAGCACACCATACAAGCCGTAGGCGAACAGATGCTTGTCGTCAGGCGCACAGACCGTGGCCTCCGACGGCATCCCGTGCCGGACGTGCATGCCCCGCTTGAAGTAGATGGAACTGCCACCACGCTTCGCCAGCTTGAACGGATGAACCACCACCCGGGAGTAGCGGAACAGCGCCGAGAAGTCGCCAGCAGACAGCAGACGCGCATAGGGCGGCAGCAGCTTGTGCTCGTTCAGGTAGCTGGCTATCGACAGGACTTCGTCCTTGGTTGGCGCGTCTGCGATGTCCGTCAGCCCGCCGCTGAACCCGTGCCCATACAGGCACCAGAACCAGGTGTGCTCCGGATGCTGGTCTTGCTCGTGGTTGACCTCCACCGCGATCCACCGGTCCAGCCGGGGTTGCCAGGTGGAGCCTCGGGCGACAACCGTGCCGTTCTTCATCACGAGCCGGCAGGGATGCACCTCGTAGCCGTCGTAGAGATTGGTGTTGATGTTCATGCGTCAGTCCAGCTTGCCCATCTGCCGCAACTCCATGTCGAGCGCCTTGCGGTTGCGCGTCACGTAGTCGTCCACCTCCGGATACTTGCTCCGGCACCAGGGCTGTCCCACAAGCCAGTCCAGATAATCCGCCGGCACCTTCTCCATTGGCTTGTTGTGATGCTTGCCTTGCACAGGGCAGGGAGACTTATCAGTAAGCGTGAGCATAGGAGTCAGTCCGAAATGGGCTGGTGGCGAAGCCAGCGCTCCAGCACACAGGCGATCTGCTTGAAGTTCATGCCGCGGTGACTTTTGGAAAATCCAGCACTCTGTCGAACGCCATCGTTCAGCAACTCCAAGCCAACCCGTTCCACATCAAGATTCGGATCCAGATTCCACTCATGCACGAACGCAGCCCCGATGAAAGCCTGGGTGTCATCGGGGAAGCCTAACCACTGCCGCACCAGATACGGCAGCGTCTGGCAGTTCGACTGTGGCCCAGATTGAAACTCCTGCTCATCACCATCCTCCGACATCTGCCAGACTCCGTCCGTGCCTTTCATGTTCCGGGAATAAAGCTCGCAAGCCACCCCAGAAGCACAAAACCGGTCACCCCTCACAGAGCGAAGACGGTTTCGGCACTGCTTGAATTTGCCCGAGCGCAAGGCCCGGATCAGTTGCCGCACGCGCGCGGCCTGTTGTTTGGTCATGGTCGATCTTCGTCGTTGGCCTCGGCCCGTTTGATGGCAGTGTCGAGTTCCACGTCAGTCAGCGCCAGCCAGGCCGCGCCGCCCTCACGCCGAATCTGCACCCAATGATAGTCCGGGTTGGCGCCGAACTTGGGCAGTTGATTGCTGCGCTTGACCAGCTTGCCGAAGTCCGTCTGCCGGACAATCCACAAGAGTTGGACCACCACCAGCACAGCCAGGACTACAGTAGGGAGACCAATGTCGTTTTGCATGTGCTCAGACTAGCAGACCAGCCGGCCGGAAGCAAATGCTCCGGCCGGCTGGGTGCTGTGCTCGACAACTAGACCGCAACGGCCGGCTGGGGACAGCCGGGAGTGCATTCGATGTGGATGCCCTGCTTGGGCACGGAGGCGACACCACGGGACGCCTTGATCACCAGCTTGTTGTCCGGCAACTCCTGCCAGTCGAACGTGCCCCAGCCACCAGACCGCCACTGACCGAGACCCTTTCGGCGGCCGTAGGTGAGGATGTCTGCGATCAACTCCTTGGTCACGATCGGTTGCGACTTGCCGCTCTTGCTGACCTTGACCTCCTCCGGCCCAAGATACACCAACTCGGCCACGAACCAGGTGCCTTCCGGCACTTCCTCGCTGCGCGCGATGGCCGTGCGCTGGGCGCCAGTGCGCTGATCCTCCGTCCGGATCGGCCGGGTGTTGAAACCGGGGGATTCGGTCCAGACCGTGGACGATGACGCCGTGCGCTCCGCTGACGGCTTGCGCAGATAGATGCGCCGCGGCTCCACGAAGATCAACTGATCGACCTTCTTCTTGCGGTTCCAGGGGTTGAAGCCGGCGGGTGCACAGCCGCACTCGATCACCGTCTCCAGGGCTTCCTTGATGAAGCCACGGAACCAATAGTCCCACACGAACAAGCCCATGTCGTCACGGGCAAACCCGGTGGTGCCGCGCGCCTCTTCGGCGTCCAGCCCAGCGGCCAGGAGTTGCAACCGGCGCTGCTCGGCCTGGGCAGCAGCGACGGCCAGTTCCTCCGCGACGCGAGGCTCCAGGTTGGAGAGGTCCTTCTTGTTCTCCTTCTCCGTCTTGACGCGCAGGTGGTCCTGCGCAATGTCGCTGAAGGGCAGCCCGCCCAGCAGGGGTGCGGTCAACGTGACCGCGATCACCATCTTGTTCTCTTTCATCATACCGTTTGTTTGTTTTGGAGCACTGCTTGGCATTCGCCCGTCCAGCGGAGACTCCTTCGCCAGCCATCACTGTTTGTTAGTTGACCCAGCGCGCCGGTGATAGGCGGCCACGCTGGGTAAAGTGTCAAAGGCTGTCAGCGTAGCGCTTCAGCATGTGCGCCGCCTCGTCGCTGGTGGCGAACGGCCCCAGGGCATGCGCACCTGTCTCGTCCCAGAAATACCAGCCATCCGGTTTCAGGTGCACCGCGCCTGGCTTGCCCTTGCCCAGTGCCAACTCCAGCTTGCGTGCCAGCGCGGTATGCGCCTCCGGCGTCAACCGGGCAATCGGGTTAGGCATGGCACCTGGGCTGCTGATGAGGCAGGCCCAGCCAGCCTGGCAGATGAACTGCAACTCTTCTTCAGTGAACGGTGATGCAGACATGGTTAAATTTGAGCAGCCGCGCCCTTGGTGGGGTTTTCAAGTTTTCGCCACCCTGCTCGTTTTTGGCTGCAGGGGTGCTCGTGAATGAGGTGTGTCACACCCAGAACGACCGTGCACAATCACGACATTGATGCTCGGTCAGTGCCTCGCTGTGGTGGGGATCTTGTTCGCTTACGGCGGTCCACTGAACGCACACGAAAAGCTTGTCCCCGCAGCAGAACGGACACAGCACTGGTTCATCGGGAGTATCGGGCATAAAATTCGGCAGCAGTTGGATACCTCCCGTGGGCTGTCGCTGGCAGCCCACGGGAGGATGATGGTTTAGGCCCGGTTAAACCCGAGCACAGCCGAAGCGGCCGTCAGCATGCCGAACGCCGTGTCCTTGACGACCGGCTTCGCCTGGCCGCCGTGCCGGACGATGTAGAGTTGCAACCGCAGCGCGCGGTCGCCTTCCTTTGTGGGTGCCACCGCCGAACGGGGCAGTGGGCCGGACTGCTCCTGGGCGGCGAACCACAGGTGTCTTGGGTCCACCGATGAGGTAGCGATGGCCAACTCCTCCTTCAACATCATCGCCTCGTCGGGCGACAAGCTGCTGAAGTCCACCGGATCACTCGCCGGCAGGATGCGTTGGGTCTTCTTCTTGTCGAGGTTCAGGGATTTTGCCATGTGCAGTGATGCCGCCATGCAGGCGGCGCCTCCCACGCTTCCGGATAACCCGGTTGGACCAGGCCCTGGTGACGGGCCTGCAGCCAGGACATGAAAAGGCCCGCCCCAGACCGATCAAGTCCGGGGCGGGCTGCGGCCAACAAGCCGCGTTCACTGTCTGGTTAAATGGGAGAGGACGTCTCCCAAAGACTTATGACACGGACTGGTCTGGTGTTACGCGCGCTTTTCGCAGAACCGGCGCTTGCCTTTGGGCACCAGCAGATACCAGTGGCCATTCTCCACCGCCTGCTTCTGTGCTGGGGTGAGCTTGCGGACAGCCTCGTCGTCTGCCGATGGCAGGGCGAAGTCGATGGTGTTCCAGTTGATGCCATGGTTGGCGTCATGGTCATCCAGCAGTTGACCCAGGATCTGCACCGCCCGATCGTCATCCATTACCAGCCCACGCTGATTTAACTGCCGGTGCACATCCTCCGTAGTCCAGACCACGGCCATGCGGTCGATCCAGTATTCCTCCAAACTGGTGATGATCGCATTGACGAGAGTCGGGGCAATCAACCCAGCCTTGTTCAAGGCATCAACCATCTTCTCTATTTCGTGACTGTGCATACTTGTCCCGTGTGTGTTCCAATGCCACCTTCAACGCCAGCACCATCTCACCTTCCGTGTGCCAGCCACTCAAATGATCGCGGACCACTCCCTCGCGGTTGATGACCTCAACACAGCGATACCGAAGGCCGCCAGAAGACTCGTCTCCCAGACAATGCAGGTTGCCGATCAACACCACACCTCCCAACCATGCCTTGATGGGACGATGGGTAAGCCGATTGATCTGATACACTAGGGCGTCCATGGCCTCCGTCGTTGTCGCCGGCGCCACCTCCGTTATGCCGTCCGACAGGCGTTCCCACGCCTCAATGCTGCGGAACTCAGGGTCTGCGATTGAATAAAGCAGGTGCTGCGCTTCGTGCATGTCGTTCTGCAGCAGCGCTGCGCGAATTTGCAGGAGCTTGACCCGGACATCACGCGGCAAGCTGCCGGGATCGGTGTGGCTCATGGTGCGTGTTGGTCCAGCCACGTCTGGCCTGTGGTGGTCAGCTTGAATGCCACGCTGCGTGCGCTGCCATCCCGCTCGATCAGCTTCAGCCGGACCAGGTCTTGCAGCGACGACGGTGTCACCTTGGCGGCTGACGTCCGTCCAGCCACCCACAGCAGCGCATTCTTCTGGCGCGTGCCCAGCTTGATAATCTGCTCGTCTGGCATGTTATTCCTCCGTGTCCTCGCCCTTGTTGGTCAGCATGAAGAACCCAGGATCGCTGCCCTGCTTCAGCAGCAACCTGGCAGCTTTTGGCCCATCGATCTCTTCCGTCTTGCTATGCCCGCTGTCGCCGCTGTAAGGACCATTCTCGCAGTCATCCATCAGCGTGCGCAGCGACACGTCCGGGAGTGGCTCCTCGGACAGGATCTCCACCCAGAACCGGCTGCGGTAGAACCTTCGGCTGGATACCTTGATGCGGTTGATCTTGGTGAACGAGGCGTAGCCCTTTCCAAGCCTGTCGATGCAGACCTGCCGGCACTCAGTGCACAGCGACATACTGCCCCGCTGACCATCCGCGCCAGGCTTGCGTTCCTTGGCCACCACCACGGGCACGTTCTTGCACCGTTCCCGGCGAACCGGTCCCAGCGTCATGAACGACCCGTCAGCCTTTTCCGCCTGACACTGCTGCAAGTCCGGCGGGACCAGCTTGACCTTCTTCGGTTTGCTCATTTGGAATCAACCACCTTGTAGTCTCGGATCTCGGTGTCCACGATGTTGAAACTTCCGGAGTCGGGGTTGTTGAACTCGTAGTCCAACTCATCCACCACCGTCTGCATCGAAACTCCTTCATCCACCTCCACCACCAACTTCACTTCAAGCACCAGTTCGACTTTTCTGCTCATGATCCTGGAGAATCTTTAGTCCTGCCTCCGTCAACGCCAGCTTGCACCGGTCGCTGTTGGACACCCACCCGCGATGGATTAGTGCGCACAGCGTGCCTGACGCACCGCCATGCTGGGCTGCCCCATGCAGATGATAACCGTAATCGCCATGGTCACGCAGGCTGCGCAGCATGGCCAGCATCTGAGGGCTGGGCCTGGTTGAACGGCTCATGCGTGTCCGGGAGTGCTTGGACGGTGCACCACCTTCAGCACCCAGCCGCTCTGCCGCTCCTCGTCCCATGCCGGCGACTCGTCCTTGCCGTTGCGGATCCGGTGTAGTCGCAAGAAGAACTCGTCATCAGCCGCCGACAGGAAGTTGCCGGTCTGCTCCAGCACCCGCAGGTCCAACCGGACCGCGGCCTGGGCCAGGGTCAACCCGCCTACCAGATAGTCTGGCCAGCCCTCTTTCTCGCTCGGCGCACAGTCTTCGTGCGGCAGCAGCGTCAACTGCCACGGCATTTTGGAAACATCCATAGCTCAATTCTCCTGCGGCATTACGCCCTGCAACTCATCCAGCGACTGCGCCATGTCCATCGACAGCGGAATGCGCTGACCATCCGGACATTGGCGGACATACCGGTTGAGCACCTGCACATTCAGCCCGTCCGCCGTGCTGGTCAGCACTATCTGCTGGCCGACATGCAGCACCGGCAGGCCATCTTCAGTGGTGACAACGCGCTCTTCAAAAGGCCGGCGGGCCAGTGGTCGAACCATGTTGACCACCTGCCGCTGGGACCGCCGCGGGTAGTCCATCGCACGGTCACGCACAAAGCGCAGCACCGTTGGCGTGAACAGCGAAGTTGTCGCAAATCCGGGTATGACGGCTTTAGCCATGCTTGGCAGACTTTCGACGATGCTGGCGGTCCAGGCAAGCCCAGGCCGCCAGGCACGAGACAGCCTGCTGGCTGATCCGGTCAACCGCCTCGCCCATCACGTCCGGCTCGCTGTTGCTGTTGGCCGGATAGTCGGCCGCGAACGACAAAGCACTTCTGGCGAGCCGGAGCTTCCGCCTCAGGTGTTTTATTTCTAGCTCTTGTTTGCTCATCAATCAGGTTACGAAGCTGCTCGCAGCACGCATCGCACAGCCCCAGCAGCGAACCATCGCTGAAAGAAAACTGGGTGACGGCGTGCGGCGCCACTCCATGCGCAGTGAGGTGCGTCCGGCACCCGTTGCAGGCGCCGAACTCAGTGGACCTTCCTCGGTCGGCATTCATGTTCTGGGACGCAACCAAACCACCCGTTCACCCACAACCGTCCGATCCTGCGCGGAATGATCCACGAACAGCCCGGCATTCGGCCACAGGTCCAGTAACATCTCGCCCGAATCCAGCACCACGTCGTCGCGCTGCTTCTCATATTCACCGAGAAAGCGCTCCCACGGTTTGCCAGGCCCAGTCGGCCAGATCATCTCCATCCATGGCCCGAGGCTGGCCACCCCCGTCCGCTGCAGGAACATCGGCTGCGCGCCCGTGCGGCTGTTCAGCAACGAGAATGGGGCTGGCGCCAGGTCCAACACCATGTCGTCCAGCGGCTGAAACAAATGGCAGTCATGATCGATGACGATCCGGGGCTGGTTTCCGTAATTGCCCCAGTTCACCTCGATCACCTCCGCCCACCAGCGCTCAGACATCAGCGACTGGGCTCCGTGCCGGCGCACCAGCCGCCGAAACGCCCCAACCCGGGCAGCCCAGCCATCTGCCGAAGGATACCGGTTGCGCTTCAACTTGCCGAAGCTGCGGTCACAGACGGCCATCAGCTTGGCTGTGGCTGGATAGCAGTTGACGCAGGAGGCCAGCAGCACATCGGCCGACAGTTCATCCATCGTCTGATGCAGCCGCTTGGCGAACGCGTCCGGGGCGTAGAGGCGGCGCACGCAGAGGCTGCTGGTGCCATCCAGACATACCAGGACGTCATCGTCCGACAGATCCGGCAGGACCTGTGCCTTGAGATGGTCCAGCAATACGGATGGCGTGGCTGACAGCCGGTTCCATGCCGGCAGCCCCGCCTGTTCAGCCGACCAGGAGAACAGCGACGACGGGTTGGTGCCGGTATCAGTGCGGACAACGAGTATCGGTTGGTTCATGGCTAACGCATGACATCAGTCCGGCGGTCGATTGTCCAGGAAGTCGGAAAACCCCTCGGGCGACTCCTGGTTGTCGATGTATTCCAACAGCACATCCACCGCCTCGGCATCCGTCAGTGGACACTCGCGGCGATGCGCTTCAAAGATAGTCTGAGCACTCATGGCTTGGCCGGCTTGAATCTCTTTTTGCACCAGGCATCCAGCTTGCGTCCGTCCGGCCAGCCGAGATCTTCCCAGTCGGCCGCAGGGATGAGCGCAGCGTCGTGCAACACCTGTGCCTTGCGGTCAGCCGTGGCGGTTATCCGTCCGACCATGACCATGTGCTCGTCGATCTGCCATACCATGCTGCGCTCCGTCTGGGCCACCAGCCGCGGAATGAACAGATTGCGCAGGTCCTGCGCCAGCAGCGCCTTGCGGCTGCGCTGGTCCACCGAAGCATCAAACCCAATCTCGTCAAACACGGCATCCAGCGAGCGATGTTCGCCGTCGTCCGGCTGAAACCGCATACCCACCACCCGGCACGACACAGGATCAAACTCCTGCACCATGACACCATGCACTTCCCTAAATACGTGTCCGTTCATTAGTCTTTTTCCTTGTCCTAGGCAGTGTCCGCAAACGACACCCACGACCACGTCATGACATAGGCACCATTGTCGTCGCCTTCGCTGACCACAGCGTTGGGGTCCATCTCTAGTTCACCATCAGCCAGCGGCAAGTTAGACTCCGCCAGTTCACGGATGGCCGCATCGCGAACCAACCGGTCATTGTCGAACCGTTCCAGATAAACTTCCAGTTCAGCCGCCGCCTGCTTACACGCTGCGTCAGTGTGAGCCTGGGCTCGGGCAAGCTCCAGCAAACGCCGGGCAACTGGTTCCGCCACGTTCAGATAACTGTTAAGTATCTCAGTAGCTTCCATACCTCAGATTCCTGCTCCAACCAAGTCCTCCGTCCGGCAGATGTCGCCACAGATATTGTGGAAGAAGTGAAACGCCGCCGCTGCGTGAACCATCCGGGAGGGTAGGTCACCGACCAGGTCGTGCTGCAGCATCACCAAAAAGGCATACAGCCGCCGCAAACACTCATCCGACATTTCAGCCAGCACCTCCTCCGCATCTCCAGCCAGCCGGTGGCCTTCAAAACCGGTCAGCGCCAGCCAGCCGCCGGACCTGCCGAGAAAGGCAAACCGGGTATCGACGTGTGTGCCATCCCAGAGCATGGAGTAGCCGTCGTCGTCCGGCTTGCCGTCCCGGCCGCAGAACACGTCCCGGCTGTCCTCAATGCCAGCATCCCACAAGGCGTCATCCGACGTATCGGTCAGCCGCTGTTCGGTCTCGGACAGCCAATGCGCATCGGTCGCCGTTTTACGGTCAAGGTGACCCGCCTGCACCGCGCTGGTCAGCAGTCCAGCGTGACTCCAGTCCAGATGTGCGCGCACCTTTACGTTGAAGCAGAACAGCCAAGGTCCGCGGGAGAAGCCTGCCTTGGAGAACGGCTGCGCCTCGTAGCCAAAACCACCTCGCCGGTCCCAAGACCGAGCGTTGTAATCCAGCAACCAGGCCGTTATTTCGTCCCGCTCCGTCAGCGGCGCCCGGTAGTATTCAGGCATCTCGATTTGAGCACTCATCTTTTGTCGTAAGGAAGGCAAACCTGGCTGAAACAGACGCCGGTAGCATCCTCGACCGCAAGTTCGGTGCAGCGGTCGCACACAGACACACGACCGTCCCGAAACGCCTTCTGCAGCCGGACATACGTGTGGAATGACAGCAGGAAACCTTCGCGTGCGGATTCATGCGAGAGTCCGACAATCCGCAGCGCGGGATAAGGCACGACCCCCTGCTTCTCCAACTGCCACACCGGAGTAAGGGCCGGAAACAGCGACCGCTTCTCGGTCACCATCATCCGCCGGTCGGCCTCCTTCACCTCGGGTGACGTCTGCTCCGGCAGTTCAAAGGCAGCGGCAATGGCCTTCCAGACATGATGCTCCATCCGACGGAACTCCGGAAGGAACCGCTTCACCGGTTGGATGATGTCACCCAGGTAGGCCTCCGCGGCGTCATGCAGCAGCGCCTCCAGCTTGAACTTCGCCGGCACGCACTTGGCCACCAGCACACTATGCTGGGCCACGCTGTAGAAGCCGTTGCATTGACCGCAATACCGGCACAGCTTGGACAGCCCGCGAACAATGTCCGCAATGTTGATGTCCTCCGGCTTGGGGTCCAGAAAGTTGAACCGCTTTCCGTCGCCAATCACCATCCACTCGTCCGCCAGCGCGGCATAGCCGTCACCGGCGGACCCAGGCAATAATGGGCTCTCTTCCATACAGTTCAACAAACTTGCTCCGAATCTCCCAAAGCAGTGCATCAACACTGGCCGTCCGACCGGCCTCAGGCAGCGCCGACCGGGAAGACTGGATCGTGGCGGCGCATGCCCATTCCGTCCAACTCACCATCACCAGCGAGTTCAATCCGGCCAGCGTGCGCTCGTAGTCCCACATCAGCGCAGACCGGTTAAGGTCGTGCTTGGACGCCTGCCCGTTATCCACAACCATCGACACGTCAGGCACAAGAGCGCCGTCGAACAGCCGGAACACAGGCACCCCGCGACGCCACCAATCGGCAGTCAGCCAGGCGGTCAAACCTCCGACAATGCCACCAAGCAAGGCGGACACCGGAACGCCCAGACCGAAGCTGGCGATAATCAGCCCCTGAATGATGATCAACGACCACATCAACAGCAAAGCGCGGACGTTGGACAACGGTTGTCGGTAACTAACTTTCATGGCTGGATGCACCGCGCACGATGGGTAGAAGCAGCGTCTGAACCGCCATCGCCTGCTCGTGCGCGACCTCGAACTCAGTTACCTGGTCCAAGGACTTCTCGATCTTCAGCCGAAGCTCACGGTCGAAATGACGGGACTTGGCGTCCATGCTCAGCGTCTCCATCAAAAGCTCGGCATCTTCCGTCGGCACCAGCAGCACCGACCAGCCAGGCGCAGGCTTGTTCGTTTTCTCAGGCATGTGTCAGTTCCTCCTCTTCTGGGGCAAGCTCAGCCGGGCGACGCTCAGCAATACCACGCGGAGCCCGATCAAACCCAAACATCTGGGCATACTCGATGGGCAGCGAAAACCAGCACCAGTTCTGGTTGCGCACATGATCCACCAGCATCAGCACGGCACGGCTGCGGGGAATGCCACGCGACTGAAGATAGAAAAGCTTGTCCTCATCGATGGCGGCATCGCCGCTCAGATAGTGGATCCGCACCTGATTGTCGTCGTCAACGCCAAGCAGATTGCTCAGACCACTCTTGAACACCACATACTCGTGCGGCTCCAGGCACATCTCCCCTTCCGGGGTCAGGATGCGGGCCAGATGCCGGAAGGCGGTTCCGCGCATCCGTGCTGACGGTCGCCACTCCGCCAAGGCAAACCAGATCGAGAGTGGCGGAGGTTGGAACGATTTCCCCGTCGGAAAGCCGACTCTGGGCGCGTGCTTCACCAGCACCCAGGCGCCCTCATCAGGCACCTCGGCACCACGGTCAGCGGGGAAGTGCGCAGCAATCTCCTGCTCAAACGCCAAGCCTCGGGCCAGCGGATCCCGATAAATCTCGGCCTCCAACTCCTCCCGGTAGTCCTCGTCCGACAGCTTGAGCCGATACACCGCCTCCAGCTTGTTCTTGCGTCGGCCAGGCTTGTCAATCAGCCGGGCGACTTGGTCGGGTGTAAATGCTGCGCGCTTCATTCCGCCTTCCTGTAGCCAACCAGTTGGTAGATGTCGAAGAAGTCGAAGCCGCACTTTTCACAGCACACCTCGAACTCAATCCGATCGCCATCAGCCTCATGCCTGCCGGCCGTAAGCTGGTTCTCCGTCCGGCATGACGGGCAGATGGAACCGCCAGAGGCGGCATACTGCTTGTCCGTCAGCCGCCGTCTCTTTCCAGATTTCTTGCTCATGGTAACAACTCCATTGATCCAACCACCAACACGCTACCCAGCAGAAACACAGGCAGCATGCAGATGCAGGTCAGCAGGACTAGCACCAGCAGCGCCACCAGCAGGACCGCTCCAGCAAGCAGTGCGCAGAGCAGCACCGCCAACGAGGCCACACCAAGTGCGGCCAGCACCAGAGCGATCCCCAACAACCCGGCCCATCTAAATCCCGACTGCACAGCCTCAGAAGTCGAACGAGGCCCATGCTGGAGCAGATGGAACAGGCAGACGAGACCAGTCAGCGCGAGCAGCCAAACAACAGGATCACTTTTCATCTTCGGTAGGGCGAATCAGCAGCATGTCGTAGGGCAGCGAAGGCCCGTCATCAAACACCGCCAGCAGACGCACCTCAGTCAAGCCCTGCTCATCCAGCAATCGGTCCAGCACCGGCGGACATCCAGCACGTCGTAGCTGGCAAGATCCCCGATGTTGGTGTCTTCTGAACTCTCCTTGCGCACCCGCGCACCAAGCTCCGTGCAGAGCGTCCACTGGTGCACAGCCTCGCGCAATCGAACGGCAAGTTCATCCCGGCTGGTGACGTGTGTGCGGACCTGTAGCAAGGCAAGCGTTTCAACGCCATCGGGATAACTATGGTCACTCCGGATGAACGCCACTGTGCGAAGTTCAGGCACTGGGGCTGGAGAATACCGCTTCTTAATTTTTGGCATTTTCAGTTTCGTTCTCGTTGGTCCAGCGCAGCAACGCAGGGAACTCAATATCATGCAGGAAAAGCGGCGTGCGCTCTCCCATATAGGCTCCAGCGGTGTTGAAGTCGAAGAACTCCTCCGCGTCCTCGCGAGTCATGCCGTCCCGTTCCATCAGGATGCGCACGATGCGCTCGGAGGAATACAGCAGGCACGGCGCCTGACCGCATCTGGAAACCACCCCCAGCACGGCAGCATCAAGCCCATCCAGGATGATGGCGCCTTCCTCATTCTCGCGTGCCAGATCCATCAGCATCTTGCTGGTGGACAGATGCAGCGTCTCCGCAAAACTTTCTTTCGGCATACAGCTAAAGAACCTGGCCCCTGCGGGGCCGGTCCAAATATCACCCGTAAATCTTGCCTGTCGGACGCTCAACGTCGCACATTCATCACTCCACACCCTGCCGTTTGATGGTTAGCTTGCATGATGGTTTTCCCAGGGAGCTACATCGCCGAAGTCGCCGAGAAGAGCCTCGGCAAACTGCGACGCACCTTACTTAACCGGGCATAGCTGCGCTCGACGTTGCCGGCGAGGCGCAGCAGTTCTACGGCCACCTCCTCAGTGGTCGAGAAATTGAACGTCCATGCTTTCTGACAGTGCCATAGGTAGAACAGCGGCTTGTCCTGGTCGTAGATGATTGACACGGTGCTGTCCTCGTAGGACGGCCAGACGATGATGTTTAACGCCGGACGGTAACGCCGGCGGCGAAGTTTCCACTCCGCCAGATCGCGGACGACGTGCATGAAGTCGTAGAACTTGGTCTCGACCGCCTTGTTCACATCGTCACCAATCTCATCGTCTGGAACACATCCGCCAGCGTCAGCCCGGTAGATGTTCAGCGCGGCATGAAGCACGTCCTCCGACACCTGGCTCCACCGTTGTAGCCGCAACTGCTGGCTGCGCTGCTGAATCAGCATAAACACAGCAGTGCGCTGATCTTCGGGCAACGTCCGAAAGACTTCCAGGTCGAACAACCGTTCCGGACCGTAAAACACTGCTTTAGAGGAATCTGCGCTCATGATTCAACCAGCTTGGTGACCGCACAACCAACCACATCCTGCAGCGGTCCAAGCGAAGACTTGAAACAATTCAGCATGCAAGTATGCGACTGATCGGCCTCGACCCTGCGCCGGCAAAACGCCAGCCAGTCAGCCAGGTCACGCACTTGCTCTTCCGTCAAAACCAGCGCTACTTGCTTTGGCATCAGGCGCTCCATTCTCCATGCCGGACAATCTTCAGCGTGCCGCAGGCATCCGGCACCATCATGCACTGTTCAGGCTCGCAGAGTTCGGCCTCACTGCGGCCACGGTGCACCACCTCGCCACCAAACTGACGCCGGAAATAGCCAATCCTCTGCTTGAACCGTTCCCGGGCCGACTCGTAGTCCACATCCTCCAGCAACGGAATGGACATACCGCAGTAGGCAAAGTGCACCACGTCGTAAGTGCGCGCAGCCATCAGCTTGCCTTTCCTTTGTCGCGCGCCTCCTGCCATGCACTCACGCGCTCGTTATTGATGACCTTGCCCAGCAGATCGGACCGAACCGCAATCTCAGCAATGGTGCCATCGTCCTTGTAACGTATGGCCACCGCCTGCTCGTCACACGGAGAGTCATAGATCAGTGCCTGAAGACCGCCGTTGAAGTAGTCCACCACTACCTGGGCCGTGCCGTGCGGATCTTCAGGCTGCTTCAACGGCAGCACGATGACTGGCCCATAACCTCCGATCTCCACATCGACACCGATCGGAGGTCCCGACTTGTCACCAGTCAAACCGGCGAGCCGAACTACCGGCTGACCCGGCGCTTTAAGGATATGCAGAATTTCCATGCTCACTGTTCAAAGGTAACCGACTCAGCCCCGCCCACCTTGGCCATGATGCCGATCATCCGGGCAAGATTGGCGGCATCCGGCGAGCAGTCGTCCTCTTCGATCTTCAACAACTCAGACACCGCAATGCAGTTGGCCAACTGCCCTTCGGCGGCGGTGGATGTGAAATCACTGACCCAGTCCCACAAGTCCTTGACCGCGTCCAGACCAAAGCCGCGCCGATGCAGCATGCCGCGGCGCACAAAAGCCACCGTTTGAAACGACATGGCCCGGTCCACCGTGTCGAGATCGTTGTGTAGTTTATTCACAGTTTTCTTCCTTCCTGCCAGGCCTCCCAGGCCAGTTGCACCGAGATGTCCTTGTATTGACCAGGCCAGGCAAATTCAATTTCGTTGTCCGGCCAGCGGTCCACCGACCGCTCGTAAGGCATCTGCGAAATCCAGGACTCGAACGCCACGCGCAGAGCCGCAGACAAAGCGCCGTCAGCCACGGGACGCCTTTCGACCTCCACCGAACACCCGGGCGTTCCAGGCATCCCACAGCTTCTCGGCGCGCTCACCGGTGAACCTGAGCTTGTCCGCACTGGAGATGCGCAGGACCACCACCGGAATCCACCGGTCCACCAGACCAAGCCGGACGGCCCGCTGGCCGACCGTCTCGTCGGGATGACTGTCCAGCCGGAACGCCGGCTCGTGCTCAGCCACAGGCCGACCATGCACGGTCATGCTGGCCGGCCTGCGCTTCGCGCGACACTGACCGTCCGCAGTCTCGAAGAAGAATGTGGCGTAGCTGACCTTGGCCAGATCCACCGTCGTGGTAGCGCTCATGTTTGTTCGTTGACTGATTCTTTCAGGTCGTCCTCTTCCACCAACCCCCGCGACAGAAAATCACTACAGCATACGCCGCACTGGCGCGCGTGCTTGGGCGCACATTCTTCGCAGATAGACCCGCAGAAGCTGGAGACATCCTCGGCCTCGGTTATCGTCTTGCCGCACTCGCAGCATTCCAGCTTACCGTCGTCATCCTCGTCTTTCGCTGGCTCAGCGCCTCTGTCATTATCAGGCATGGTATTGTCGATAGTTTCCGATGTTCTGGTGTTCCACTGTCCAGGCTGCCGGGAGTTGCATGGCATCTGGGTGACCAAGCCCAACCCCATCACCGGAGGGATTTGGACCTGGAACGGTGATCTTGAGCGGCCAACAGTCAGCCCGTCACTGCTGCTGCCAGCCAACCCTCGGTGCCACGCCTGGATCAAAGACGGGCAGATCGCATTCCTGCCAGACTGTGACCATCATCTGGCCGGACAGACCGTGCCGATGCTGTCTGATCCACTCAACCAGCCGCGCAACCCAAAACTACCACAACAGCCTTGGGCACACCGGCGAGGTGGTGAAGATCCAGACCTAGCTTTGAACTGAAGGACTCAGGTCCACTTGAAACCAGGCTTTGGTCATCCTGCGGAACTTCCTGGTCACCGCGAACCGCTCGTTGAGTTGCTGCTGGCCGTGGCGAAACATCACCCGTCCGACCGTGCATTGCTCAACGGCCAGCCAATACAGCGTCACCTTGGTGCTGGAGAACTGCCTGGCCAGCCGGGCACTGTGGGCGATGGCCGTCTCGGGCATGCCGCACTGCGCCAGCTTGAACTCGATGTCACACTTGCTCTGGGACACAACCGACGCCGACATGTCCTCCCAGCCATTCAGCAAGCTGCATGGATCGCCGGCTGCGGCCAGCAACGGCTCCCGCATCTGCACGGGATCGCCAGCCAACCGCAGCCGCATCTCCAGAACCCAGTCGCTCATCAGATGTGCTTGGAATCGTTCGCGTCCTTCTGCGTGTAGCCTGACTCCTGGCGCTGGAAGTTGACCGCGTTCTTCTTTACGTAGGCGGCGAAGACGTCGTCCGCGCTCATCCCAAGCACCTGCGCCATGCTGATGAGGAAGTGGAACAGGTCAACAACCTCCACGCGCGCGTTCTGCTCGTCGAACTTCTGGTATTTGGCCCACCACTTCCACGGGACGCTGTCGGTCAGTTCGGCCATCTCCTGCTGCATGGCGCGGGTGTAGTTCAGGAGCCACTTGGTCTTCTCCTCTTCCGTCATCGAGTCCGTGTTGACGCCGATGCGCTGGTTCAGCAGGCGCTGCATGCGGAACAATTCCTGTAGCTGATCAGCGAGGACAGGCGATAAGCCGTGTCCGATGACAACTGCTTCAATCTGACCTTGCGGGTTGGTCGTCATGGTTACTGGCAACTGATTCAAAGGTTCGGGCACGATGGTCACGGCTGACTGAGTCGGCTCGACTTCCGATGGCGTCGGCGCCGACATCACCATCGACTCTGGCAACCACACCTCGAAGTCCAGCAGCGTGCCGGTGACCTCTACGCGCTCGCGGGACGAGAACCCGCTGTTCATCCAGGCGCCGCCCGCCATCACGTCCGGAGACAGGCGCTGATCCCGACGCACCCAGGCCCGCATCAAGTAGTCGCCAGTGGCCAGATTGACGACCGGATACCCGGGCAGCTTCTCAAACCGGTCGAAGTCCGGCACTGCCAGCCGATACAGCGCCGTCAAAAGATCGCCCTGATCGGCACAACGGCAGCCAAGCGGACGCCCACGCTGCACATGCAAGTGCGCCCGTGCCGCACAGACCGGACACGGCTTGAACAGCGCATCCACAGCCTCCTTGGAGAGCTTATGCTTAAACCCCGCGTTCTGCTTGATCATAAATTCGCACCAGACCTTCCCACGTCTCCGGAGAAATCCGGAAGTCCACCAACTTCTTGCCATCGGCACGATGCGTCCTTGCCATGCCGTGCAAACGAACCCCTCGGTCAGTCAGACGCAGCGCCGGATTCATGGCAGAACCACGGTTCACCAGCAAACCGGATGACTCCATGTCTTCCAGGCAATCCCAGTCATCATGCGCGTCCAGGCGAACCAGGTTGGTTCCCACATCGCTGTAGAACACACGAGTGCCCCACTCAGCCCGCCAACGTGGCGCATCGTGCAGCCAGTAACCATACGCCGGATGCGTCTCCGGGTTAGTTCGCATGCTCATGCGCAGCCGGTCTGAAAACGTGCCGCGATGATCGACGATGACCGTCTCCAGGAACAGCAAGCAGGACCAATGGTCCTTGCTCCACCGCGCCGGCTCAATGCACACCGGCTCTGAACAATTCGACATAAGGTTGCATCTGTTCGGCTTCCACCCGCCATTCTGGGATGCCAGGAGTTCCTGGAGGAAATACGCTGCGCAGTCCACTGCCACCTACATTGACCACGTAACTGTCCGGCTCGTCTGGAAAGAACTCTGCCGCGCGCGTGAGCAGATTGCGCCCCCAGAACCGGACACGGCGCTGATTGCCGCGACGGATCCAAAACCGCCGACCCGCCGAATGCACGTTGGCCTGCACCTTCGCGGCATCCAGCATATCATTGACCATGTCGTGAAACGCCACCCAATCAGCACCCTCAAGCCAGTTGCCCCGGCGATGCGGAGCAGCATCACCCGTCAACGCGCACGCGCCGGGATGATTGCCGCAGTAGCCCTTGGAATGCTTCAGTCGGATCTTGTGCAGCGACACCACCGACCTTTTGCCACGCGGAAACCGCCGCATCTCATGCACCCAGAATCGGCTTTTATTCAGCCGCAGGTATAGCAGCATCTGCACCGTCCAACCGTCTCCATCCAACACTTCAATCTCGTAGGCCATGGTCACCAAACAAAGCTGCGTTCCTCATCCTCACAATCTGAAGCTCGGGCGTGTCCCGCAGCACCTCCTGCACCCGGAACTCGCGTGCACTGACGGGCGGAAAGAAGGCGTCGCCATCCACCATCTGCCGCACCAGTGTCACGTAAAGCTCCTCACACCACGGCAAGAACTCCCGATAAGTCTGGGCACCACCGCACAACCACAGCCGGTGCCCTCCGCTGGTCAGCGTTCGCACATGCTCGATCAAGTGCGCAGGCGGAACATCGAAAGCGCAGCAGTTGGCGACCACCGCAGAACGGCTGACGACCACCAGCCCACGACCAGGCAGGCAGCCAACCGAGTCGTAGGTCTTGCGGCCCATCACCAGGGTTCCACCCAGGGTGGTTTCCTTGAACCACTGCAGGTCTTCCGGCAAATGCCACGGTAGTCGCCCATCCTTGCCGATGCAGCCGTTCAACGAGACGGCTGTGATGGCTTTGAAACCTTGGATCGGGGTAATCTGCATAAGCTCCATGGTCTTTCGTTCAACGTCCAATCCTCAGCGGCAGGATACTCCCGGCGTATGTCAGCCTCAGCCTCCTTGCGCGCCTCTCGCTCAGTTCGATCTTCAATCAACCACTTGGCAATCGGATCGACCGAATGCTGGCGAGCATAGACGTGAACCTCCCAGCTACGCCGCCCAGTGGGCTTGAATCGATCTTTGCCAAATCGAAGCAACAGGTCGCGTTGAACCAGCGCGTCGATCCTCATATCTACGCGCCCACCAAACGATGGCTTGCCGATGTCTTTGTCGTTCCTAAACACCTCCGCCAACCTTTCCTTCAACTGCTTCAGGGCAACGTGGCCGTTATCCACCGCTTCCAGCACTGCCGCGTCCAACTCCTTGTTGTTCATGTCTCAGTCTCTGCAGCGTCTCTACCGGCAACTCCATCTCGCCGGACAGCACCGAACGAAACTCTTTCTGTGTCAACCCGAGCAGCTTTCTGATCACATCCTCGGCTGCCGGATTCGGCATGGGCTGGGGCAGCCTGATGGCACCCCAGCTTTGCCGGCCAGTGATGGACGGATCGAACAGACCGCCCTTTACCGGCTCGAACGTGCCGATGTCAACTATCTCACCGTTGGACAATTCCGTTGGATTCAACCCATCCAGATCACGATCGGTCATGAACTGAAGCCGATACCGGTCCTTGGGCAGCTTGCGCGCCAGATAGCCGGCACCGGACAGCATGGCCAGGAACTTCGAGAACATGAACGGACGACCTGGGTCCCGGGGTTGAAGGCCCATGCGCAGTTGACGCCAATACTCGTCGTTGCGCTGGCCCCGCAGCGTAGCTCCTTCGCGCAGGACGTTGTAGGCCCCCGACGAGATCAAAGCGCGCGACTCCAGTCCAGACAACCGCTTGGCCTGAGCCGTTTCGCCGCCGCCGTGGGCGGGTTGCTCGTTTGAATTACCAGACCACATAGGCTTACCATTTCTGCGGACTAGCAACAAGCCGGTTACAGGAATAGTAGCGCAATAAACAAATCCCTCATAGTGCTGGCGATAATGCCTTGTGGGTCGATTGCTGTAATTCTCGACCAAGGCAAACTTCCTACGAAGGCTGACACCACAACGCCATATAGGTCCAGAATGAACTACTCTGCCTCTAATAGCACTACTAGTAGTAGCCGGTCTATAACTTATCACTGACCCAAACCCAAGCCCAATGCACAGCCGCTGAAAATCATCAGCCAGTCTCTTGGAGCAGGTGTTGTAGCACACATCCATACCGGATGAATCGGCAGTCCCGTCGCCTAGCATCATGCTGGAATACATTCTACGACGCGCCGACAAACCCGCCGAAAGCATAAACTCTGGTATCTTCTTATTGACAGAACCAGACCCGAATTCACTAGCCAGAAAAAAAGCCAATGATTTATTGGCGAACTGCCATCCTACACCCACCCCATTCCTTCGGATAGCGTTGAAGGCCACGCCTAGCCGCTTCAAAAGCGACTCAATCTGTTGGAACTTTGCAGGATTGGCTTTCTCTGACTGGTATAACTTAACTCTGCCTTCAGTCAAACGAACCTCGCCTTCGGACAACCACCATCCCGCAAAATCAGCAAAGTCTTCAAACTCGCACTCAAACCCAGGAGTGTTATACACCCTACCAAGAGTGTCTCTAATTACGCGACCGGACAAAACAAAACGCCGAGGATTTCTACCATGCAACTCAGCAAACCCAAACTGAGGCACGTAGAACGACCTACCGAACAGCGCATCAGCGCGCTCCATACGCAATCGACTAGATGGCTTTCTGAACTTGACCAAAAGGTTATGGTTCGGAGTCACAAGCCAATCCAAATACCGTCCCTCAAACCCTACCAATTCTCCAGAGTAAAACTCTTTTGTGATACGGCTGGCCCTACTGAACACAAGCTTGCCGTCATCTGCAGTCGCGAACTCATCGTCGGCTGTTACATCCGGCCACGCCACCCAGCCTCGACGCGTGCACACTTCAGTAATATCATCAAAACAAGTGTAGCTCCCTTGTCCGCGAGTAGAAATCTTAGATGCTGACGTGTGATGAAGCTTGAGCACGTAACCATCGCCCACCGTCACCGGCCGCTCCAGCTTGCGCCCAAACTTGGGGTCATAGACCTCCTCAGTGTCAGTCAGCCCAGCATCCTTCAAATGCTGCTCAACGATCTTGTCCCACTGCTGACCTTCCGGCAGGAACGCCGGCAGCTTGAACGGCTTGCCGCTCTTGCGTGCCGCCTTGCCGAGCAGAAGCTCATAAACCAGCGAGTTGTTCACCCGCGAGGGGATGCCCAGCGGATTGAGCAGAACCTCCAACGGATGGCCGTCAGCCGTGCGTGGCATCTGGTCGTCAGGGAGGATCTCGGAAATTATCCCTTTTTGCCCGGATCGCATTACGATCTTATCGCCAAGTCGCGTAGGCTCAATGACTTGCACGTTGACCTTGGCCGAACCGTCGGGCAGGCGGACCACATCGGTCACTGTCCCTGGTTCGTCGTGATCCCACAGCAAAGCGGCATTGGTGCGCGCGTTCTTCATGTGCTTGCTGAGCAAACCAAGCTGGGCGGACGTGCTGGACACTACGCGAGGCCGGGTAGCCAGGATGAGCGGATCGCCAGGCTGCACCAGCATGCCAGGACGCACCACCCCGTCATCATCCAGCTTCTCCAACTGGTCCTTGATGAAACGTCCAGGGAAGATGCCGGCATAATGGGCCTTGCCGAACTTGATGCCATTGCGGTTGTCCAGGTCGTAGCCGTAGAGGTGCTCGCTGGAAAGCCGGCGTGCGAACGCATCGCTCACCACCACGGCATCATCCATGGACTTGCCAAGGTAGGGCACCAGCCCAATGCGCGCGTTCAACCCCATCGCCAGCCGGCCTTCTGCATCCGTGAAGTTTGACTTGGCCAGCACCTGTCCTGAGCGCACTTGATCGCCGGGCTTCACCACCGGGGTATTGGTCAGGCTGGTCTTGCGGTTGAACGGCAGCTTGTTGTAAAGCTCGACCTGCTCACGTTTGCCGTCTGAAAGCTCCAGTTCAATCCAGTCAGGCGTCACGTCCCGAACCACGCCGTCAGCCTTGGCCAGCCTAGCGCCTGCCGCCTTGCCGAGAATCTCATCGAACGAACGGCCCTGCTCATCCTTGTCGGCCAGCGCCTGCACGAGCGGAGCTTCAGCCTGCGGCAAAGGAAGAGCCTGGTTGTAGAACCGTGCACCGTAGAACAGCCGCGGACCAGCCACCGCGGAACGCAATGGGATGAGGCCGATGTGGGAGCCGAAGAACTGATCAGGACTGTCCAGTTCAAACTCTACGTCGGTATCGTCGGCCTCGGTCAGCGTGCTACCACGGACCACTGCCCGCCGGGGCGTCTGGATTGCAGTCGGCATGTCCACATGACACACCACCTCGGACGGTTTGTCGAGCCGCTGAAAGCCAGCCGGTGGGGCAAACCACTTCCCACCGGCTGGCTCGGCTAACGCCGGCGTCACGCGCCGGAAAAACTGCGGGCCTGTTCAACCAGCCGGTGCACCTCAGCCATCGTCCGAAGATGCAGCGCGGGAATGATGTGCTTCTGCCAGCGCTCAGGTTTGCTGGAATTGCCCAACTGACACCGGGGACAGAGCATGTCGCCCGCCCGATGCGTCCAATGCACCACGCCGCACACGGTGCATCGAATCAGCAGCACATGCGCGCCGCTGGCCAACTGCTTGATGTGCGAAACGGACTGGGCAAAGCGGCTGTGCCAGAACCAACCCTGACCCGGCTCGGCGAAGGTGCAGTCCGTGTTTGGTTCAACTTTGAACAACCCGTCGAGGCAGGTCACCAGGCGCGCTGGATCGGGGATGTCCTCCATCGGTCCAACGACGTGCCGGTCCATTTCCAGAAACACGGTCCGACGGCCAAGCGTCCCCACCATGCGCATGCTGGCCTCCCAGTGGTCGCTGGGCAGCACACGGGTCTGCACAAACACCAGCGTCTGGATGTCGGGAAGCCAGAAGTCGGGCGTCACCGAGACCGGCCCATCAACCAAAGTTTCGGGCTCATAAGCCCAGCCCAGTTCAAACCGGTCCAACCACCAGGCCATCTCGGCCATTACCTTGCTGCGAAACCGGACATTGCGATAAACAAACGACTGCAGGTGCATTCAGTTGAGACTCACAGTAACCACAGAACTGCTGGATGCGAGTTCCGTCCATCCAAGTCAGCCAGGCGCCACACTCCATCTGTCCGCCATTCGTGCCAGGAACATGGGTCCGGCTGCCACACCCAGGAGCAAACAGTTCCAACTGCCTCACGAAATTCCGGGAGAACTTGAACTCCAAGACCGTGCCGCGATCCCTGGCCGACACACCCGACGCCTTCAGGGCAGACCTCAGGTCCGCCAGATTATGCTCCTTCATTGCCGCACAAACTTCCGCACTCCTGCACCTTCGTTCAAATGCTCGAACTCCAGTCGGTAGCCGCGTTCCACCAACACCGCCGGCCAGCCTGTCCCGCATACCACCACCACGGTAGGCCAAGTCTCCAGCAACGCCATGCTGGCATCCATCGGACACGCGATGCTGTCGTCCAGCAATAGCGGCCCAACGTCAGAAGGCAGCACCCCAAGCGCAGTCCACGGGCGCCCCCGCACTGAACCCGGATACCTCCAACCGCCATCCGGCATGCTGGAGGCAATCCAGTGCAAAGCCACGGCTGCTTCAGCCGGCGTCACGTCCGCGTCCATGAAGCTAGGCCGCGCCGTTGATGGCAGACGGCTGATCCAGTAGTCACGAGGCACCGCGACGTGGTCGCAGACCTGACCCGGCATCGTAAAGCCTTGCCCGGCGTTGACCGAACCAGCAGCCCCAAAGCCTATGTTCTTGCACAAGGACTGGCCAGGATATGCCTGGTGAAGGTCGTGCAGCAGTTGAAAGCCGCAGACGTGGCGGGCAAAACCGCGCGCGTCGCCGCCCCAGCTACGCTTCATGGCCTGCCAGGTATCACGCCAGGTGGCCCAGGCAGAGCAACTGAACCAGCGCTGCACAAACACCTCGTCGGGTGCAGCAGTGTCATGGTTCAATCCCTGGTGCGTCGAATAAGCCGACAGAGTCGCCAGCCGATGCACCTCCCGCAAAGCCCGACGATCGTCGAACCACTCGAAGAACCGCAGGGCATTGGGTAGCAGCAATGAGTCATCCTCCAGGTGGACCACAAACTCTGACCGGGCAAAACCGTGCTCCAACGCCGCCAGCGTGTTGGTAGAAATGCCAAGCACAGTCTTGTTGACGGACGTGTGCACCACAAACGGACGCGGTTTGCCGACCACCTTCAAAATCTCAGCCTCGTGCCCTGGCTCAAGATGCAACAAGACCTCGTAACGGTCTGAGCCGCAGCACTGGGCCAGGGAATCAAGCACGGCATTCGTAAGCTCCGGGCGCCGCCACCCGGTCATGGTAATTACCCTCATCGGAATTCAACGAAGCTGTCCGACCACCGGATGCGGCTGGTTGCCGCCGATCAAACCGAGGATGGAGTCCAAGGTCTGGCTCACCGGCCGACCGTTGCGGCTGGGCGCCGTGAAGAAAGAATTGGCCGCGCCGGCTGCGCGGGCCGCGTTCAAATTGTCGTCGTCCTTGATGGACCCAAGCCCAGACAAAGGCAGGCCAAGCGCGAACAACGACGCCATCGGATTGCGCCGGGCAAGCTGGTGCGTCCAGTAGGCGGCATTGACCGCGCGGTTGGCCCCGTAGCGTCCGATGTCGGCGGCACGCCCAAGAATGCCGGTGCTGGCTCCCCCTGGCGACTCCGTCAGCAGTCGATTGAACACGCTACCCAGGGAATACGGTTTTGCCGCCGCGGGATTACTCCACGCAAACCGGCGGGGATCGTAACGAAACTTGATGTCCCGGGCACGGTCCAACGCGCCACGCATGTCAACGGCTTTACCGCCGGCCGCCATGCTGGTAGCCGACATGGCCTTGCGCGCCTTGGCCTGCTGCGGTGACAACTGATTGCCGAACGAATGGCGCCAGATCCAGTTGCCGATGTGCGGCAACTTGGGGTCCAAAAATCCCGACGGTGAAAATTTGCGGGAGTTGCGCCAGTCAGCCAGCCGCTTCTGCGTCAGCATCTTGCCCAGCAGCCAAGGCATGGTCTGCGCACCAAGCGCCCCAATGGCCAGATTACCCGCCGAGGCCAAACCATAACGACCAGCCTCGTCGTAGTTGCCAGCCACGCCTTGCGCAGTGGCCTGCCCTGCCTCCCGTAGCGAGCGCGTCACCGAAGGTAGTCCAGTGAACTCCTGTGCTGTGTCCCAAACCATGCCGGGAATAGAACGGTCAGCGGAAGCACGCTTGCGCACTGGAGCTTCGCTCTTCTCCTGCACCCGGGTGAACGCCTTGGAATTGTCGTCCACGTTGATCAAAGACGAGAAAAATTCATCCGGCAAGGCCGACGCCGGCACCTCGATCTTCACCCGCCGACGCCCCTTGGGAGCGCCCTTGCTGTCCACAGTCTGAAACCGAGATCCCGGCGAAGACCGCTGCCCCTTGTTGTAGGCGTAGTAAGCCAGCGCCCCGCTACCCACCAAAGCCGGCAGCAAAAAGGCCAAAGCCATCGCCTTGCGATTACCGGCGTCATCTTGATGCAACCGCGCCGTGTCCTTGTTGATGTTGGCCGTCGTCAGGTTGGTATCCACCAACGACTGCTGCTGGCGGCGAAACTTGTCCATGGCGCCGACACCGAACAGACCTAGCTGCTTGAACGGAAGACTATTCAGCGCCGCCGTCCGCGTGGTCGGGTTAGCACCCAGAAATCCGGTCACAGCCCCAACACCCAGGTTGACCGTCTTCAGCGGGTCAGGAATCTCCTCTGCAATGAGCTTGTTCTCCAACGCAGCCAGGCCGACACCGCCGGCCAGCCAAGGGATGTAGTTCAGGCTGCTCATCGCCGGGCTACCTTACCTGCTGGAGCAGCGCTGGCAAGTTTAACCACGGGCACAGCCAGGCTGGCGGCCAGCCGCAACGACGGCAGATTGTGCTGCTTGATCAGCGCCCTGACCTCGTCCACAGCGGCGGACTTAAAGCTCAGTAGCTTGCCCACCGCCTCGCGCGCAAAGCCGTTGCCTCGATAGGCTGGCAGCACTCCGATGGAATAGTAGCCTATCTTGCGGAGGCCGCTCGCCGAACGCTCAGGCCGCTCCTGCCAACCGACGAAACCTACCGGAGCGCTGGAAGACTTCTCACGAACCAGCCACAGCCCGCCGTCAAAGTGACCGACTGACAGGCCGTGCGGCCAGTAGCTCGGATTCTCGTTGTAGATGTCGCGCAAGATACCGGCAGCTTCGCCCAGGCTGTCTTGTCCTACTGCTGCGCATTTGAACATGGGGCCAATGTAGCAGGCGCGGGACCGAGGTTCAATCCATTCGCTCATCTGGCAGCGTCACATACCGGTTCTGCTCACGCAACGGACAGGTGCGGCGCAGCAAAGTCTGCAGCGCCATCTCCGCTGAAGGGCCTTCGCCGGCTACTTCAACGCAGTGGTCGCAGCGCGAGCAAGTGGCGCTCAGCCCTGGGCGGGGAGTCTGCCCGCCTTCAGCCACCAGCGTGTCTTCGATTTCAATCTCAACGCGCAAAACAAAGGCAGCACCACAGGCCAGCAAACAGGCTGACTTTCCCAGATCGACTACAGCCGGACCACACCCAACACCAAGATCCGCCATCCCGCCGACCCGGTAAGCCATCGGAAGACTCACAGTGCTGCCGGACGGATTTAACGGCTTTGTTCTTAGTCAGCAAGCCAATAGCTAACAATCAGCCGAACCTAGAACCAGAGGAGGCGTGGGAATTCCCACGCCTCCTCGTCAGTTCAACTCACAGCCCAAGCAGTTGCTTGAGGTCGCTGGCAGAGGCCGTGTGACCATCCACAACCAATCCATCTAACACGGCATGGCGCAGACCATGGCGCCGCCGCTCATGATGCTCGCGCTGGCCTTCACCCACCGGCTGCGGCGCCGCAGCAAAACGCACAGCACGGGCTGCCGCCGCGGCTTGCGCCTTGGCCGCGCCCGAACGCTCCCTGCGCTTGGTGACCCACACGTTGTGGTCCGGCATCCGCCCCATGAACGACATCCAGTAACCGCGATGCCGGGGCGACATGGGCAGCTTGAATGCCAGCGCGTCCAGTTCGCGCCACATGACGGCCGTGCGACCATCCAGCGTCAGCAACCGGGCCATCGGCGGAATCCTGCCGCGCAGCACTGCCTCGTTGGAGGCAAGCTCTAGGATGAAGGAATTGCGGAGTTCGCCGCGGTGTTTCTTCAACTCTTCCAGCCGCCACTTCTCGGTGACGTAGCTGTAAGTCCGGAAGTCGGACGGAAAGAACGCCCACTCCACCGACCAGCGAATCCCAGTAAGGTCTCCATCCTGGGGAATCTCGTCCGCCCTGACGATGGCAGTTCCGGTGCCGAATCCGGGACCAGATGCCTGTCGAAGGGTGACGTGGAACTGATTGGGATCATCTTTGACCGGACGGATGAAGGAGAAGGGCGGCGCCGTGTGACCCCATGTGCTGGGATCCGCCGGCGGAAGCGATGGGCGCAGATTGCGGGCCGGTATGCTCTTGGGCATGCCGGTCTGTAGCGATTGCCTGCCAGCATGGGCAGTGGCGGTAACGACGGGAGAGGCCGGAGGTCTAACTGCCGGTAAAGGCAGACTGACGGGCGGTGTGATGGTTTCGGCTAAACAGGCGAGCACGTCCAACATAGTGATGATTCCGTTGATGACCCCTGAAGAAGAAACGCCGGACACACAAGTGACCGGCGTTCAAGCCAGCCCAGGGAGGCCGGCAAATTGGTGGACCTGCTCGGGGTTGAACCGAGGTCCTGCACACTGACTACCGCAAGCTCTACATGCTTTTCCCGGTTAGTAACTTGCCGACTCGAACCAGGAGAACTGGCCGACAAGGTTTGCGCCTGACAGTCACACCCAACAGCCGGTCGCCTGGCTGCTGATTGAACCTGCTGATGACGTTCGTTCCGGGACAGCAGGTGTCACCCGGCGAACGGCTGGCTTTGGTTAGGCCAGAACAGCCTGCTCATACTTGGCGAGCACGGCATCAGGGTTGCCCATGATGCGAGCCGCTTCGGCGAGCAGACCAGCGTCCTCTTGCGAGTTGGCTGATACTTTTGATCGAAGTTTAGCGTGGCCAACGATCATCCACGGCATGCAACTCACGGCGCACAATCTGCAGTCGAAACCAATTCAGGCCCGTAAAGTGAGTGACGATTAACACAGTCCGGCGAAAAGACAACTCTGGGAATTGGACCCAGAGTTGCCATGCCGTCATGTGCATCTGCAAGTGGCGGGTCGGCGCAACCATCACGAAAGCCGACCCGCGGACGTGACCTGCCCGTTACCAGGCAGGCTCGTCCAAATCTTATCAGGCCGGAGGCGCGACCTGGGCGAGCGCCTCGTTCAGCCACGCTTCAATCTTGGCCAGATCTTCATCCGCCAGACCAGTGGCGGCCACGATGCCTGTGTGCGCATTCCGCAAGCCTGCCCGGGTAATCTCCAGCAGATCGGCCAGCGGCACCGGCATGTTGCTGAACTCGCGCGCGAAGATCGTCCCGACCAGCACCCGCCAGCCCGCCGCATTGGGTGACTTGGCATACTGGCTGATGACGTAACCACGCCAGTTGGCCGGCGGGTTCGGGTCCCCGAGCCGCAGCAGCCCGAGGTCATCCGACTCCAGTGCCGGCATCGGCTCACGTAGCGTCGCATCCTGCAACTGCACCTGCAACTGCATGACCTGCTGCTCCAAGCCGACAATCCGCACAAGCGCTGCCTTGAGCTTGGACTGCCTGCGCGCACCAGGCGACAACGCCTCCGGCGGAGTCTCCGGCAGCGCGTAGGTCTTCACCTCTTCGCCCGTAACGCTGCACCGCTTCAAACCAACCTCCACCAGCGAACCACGCCGCACCATCTCCGCGAACCGTGGGCTAATGGTGTGTGGCTGGACCTTGCGTCGCACCTCGCGCGGCTTGGCCAGTTCGCTGTCGCTTTCACGGATCCACTGGGCGATCTCGTTCTGTGTCATGCCGGGCTGGTGGGCGACCGCCTCCGCGATCACCACATACCAGCCGGTCAGCAACTTCCGCTCCTGCATCTTGGCGAATGCCGCCAGTGATGTTGGTTGTGTCATTTCGGCTCCTGTCCAAACTCCAGCAGCAATGCGCTGCTGCCTGCATCCGACAACAGGCGATCAGCGTGCCGCAGCACGTAATCGCCAACCTGTTCGCCCGACGGCAGCACCAGATGGGCGAGAAACTCCTTCTCGAACACGCTGATGCCCGACTGGACAAACTCCAGCTTGGCCTTGATGCCCAAGCAGAGCGCCCGCCAACGGCGCCGCACCTCCTGGTCATGGGCCTTCAACCGCTCTGCCTGTGACCGCAACCTGCCGGTGGGCGTGTGCGTGAACTCACGCTCCTACGCCACCGGCAGGTCCAGCACAAACTTCACCATCCGCGCATTGACCTGGAAACAGATCAGCGCGCGTCCGCCTTGCTCCCCATACATGAACGCCGTGGCGCCATAGCGGGTCAGCACAGCCTGGATTTCAGCCCGGGACTTGTCGGGCGACACGCTCGTTTGATGGGCAAACCTGTTCATACGCTCAGTGCACGCTCGCCAAGTTCTGCCGTCGGCGTCTCAGCGAAACCCAGCCCGGCCGGACGGGTCCGGTCCTTGGCCCAGTTGCGCAGTTGCACAAGCTGATCGCCCATGACCTTGGCCACCGGGGAGATTTGCTTGCGCGCCTCCAGCAGGTCGTTTTGCTTGAGATCGCGCTCGGCCGCGAATGCCATGTGCAGGCCCTCCACCAGGATGGCCTCGATCTCGGCGCCGGTGAACCCACTGGTGTTGACCGCCAGTTCCTTGAGGTCGAAGCCCTTGAGCTTGCGCCCATACTTGGCCATCTGGATCTTCCAGATGACCTCGCGCTCCGACGCCGTCGGAAGATCAACGAAGAACAGGGAGTCAAACCGGCCCGGACGAAGGAACTCAGGCGGCAACTCCGCTGCCTTGTTCGCCGTGGCGACCACGAAAACATCTACCGTCTTTTCGTTGAGCCAGGTAAGGAACGCACCGAACACGCGATCCATAACGCCACCATCAGAGGCCCCGCCGGACTTGGTGCCGGATAGCCCCTTCTCAATTTCCAGTTTTGTTTCGGATGGCTCGATACCAGCCACCCTCTTCAAGTTTCCTTGAAGCTCAGACTATATCTTGGACTTTGCTCGTAGAGATGGTGTAGATCCTTGCGCTGGGCGCAACGGTTACACCAACCTCTTCCCTTGTGCGGGCTGTCAGATTTCTCACAAACGACGCAGTGCGCATACAACCTAGACCAGCCAGAAATGGGTCTCTGACGGTAGCTGCCTTTACGCATCTTATCAGGTATTACAAGCAAGCCTTTCTTGGCCAGTTGCAACTCTGCTAAATGCACCTTGATGTGATGTTTCCGACACAGCGTCTGAAGATTATCCAAATCGTTATTAGGAGCATCAGTAGATCTTCCATGTCCATCTTTGTGGTGCACAACGAGCTTTTTAAGATCGCGGCATTCGCAAAGCTGACACTTGAATCCATCTCTCTCCAAAGCCAGCGTCCGGTTAGAGCCAAAATGACGTTCCTCGCGTATGCTGCGCATAAGCTCAGGAGTCATGTGACGCTTATACCAGCGACGCTTGCTCTCAGCCATCTGCTCCTTGTGGAGGCTTCTGTAGATGGCCTGATAACATTTACTACACCGGCCACCGGCCATGTGCGGAGAATCGACACCACTGCATACCACACAACAGTTATGGTTTCTTGACCACATGCAGTCAGGCTGCAGAAGTTGAGAAACCTTTTCAAGCAAAATACCTGTGCGCTTCGCTCCGTCTTCGGAGCTACGGGCCGTAGCCCTAGTCGTTGAACTTTCCGATCCACCAGCTTGCGCCAGCAAAAAGGCTTAGCTGCTGATTGGCCAATCCTTGTTTTTTCGACCCAAAGGGTAACAAGGCTCTAAGGCTGTTCCAGCAATTCACACAGTTTTAAGGTGTGACCAAATGTCAATCACACCACAACACACACGGCGAAATGGCCTCCACCGTGTTGAGAGCGTTGCGTAGATTCTGCTCCGTCTGTCCGATCAAACTGCCGAACAGACGCCCGAAGTCCAGCTTGACCAATGGCACATCAAACGACACGGCCGTGGCCTTGGCCACCAGTGACTTACCGGTGCCGGGAGGACCGAGCAGCAGGATGCCCCGCAAGGACGGCAGGCCAAAGTCTCGTGCTTCCTTGGTCAGCGCACGCCGCCTGGTCTGCAGCCACTCCTTGAGGGTCTCCAGCCCGCCGACATCACTCAGCGAAAGCTGCGTGCTAACGAGTTCAAGCACACCACTCTTGCGGACGGCAGAGGCCTTCTCTTCCGCCACAACCGTGGCGACCACCGACTTGTGACGGACCAGCGACAGCGCGAACGCGTTCTCGGCCTCGGCTACCGTCATGCCGCTCGCCGAGGCGACAATCGACTCGCGCGCGGTCGGCTCCAAGCTGATCTCACCCCCACCGGAAGCCTTGATGGCGGTGTTGGCGGACTTCACCACATTGTCCAGCACCGTCCCCAGCATGACAGCATCGGGCAGAGCGTAATCCACCATCACCAGTTCACGCTCCAACTCAGGCGGCAGGACAAACCGGCAACCCGTCATGACCAGCGTCTTGTTCTGTGACTTGGCGATGCGCAGCGTGCGCTTGATGGCGCTGATCAGAATGGCGTTGGGCACACCGCCCTCCAGGTGCAGATGCAGATCCTCCATCAGCAGCACTGCCGACTTGGCGGGAAACGTCTGTCCATCCGGAGACACGAACAGTTGAAGCACCTCCAGCGGATCCGCTGCTTCGGAGACCTGCTTGCACTCCTTGCGGTCGATCACACCAGACGCCATGTTCCAACAGAACACCTTGTGCTTCGACAGCTTGACGTTACCGCGCACCAGCGCCAAGAAGTCATGCTCCACCCGCTGCTGCTCCGACGTGACCAGGAACAGCCCTGGATTGCCGCACTGGATGTAACTGCCGACAAACTCAGCCGAGAACTTCTTCATTCAAAATCTTTCCGTTGAAATACTCCACCTCCCAGGACAGGCACACCGACCGGTCCCGATCACTGAACAAAACCCGTCCTTCTGCCAATCCGAACACCTCCCATACCTGCCGGGGGTCCGACCACCGTATGTCGGACACCCGGCGCGTGGTCATGCGACCAAGTTCAGGTAGCGGGATGAGATCAGAGTGCAGCGCCGTGATGTTGCCGGCGGCATCAATGAACAGATCCATCACCGGCCGGCTTTCAGCCGGGAAGCGTTGACGGCCTCGCGCTGGTGATAGTCGGACTTCAGCTTGCGCTGCTCCGACTTGCCGAGCGCCGCCAGAATCTCCGCCGTGCCTTCCACGCAGGATTTTCCCTTGAACCCGTGCGCCTCCACAGTGGTGACGGCAGTGTTCAGGTCGATGGTAACTTCGATGTAGGGTTTGCTCATTGAATCCGCAGGCGCAGACGGTTATCCGGCAGCAGGGTGCGAGTGACCCGAAGACCACGCCGCTGAGCCTGCTCGATAGCGGCCTGTGCCGCATATTCGGCCCTCAGCTTCTCCAGCCCTTTACCCAACCGCTTCATGATCGGCTCGCCCTGGTTGGATCCCCAGAAGTCATAGACGAGCCCAAAATGGCCGGTCTGCTTGTCCTGCACCACGCCGATCTCATACGACGCACCTGGCACTTTGATGGCGTGCGCACACTTGCCCAGGTCAGCCTTGGTCATGCCCTTGGGTAGCGGATAGTCGCCCACCGACGTGCCATACCACTCGTAGGTCTTCTTGCCGTCCTGGAACGACAGCCCAAGCGCCGCACACGCTTCCTTGAGCGCCTGCAGCGACTTCACCTCGATCTCCACCATGTCAACGTGACTCATAGCAGCATGTTGCGGGAACCAACCTCAGCAAACTGACTGACCACTCCGGTCACATCCTCGGCCGCCAGTTGCTGAGCCTTGGAGCGCAGCGCCTGCAGGCCGTTGATCAAGCTGGTCTGGGCGTCCTTGCTGTCCCGGTAATCCTTGGCGGACTTCGACAGCAACTCGGCCTCGGCCTGCGCCAGCATCCGGTCCATCTGCGTGTCATTGACGAAGTTCATCTGCTTGAAATGCCCAATGAACGTGCGCAACCGGTTCAGGGTCTTCTGATGCACCCCGCTCTCGGAGTCGTTGATGCTCTGCAGCATTTCGGAGCACAGCATGGCCGTCTGCTCGCGCAAGCTCTTGACACACTCGCTGACGAACCGGTCGGCATCTGTCCGGATCTTGGCTGAGGCCTCGGCCGCGGCGCGCTTGCGGGCTTCCATCACCGCCAACTGGTCACCCACTGCCACCATCGTCAAACCACTGGCCTGCACCTCGGTCGGGACACCCACTGAGAACAGCTTGAAGTCGAACTTGAAACTGGCCTGCACGTAAGCCGCCACCGGAAACGCCTCTTCGATGGCCGACACGAGGAACTCAGGATTCTGTTTGTTGATCTCCGGGGCAGTCTTGCGCCACTCCTCGACGCTCTCCTGACGCAGCGTGTCGTAGCGCTGCATGAACTTGTCGCGCTCCGACTCAAACTCGGCCTTGAACGCATCCATTCGCTGCTGGGTCTCAGCCAGCCTGATGTTGGGGATGAAGTTGGCCAGCCCATCCATGAATGGAAACGAATTGACCGCCAGGTAGTCGCGCGCCCTCCCTTCGATGAGCGTCAAAGGATGCAGCACCTCCGTCTTGACCAGGCGCTTCTGCCCGACCGACACCAGCGCCGCCACCGAATCCGACTCCGACATTCCAATCTCCTTGGCCCGGAGCTTCTTGCGCCCACGCCAGAAGCCAATGCACACCGCACCCAGCACGCCGTTGCGCGTGAGCACATCCAACATCCGTGTCTCTTCTTTCATGCTAAACAATCGCCGTCTAAAACAGAGCGCCCCGGTCCGCAATGACCGGGGCGCTCTTCACATTGCCAAACCGACTCAGGTCGCCGCGGTGACAGCCAGCGGATCGGGCACCTCGGGTGCCGGCTCGGTCGCCGCTTTCTTGCTCGCCTTCTTCTCGGCCTTCAGCACCTCGGCCACGTTGCGCTCGTGCGCGTTGATGGCGCGACGACGCAGCTTGCTGGCGCTGTCCGCCAGATCCTGCGCGCCCAGCGCGTAGGCGGCGGCGAGTTCGCCCTTGTCGAAGGCACGCGGCAGGCGCTCACGCACCTTGCCGGTGCGCTTGCTGACGCATTCGATGGTGTAGGTCTGGCTGTCACCCTCGCCCTGCGTCACCACCTCGAACTTCTTGTCGCCGAGATGGCGGCGCACCGCCTTGCCACCCGGGCGGGTGTCGATGAACTCAACGCCGGCCATGAACGGCGCGGCTATGATGGTCCCGAGCGACGCCCAGAACCCCTGTGATTTCTGCTTTTCTGCTTTCATGTGGTTTGCTTTCCGAACGTGCCTGTGTTGATGACGACAGGCAGCGCCGGCACACCGCGCTACTCGTCGTTGACTTCGCAGATGAAGAACCAGATGTCGGATGCCCTCGCGGGATCCACCTCGTTCATCTTCCGCAAAAGAGGAGAATTGTGTTTCAAATCAACCTTGTGGTTGTTCAGCACCGCGTGACACAAGTAGGCCAGTTCAGTGCCGATGCGGCCCTGCCAGCTTTCCGTGGTGTCATGCAGCTTCCTTGTCCAATGACGCAGCAGCTTGGCTGCGTCCCTAAGCCGGCGAACACGCCGGTAACTACTGGCCATTATCTTGGAATACCGATGGTTCTGCCGGCGATCTCTGGATAAGAAACCCAGCGTGCTCGGCCAGCTTTGCGATCCACAAACTTCTGATACAGCTTGCCGTCACTGCCATACTTGGCGCCCCAGGCCAGCCTGGTGTCGATACCAATTCTCGAACTTTCAGGGCCTTCCGTGGTTGACAAAAATCCAAACTGCGATGGATGCAGATTCTGCGCCTCAGGGGTGATGGATTCCTCCGACGGCAGGCCGCCAGGTCCCATCTGAGTGATGCGCCGGGCCTGCTCGACCAACTGCAGCGGATTGATCTCCTCCAGCGGAGCCGACAACTCATGCCCGATCAGCAGCCCGGTGGCATAGCGGTCGAAGTGCGAAGGGCCAACCGCTTTGAGGCTGCGCTGCTTGGCCAGCCGGCGCATGGTTGTGCGCAGCACCTTGTCCGCGTCCAAATGCACCCGCTCTGCCAGCAAATCGGCCGGACGTAGCACCTGTCGAAACTCAAGACTGTCGCGCTCATCCGCATCCGCCACCCCGCGGCTTACAGCCAACAATTTCTCCGTCGAAGCGAGCAGGGCGTCCACATCCGCAGGAACATCGTCATCCCGCTCCTCATGTGTTCTCGGACGCGCAGTCAACGCCGACTTTTCCAGCGCCGCCTGCACCTTGCTGAGGGCTATCGGCATGGTTCAATAAACGGAGATAGGCTCGTTCCACCACTGCTTGACCGCCTCGATAGGCTCCCACACTGCTTTCTGTCCAAGCCTGCCGGTGAGATCCATGTAACGCTCAGCGTGCGGCATGGCGCGTTGAATCGGCCCAGTGAACACACGCGAGAAAGGTCCGACAGTCTCACGCTGGCCACTGGCCATGCCAATTCCATAATTCACGAGGTTCTCCAGCACACCAGGACCGTGCGCAGGATTCTTGCCGATCTGGTTGGGCGTAAGCCCAGCCGCCGGCAGAGCGCCCTTGCCCAGCAGAGTATGCCCGAGGAACTTGACCCCCTCCATCGGACCACGCCAGAAGGTATTGGCCGCTGCACCCGCCAATGTTTCAGGAGGCGCCTTGGTGACCATCGGACGCAAATTGGAGACCTGCGGCAGATGCGACATGGCACTGCCAAACTGACTGATGGGATTGAGGATGTTGTCGGCCAGAGCCTGCTTGCGGCCAGGCGCCATAGCCTGCCACCGCTGGAGTGCTTGATCACGCGTCATGCGGTCAGGCTGCCACCAACTGGCTAGATCTTCAACTTCCAAAACGCCTGCTCACCCGCCACGTAAAGCGGCGCGCGACCACGAGCCCAATAGGGCCGCTCGTGCCGATTAGTGAAATGCGTCGCGCCTGGAACAACGGATGGCAAGCTCGATGGCTGCCGCATCAACTGCTGAGCCAATGCGAGCGCCTGGGGAAACCGGACGTGCTGTCGCGATTTCTGATACAGGCGCGACTCACCCTTACCCAGCACGGAAAACGCTGCCCTGCGTCGCGTCACCTGGTAAGCATCGGTGCCGGCCAGTCCAGCCCGCGTGCGGATGACGTCGGCCACGGCCTGCATACCACGCAGACCTTCACCGCCTGCCTCGCCAATCAGCACCGAAGCCAGGACGAGTTCCTGTCTGGTCGCAGCCTCAGACCCATGACAGAACTGCGTCAGACCCAACACCACCAACGTCGCCAGTAGTCGTTTCATGATTTTTCTGATTTTCTACCCATTGCCGCAGAAGACGGTCGTCCACCTGCGGCAGCAACTCACCCATCTCAGTCCGAAGGCGTTCCACCAGTTCTGATGTGGTCAAGTCCGTCGGTATGCCCGACCCAAACTTCTCGTCCAGCAGCCGGGCAAGCATGATGTAGTCAGCCCGGTCAAAATCGTCGTCGCGGCCCTGCTGCCATGCAGCGGCCACCTTCCGGTTGAACAGGTTTGGCAGCGTCCGCTCCACCACCCGGCGATCCATCCTGGCGCGCATCATCGCCTCGCGTATGGCCTGTGCCTTTTCCTCGCGCGTGGCCTCGGCTTTTGGCTGCCGCACCAGACGTTGATACGCCTTTTCAAAGACACGCGCGTCATACTTGTTACGGTTGGTCTGCAGCAACTCCGGACCCCAGCGCTTCTCCAACTCCTCGTCAGACACGCCGATGTCCTTCAGCAACGAGTAAAGCCGCAAGCTGGACTGACCAATGTCCAGCTTGAACAGACCGCTCTCCGGCTCCAAATGAACCCTGAACGAAGAACCCGTGCCGCGCCGCACGTTGAAGTGCGTCTCCAGTTCGCCGGTGGCCTTCCGCCGGGTGAACACGCCCGGCATCAGGCGAGCCTGGTGCAGCGTCGTGTATTCGTTGCCGCCATGGATGAAAGTTCCTCGGTCGGTCAGCATGGGAACTTTCATCACCGTGCTGCGCCGCTCTTCCAGCAGGTCACCGGTCTTGTCATCGAACATGCGCCAGGTGCCGCGCAGCCGGCGATGCAGATACCGGTTCTCAAGGATGGCGCGCTTCTGCTCGGCCAATGATGCCCGAGGAGGATCCTCGTAATCGAGGTCATGGAGTTCAAGCCGGACGCCACCGTAGCTCTGCGGGAACTTCTTGAGCATCGCCTCGCGCGCCTGGGTGTAGATGGCATCTCTATGCGAGTCAAAATCGTCCCAGTCGCTCAGCTTGACGCCGGGAGGTTCGAGCGCTGGAGGTGCGGTCATGCGTTCAGCCTGCCATAGGTCAACGCCTCGGCCAAGCGTAACTTCAAGCCGACCGGGACGGTAGGAACCCCTGCATCGACAACACGTCCAGCACGCCCAGCGGGCACGCCATCCACGGAAACTTGCTCGCCTGCTGCGCCGCCTTCCACCCACGCCAACGCAACGCGCCAGACTGCCACTCGGAGTAAATCTGGCGCATGCCTGCCGCCAGCGCATCATCTGAAACCTCCGCACGACAGCCGGCGTAATACTCATCACCGTCCGGCACTTCGACCTCTGCATGGTCCACCGTCTCGCACGAACCCGGCGACGTGAAAGCCGTTACCCCGCCAAACTGCGGGGTAATCACCGGACGACCGACCGCCATGGCCTCCTGCAGCATCAGCCCCCAGCCCTCCCCAGCGCTGGAACTAACGAAGCAGTGCTGGCGGGCATACCAATCAGCCAGCGACGGACCAGACAGAAACTCGCGGACAAACTCCACCTGGGTGTGTCGAAGCGTGTCCACCTGACAATCCGGAAAACACTTCACCTGCAGCCTCGCTCTTGGATTGCCGTCAAACTCCCGCAAGAACACCCGCAAGACCTGCGCCACATTCTTGCGTGTGCCAGCACCGACAAACCTGCCGGCGGTTCCAAAGACACACGCCGGACCTGCCGGCAGTGCCCGGGGCCGGAAGACCGAAAGATCCACCCCAAGTGGGACTACATTAACCGGCAGCTTTCCAAGCTCACGCCGAAACATGTTGGCATTCCACTTGGTAGGGGTGATCAGCGCAGCGGCCTTGCGCAACTCTGCCCGCTGCGTCCCGGTCAGTCTAGTGGACTCGTGCATGGTCATCACCACCGCCCGTTCGTGGCTTACCGGCCAGCCAGGCGGCGAGACCTGCAACTCGAACGCCGCCCGAACATCGCCGAACGAGGTCACCCGCTTCACCCGCTCGGGGATGAACGCGTCGAACTTCTCGTCGAAGACAGTTCCGTTGGTCGGCACGAGCACCGCATCAACACCAAGATCAAGAAAACTGCTCACCAGCCAGTGCGCCAGCAGACCGTAGCTGGCATAGCCGTTTAACGGGCCGCGCACCACCAACTCAGGCGTCCGGTCTAAAACAGCCGCACGTCCGTTGACCTTGGCTAATTTTGACTCCACTCCTGTCGATGGGCCGGAGGAAGTCGTCCGGCCGGAAGGGAACTGAACAATCATTTTTGCTGCTCGGTCATCTGCGCTCCACCAGCCAGCATCTGCCCGTAAGGCACCTGCGCCGCAGGCGGCTGCGGGCCAGGCTGACTCATGGCCGACAGAGCCGCCTGGCCATCCGACTGCGCCTGCTGCGCAGACTGCTCTGCCGTCTGCGCCCGGTTCATCGCCGCCGTCAGCCGCGTCTGCAAAGCTGAAGCGTGAGCCTTTAACGACGCCTCACGCGACTGCTGTGCAGCCCTAAGCTGCTTCTCTGTCGATTTGACTGCCGCCTCCAACGAAGCGGCCTTGGACAAGCCGAACATCAACCAGGGCGAAATCACCAAACCCAGACGCATGCTGTGGGTCCAACGAGCAGACTTGCGCGAGTCCGCGTCCTCGGCGGCGCGAACCTTGGCCGGCAAGTCGTCATGCTTGGTGCTGGAAAACTCCGTGACATCCTTGGGCGTCATAGTGCGCGCAACCCGCGCCACTTCAGGTGACACTTCAGACATCGGCTTGCGGCCAGACTGCACCGCATGCACCAAACCCATGAACCGCTGTTGGCTTCCAGATCGTGCCGGCATGGGTCACACCTTATCCGGCAGCTTCAGATTGAGCAAGTCCTCCCGGGTGATAATCCACGGACCAGTCCCGCGGGTCTGCTCCGGAAAATGCCGCCACAGGCAGAGCAGCATGTCGTCCTGCATGAGCAGCATGTCCGTGTCGCCGATTACGCACAACCACTGTTCCAACGTCGCGGCAGAGAAGGACTGTCGCTTGGAGTCCTTCATCTCCCGCAAGAACGTATCGACCATCTGCTGAATGCCAGCCTGCCGGCAATGCTCGGCCAGCCGTGCCAGTTCAGCGGACGCCTTCTGCATGGCCAAACCGACTTCAAAGACGAGTGGATCTTTTGGCCGGTCCGTCTTGCCATCAGTCACCGACAATGCCTCGGACACGACAAAGTGCGCCAGCGAATCGCCATCGAACAGGACGGCCTGCCCGGAGTCGTGGTCGTAAGAATCCAGAATGCACTGACCATCAGGATAACCCACGGCCAGCAACTCCAACAGCTTGCTATTGTTATTCATCGTCTGATACTTCTGAACGCTGCCACAGATACGCTACACCGAGCAGCAAAATCACCGGCTTGCACATCAACACCGCCAGACCCGTAACCACCACCGCAGTCGCGGCGACTGCAGAGCCTCCATCTGAATGCTTATCCATTCTTCTGCACGCTCAGCGTGAACCGTCCATAAGTGAACTGGTTGAAACCCTGGTTCATCTTTGCGATGGCCCGCACCGCAGCCGCACTGGCGGCCACATAGTCCATACCCTCGGAGCGGAACATGCAGATCAAAATCTCACGCACCGTCCGGGTCGGTCGGCCATACCAGTCGTAGCCTTCCTGCACCGCCTTCTGTAGATCTGCCTGCTCCGGATGAAATACCAGCACAGGCTCGACCAACTGCCAGCGCTCCGGATCGCCGTAAAGCCGCAAAGCCTCTCGCCGCTGCGACAGGTCGGACAAATCCAGCACCGCGCTCTCGGACTTAGCTCCTGGAAAGCGGGACCAGTAGTCAACCACCAGCGTCCCGCAAAGCGCAAAGTCATGTGGCGACACCACGGCTGCCGGGTTGTCTCGCGCCGAATACCCCAGTAGTGCACCGCCAAACCTGCGCGCCACCAGCCTGGCCGAGTTGGTGCAGACACAGACATCCAGCCTGTCCTTGTCCGACGGCAGCCCGTCCGCAGTCATCTTCCAGAAATAGCGCGCCTCAGTGCTGTCGAACTGCACCTGCTTGTGCAGCCCGTCCAAAAACTGCTGAACGAGATCCTTGCGCGGCGACCCGCCGCCCTGACTCTTGCAGTAAGCCGTAAAACTTTTCTTGGTTGTGAAAATAGATGCCGGCGGACGGTGGCTGTCCCGCCCGCCGGCGTGATTCTGAACCTACAGCGCCGCCGGCTTCAAGCCCGGGTATCGTGTCGCCATGGCCGCCTCAGCGCGCTGCCGGGGCGGGTTGCTGTCTTTCATGCGTGCGGTTACCCCCGCAAGCACATGCTCCATCTCGGCGGCGAACGCGTCCGTCGCTGCCTTGACCAGCGCCTGCTTGGTGGCCGCCGGCAAAGCCAGTCTGGTTGCGCGCTGGATCTCGTCGTTCAGGACGTCGAGATTGGCAGTGTCTTCGGATGTCACCAGGGCGCCGTCTCCAACCTCTTCGACCTGTCCAACGATCAAGTCCAGAACGTCGTCTAGCTCGATACCGGACGCCGCAATGAAAGCCAGTATGGTGGCGAGAGACTCGCGCACCACCTTGAGCCGGGCGGTCTCTGACTTGTCTTTTGCAAACTGGAGCCAGATCAACTTGGCGCAGGCCAGGTTGAACACTTTCTTGGTGCCTGCATCTGCCGGAAAAACCACGTCAATGGCCTTCAAAACCTCCGGCCCGTCCTCAGCCGGCCAGGGTTGTTGCACTGTTGCTTGGATTGCGGTTACGCGAGCCAGAAGCGATTCCGGCATGTGGTGTCTGTTCATGGTGTTGATTCCCCTGTGATGGTTGACGGCCTAGACCCGCGGGGTAAAGGTAAGGACCGTTCTGGAGGCAGCACAGATCTTAAACGTAAGACGGCTCCTCCAAAATCATATAGCACTGAATCGACCTCCATTGCAGCGAGAACCCCGGTCAGGTTTTACCCTGACCGGGGCGGTTCGGAACTTGCATCGCCATTCTTGCTGTGCCCTGAACGGCCCTGAGGCCTGCGGACCACGGCGAACCGGCGACTGCAACTGACCGAAAGCTAACCCTACCTGGCAAGACCGCCAAGTAGAAATTCCTTGCACTCAACCACCACGTCGGCGTGCTGAGCATCCTCAGGCACAAACGGACGCCAGTGATAGGCCCTTCCTCCGGCGGCATTCCACTCCACACAGTTCTGACCACGGTCGTCCACCAACAGCGCACCCGGCGAGGCCAGCGCGGCCTTGGTGCTGCCGTAACCAACCAAATGCAGCCGGGAAAGGTGGGCACGGCCGAGGAAGCGACGCACCCATTCCGCCTTGCCGTGCCAGCATGCCGGCGACCAGACCGCATGTGAAACGATGCTCCACTGGTCGAAGCGCAGGTCCAAAAACTGCACCAGGTCGGCGGCCCACGGCAGCGGCGGAAGGTCACGCCAGAACTCCATAGGCAATGCGTCCATGCGCGTCATGAACTCCATCGGCGTGATTCCGCCGGCCCTCAGTATCCAGTCGTGCTCCACCATCCCAGACGACGGAAACTCAACGCCGAAAACCTCCGCGAAGCCGCGGTTGGCATCCACGAGCACACCATCCAGATCGAGCCAGGGTCCTTTCATGTCGCCACCTTTAGCCCGAGCGCGATGTCCACGATCTGATCCTCGGTGAACCGCACCACGTCTTCGTAGGACAGCCCGTGCTCATCCGTGCGCTGGAGACGGTTATTCACACGACCTTCAAACTGCAACCCTCGCGCGGTAGATGCGAGTCGCCGAGTGACCAGCACCCAGAACACCTCCGAGCGGCGTCCGGGTTTATCTGACTCGCACCACAGCTTAACGAGCGTGCCCTTATCCACAGACGCCGCGGAACCCTCCGGCAAGAACTGATACTTGTGCTCGGTCATCACAACTTCAGCCAGAGGCACAAACCGAAAACTTGAAGAGTTAGTCATACCAAAACCGCTTTCTACCCGCATCCGGTCGCAACTGCAACACATGGGCTGTCCGGCTGGCACCATCGTAACCCGTCACCCGCACCAACCCATCAGGCAAAAACCCCGTCACCAAGCCGGCGAAAACGTCCGCGAACGAATCATCCGGCGGCACCACCAGCACATGCCGGGAGCCCACGACCTTGCGCCAGGTCTCCTCGGTCGCCGGGTCCTTGCCGGTCAGCCCGTCGATGATCGCCTGAAGCTCGCGCACGTAGGCCTTGCGCCGCTGGTAGTATGCCCTCTCGTGAAGGGCGTGACAGGCCAGGCAAGTGCGCTGTTGAGGTCGTGAAGGGTGTAATCGGCATGTCGCGCACAAACCGACCCCCTTCGCATTAACGAGCGTTTCCTGCTCTTTATCGTTCACAATTTGGATGTTTCCCCGTGGAACACGTTGCAAATCAATTAGTTGCTACGTTTGCGCAAATCTCGTTTATGAGCATTTGTCTCGCGTATGGCACACTTTTGGCACTCATTAACGAGCAGATGCTCGTTAATGGAGGTGCGGCTGCCGGATTAACGAGCAGACGCGCCTCTGTTCCACCTGGAATTTGCTCGTTAATGGCGGGTAGGACGCCATTAACGAGACAATCACCCTCACTCGGGCTCGACGGCCTTGGGTGGGCGGGCGAGCCGGGAGGACATCATGTCGGCGAAGTGCATGATGATCTGGAGGGGCGTTTCGTTGCCATAC